TTTTAATGTTACTACTTCCGTCAGCTAATTCTACGCCTGTAGAATAAGAGTCAAATGTGGAATAGCTTCCTTCTTCAACATCCCATCCCTTAGCGTTCATGGCTTGCCAAGGAACTTTCTTACGATTAAAAGTAACACCGCTTCTCTCATCGATCAAGCTTTGTCCATATTGTTCAAGTTGATCTCTTGTCATCCCGGCGGCTTTAGCAACTTTATTCCAGGCTTCTTCCTGTCCTTTGGCTACCTTCTGACCTTTCGAGCTTTCGATCTCGGCATTAATAGCTTCTATTGTATTCTTGTAAAGAAGTACATCTTCGTTGAGTTTTGTCCATACGGAATCCCAACCGACCCCAGCTTTTAATAAGTCCTGATTAACTTGAGCATATGTTGCCAGATTCTCAACAGCTTCATTCCATTTGTCAGTTCCCTTTTCAAGAACATTATCCTGAATAGCAGAGTACTGACCAAGAGCTTTATGTAAGTCGTTGATTCCTTTCCGCATCGCCTCAGCCTGAGTATGGAACTCACTTGTTCCGGCTTTCTTAGGATCAAGCAGAGTAGAAGTTCCGGGGAGAACTTTCTTCGTTCTGTCATCCGTGTCTTCATAGAGCTTCAGTAATTTCTTATCGAGGTTGTACTTGATCTTTTCTACTACATCATCAGTAATATTATTTGCTTCTTCAGATGTAATGCCAAGATACTCAAGCATCTTCTTCTTATCAGTAGACTTTGCTCCGTCATAAAGCTTATGGAAAGCTTCAGAGAAGTTATCGACATTCACGCCGTCAAGCTTAGTCTGTAACGTCTCAAGGAAATACATAGTTTCTTCAGCGGACTTGGTAGTCTCACCCGTTGCATCAGAGAATGCGGCTTTCAGAGCAGTCGACCAACCTTCAACAGAGTTCGTAACCTTAGACATGAACTCTTCATCCCAGACAGTCTCTGCAAACTTATCTGAGTCAGGAGTAAACTCTTGTTCAGCAAGGTATTCGATAATTTTTTTCCTTATACTCTCTTCAAACCCGCTGACTAATTCAAATACAGCATCTGCGTTTCCGTCTTCCGCTGTTTTAGCCATTAACTCCAGATACGGATCAAGTTCGTTTGTGGCATTCTTGGCATCTTCAGCAAGTTGTTCATTTTGCGCTGTCCTGTTTTCAACTTCTGATTTATACTCTTCAATCCATTCTGCTTGCATGTCATACCAATACGCCATCAAGTCAGCTACAGTGAAAGCTGATTCGTTTGTAATATCTGTGCCAACTTTTTCAAGCTCAGGCATACGTGCAATCATCTTATCGTATAAAGGCTTATTGTTTTCCTTTATTGTATTTAGTCTTGCGTTGAATGTTTCCGTATTGTAAGTACCGTCTTCCCGTCTATCTCCCAAAAACTTTTCATACTGATCTTGGAAACCCTTAGACCAGGCTCTCATTGCGTCATCTTGTTTCTTTACAAGATCCTCAACTGTTTCCTGTTTAGGAGTTTCCGTGGAAGATGTTGCCTGTTCAGCGGTCTTTACCATGTCATCGCCAAGTTTTTTCAGAGTTCCGTCATAAAGATCATTATACTTGTCTACGAGATCATTATACGCTTTTTGATTTTCTTTTGTCGGTTCAGCGTTAAAAGTATCAAAAGCAGTCTGAAGTTCTTTGTCTGCTTTTTTAAGTTCTACTGCTCGTTCTTCTTGATTTTTCTTATATTCAGAATTTGCAGAGACATACAACTTTTTGATTTGATCGGCGGTGTTTTTGAACTCTCCTGTATAATCTTCATTATCCCAATCAAATTGATCAATTATAGCCTCGGCTTGTTCATTTAATGCTTCAGCCATAAACGACGGCAAATTAGAATCATCAATAAATGCTCGAAGCAGTTCACCCGTCATATTTCTAATTTCGTTTTTCTGACTCTCAAGTTGACCAGCATTTACGGCATAACTATCTATTGTCTCTGTAACTGCATCAATAAAAGCTTGGTTTTCTTTTCGTGAGAATAAAGCTTCAGTATATTCCTTATAATCATTCGGGTCAGCAAGCTCATAATTACCCAAAGCTAATGGACTTAATTTGTATGGTTGTCCATTTGGTTTCATAATCCCTAAATGATCTGCAAAATACTCGGATATCTCATCAAATGCTTCATAAGATTTAAGACCCTCATTGGTATTATCTATTATCGTATCTATGAGCATCTGTTCAATCATTTCTCTGGCACTATATTTTACTCCGCCTTTTTCAAATATATAAGTTCCATTTGAACTTTGCGTAGAAAAGCCATAATTAGTACCAGTATATTCAAATATGCCTTGCATTTTAGAACGTTGAGCTGCAACGTCATCTTCTAATGTTTTTGCTTTCTTCGTAGATTCAGCCAAAGTCGGCAAAGATTCCTAGGCTTTTTGTCTGGCAACTTCTTTTGATAATTCAATATTGCGCTCAAGCTGTTCATTAACAGCATTAATAACGCCTTCTTGATAGGAATATACATCGCTTACCCCTTGTAAAGCATCCCGAACTCCCGGAGACATCGACTCTAATTGAGAAAGTATCTCTTTAAGTCGAGCAGTATCATCCGCACTCTTGTCCGCCTTTAAAGATAATTCTGCATATTCATCTCTCTATGATTTGAGGCTTGTATTGTCTTTAATCATATCTTGCTGTGCAGTCGAAACATCTTTAATCGCTTGCTTTGATTTGTCAATACTATCTTGTAGACCTTTAAATTTATCAGCCATTGTAGGCACGTCATGGCTAATCATAGCACCAAGTAAAGACACAATAGCAATAACAGCCGCCACTCCTGCGACAACCAAACCAATCTTAGTTCCAAAAGATCCTCCGGCAGTAAACCATTCGACTAAACTCATTCCTGCCATCGTCTTTTTAAGTGAAGCAAATCCCGCAATCTATGCAACTATCCCTCCAGTTACGACAGGAATAATCACATTAAATCCACTCATACTTTCTGTCGCTTGGACAAAACCGTTTGCAATTCCTGCTCCAATATCATGTAATCCTTTAATAGTGTTTGCGTTTAATAAAGAGGAGTACACATTTTCCAAAGCCTGTTTGAATCTATCAGCGGCTGCCGTTGCGGATTCCATATAAGTAGCGTAGCTATTTGCAACAGAACCAGAACTATTCATAGCGATATTGTAAAGTTCCATCGCACGAGAAGCACCTTCGTCCGCCTTAGCCAAGTCATTCATTAAGGCGATAAAGAAGTTCTGTTGACGAGTGCCGGCCATTGTAGTGGAGATATAAGATTTCTGTTTGTCAGTCAGATCGTCCCACTTTGTACCAATATCTTCGAATATCTCATTCAAGTCTCTCCAGTTGCCTTCTGTATCCATAAGAGTTACACCGATAGTACGAAGAGCTTTAGCTACGTCATTGATCTTCGTCTCGTCTTCTTCGTTAAAACCAGTCTGCTTAATTTGACGAAGACGTGCAATCATTGTATTTAAAGAAGTTCCGACTGCTTCAGGAGCAAGTCGAGTCTTTTCAGAAAGAGTTGCTATATAGGCAGAAAGATATTCCAAAGAAAGTCCTGCTTCACCCGCAACGCTTGCAACCTTCTGAGCAGCAGTACCAATTTCTTCACCACTACTTGCAGCTGCATTACCGACAGCGGTAAACATACTTGCGACTTCTTCCGCATTGTAACCTACTCTAGTCGTAACCTCTCCTGCTTCTTCAACTGTCCGCACATAACTTGAATAAGCATTTATAGTTGCGGTCATTAATTCAGTGGCAGTGTTTATTTCGAGTCCAGAAGTCTTTGAATACATTGTTATATATTTCAGACGCTCATTCACTTGTTCGTCGCTCAAGCCCTGACGATACAGAGTAATTGCAGACTTTGCGAGTTCTTGAGAAGTTATATTCATTTCCTTCGCAAGCTGGCGATAATTCTGACCGAGAACCAGAGATTCTTCCTCACTCTTACCAGTAACAATACGGATCTCATTCAGTGCATCGTAATATTCTGTTACATACGAAGTTGCATTCTTCCAGAGAGTACGGAGTCCTCGCATCTAAATATAAGTCTTCGCAAGTTGAGCCAATCTGTCGAGAGATCTGTTATCTGCCTTCTCATTATTATCGGAATTCTTTCTTTGTTCTTGGCCTAATTCTCCGATAGCTTTTTTCATTTCCCCTACATTCTTAGCCAACTCTTTATACTTATCAGACTCTTTATCCTATAAGGACATATATTGTTCTGCGTCTTTGATTGCATTCTTATATTTAGAAATTGTTACCTCAGCACTTTCTTGTTCCGTAGAGTCTCCAGACTCTTTAGCTGCTTTATATCTTTCTATTGCCTTTGTAAGTTCGTCGTAAGAATCAGCAAAATTTTTTCTATTCAAAGCCATTTCTGAATATGAACGAGCCGCGTCGGCAGAAGTAGCTGCTTTCTTAACAGCTTCGAGCTTTTCATATTCTTTGTGTTCTCTTTTGATCTGCTCAATTCTTCTCTCTGCGTCTTCGAGTTCTACTCTTTCAGCTCCAGTTAATGAATGCTGTGCTCGTTTCTCGTACAGTCTCTGAATATCTTCATACTTCTGAAGCTATTCAGTCTATGCGGCAGATGCCTCATTCTGAGTTTTTGTTATTTGAGAATTCTGGAAAGCCATTTCCTGTTCTTTTGCAAGGTCTCTGTAAGCTTCCTGACACTTTTGCACTGTCGCATACAGACTATTAAATGCTGTGTCCTAGGTATTAACTTGCGTGTCATCCCCAGTCTTCTCGAACTCGGCCTGAGCTTTTTCTCTCAGATTCAGAACAGCCTGCATCCTAGCATACAGAACGTTTACGTAATCCTTGTCTTCGCCATCATTTATGCTGCCAGGGGTAAAACCTTTTTTACCCGCAGTCACTTCAGCTAGTTTAAGTCTTAATTCTGTAAGCTTATTCTATTCATTCTCCATCTCGTCCGCATCCAGTAGTCCAGTTGCCATATTTGCTTTGGCTTCATTAATGCGTTTGTATAACGATTCGACCTCAGCCCTCGTAGCTTTTAATTCTTTGGCTTCCTTACTTTCGTTTTTCGATGCGTCCCTACGGGCTTCATCTGTTTTCAGTTTAGCTTTACGTAAATTCAACTAAGCTTCTGTTTCTTCTTCTATTTCTGATATTGAATTCTCTCTATTTTGATTAGTATACGGAGCATTCTGAGCATCTTTTAATGCCTCTTTGATTTTATTTATTTTTTCTATTGTCTTATCTATTTCAACTTGCAGAGCTTCATAGTAATCTTCTCCGGGCTTATATTTTAGCTGATCATTTTGAAGCTCCCTTTGTCTTTTAGTAAGTTTTTCCCACTCGTCATAATATTTTTTCACACGAGCAGTACCTTCATCAACCTCTTCATTAGCTTCATCAATAGCAGCTTTGGTACGGGTTAAGTCAAGATTGTGGTATGCAGTCCTGCGCTCTATACGGGCTTCTCTGTTTTTATCACGATCAGCTTCGTCATAATTTAAGAAACCTTTTGACGTTATATTACCGTCTACATCTTTAACACCGTTCTTGACTTTATCCATTAACTCCTATAAAGTATTCATTTCTTCCTGAGCTTTATCGATCGTATCAGTAGGAGTATTATCAGGGAAGGATTGAAGTCTTTTTTGAACAGCATACAATCTTTGCTCATATTCTTCGTATTCTTTATAAAGTTGGCTAACTTCATCAGACACACGTTTTCTTTTTGCTTCCGTATTATCGGTCTTTGTTTCGTCAGTCTTCTTTATACTATCTCCGACCTTCGAACCGTCTGTAGCTGCTTTATGAATTGCGTCAAGATTTATTCCGGCAACCGCTGTCTCTATAGATTTTATAGCATCAACAAGAGTTTTAATCGCTTCAATAGCGGGACCAAAATTAAACGCCGTATTAATATTTGCAATCTTTTCAGGAATCTGCGCCGTAGCTTCGTCGAATCCTTTAAACAATCCGCTGAAATCAATTGCCGGAACTGCTTTTAACTGACCGTTCGCTTGATTAATAGCGTTAATAATTCCATTAGTCATCTGAGTAATTTGCTGTCCTGCTTGAGCTGCCACACCACCGCCACCGGCTCCGCTTGTAACCGTGGCAGTAGAAGTATCGAACACCGCCATAGGATCTTTAAATTTAGAAACATCTCCTTTTAAAGCTCCCATCAACGACTCAACAGTAAGTCCCATTTCTGAAGCAACCTGTTCAACAGTAGGTTTCTACAACGCCATTCTTTCCTCAGCGGTCTTTGCTTCAGAAAGAAGTCTATTCATAACTTCTTCTCTAGCTGTAAAGAATTTATGAAAGATATCAAATTCAGATCCTTGCAGTATTTGTCCGTCTTTATCTAACATGCCTGCATCTTGCGCGGCTTTTTGTTTTTCCAGGAATGTTTTACGCTATTCATCTCTTTTACGGAAAGCTTCCGAAAGAGCTTCTTCAATCTCTTCCTGCTTTACATTATATAAATCAATAGTATCTTGGCTTATCGCACCGACTGCAAAATTATCTTGTCTACGATATAAGAAGTCAGATTTATTTTCCATCTGTGCTACTTCTTGAAGTTGCGCTTCGTATTCTTTTTTGGCAGCACTAAATTCTTTAAAGATGGGAAGATATTTCTGAACATACTTTGTATAATCTTCGGAGATTTTAAGTTCACCCTGGAGATCTTCCATAAGTTGCTGTAATTGCAATTGACTATCCTAAGACGGATTGGAATGTTCTCCTACTCTAATATTGTTAGCAGATACGATAGGTTCTATTTCTTTACCTATTACATCTCGAATATGCTCTGCTTCTTTTAATTCTGCTTGCAAAGCTGCGAGTTCTGCTTCGAGCGCATTTGTTGCATTATCTTTATCGTTTTCGGTAGTCCCTGTGACACGCATCCTCGCATAACTGACTTCACGTAAAGATTGTAAAGATTCTATTAATGATTCATGCGCTTCTTTGTAACGAGCTAAAGGCCCATTCTCATAATCGGAAACAAGTTGCTCATGCTTCTTTACGGCTTCTTCAATTTTTGTTTTTAAAGCTTGAAACTCCTTATATCTCTCGTCAAGAACATTTAATGCAGCATCATCTTCTGCTTGTGTTGCTTCTCCTCTGGAATACTTAGCATGAGTTTCTTGATAAGCTTTATCGGCTTCTTCCATTAACTGCTTCTGTTTACCATAGGCTTCAATAAGCTCATTCACATTTTTTGTATCTTCTTCAATGGCTCTCTTTGCTTCATCGGCATTAGCTTTAGCTTCAGTATCTTTTGTTTTGGCATTTTTGTATTTTGTAATAACACCGTTAGTATTCTGTAAAAGATCCATATCTTTTTCATACTGATCCTAATCAGCTTTATACTCTGCAGCAATTCTCTTAAAATCATCACGCTTTAACTTTGCAGCCTTCAACTTTTCCTGTATCTCGTTTGTTTCTTCTTGTTCGTTTTCAGCACCAATGGCTTGAATTTCCAATGTTTGAAGTTCTTTCCTTGCACGTTGAAGATCGTCTGCTAGAGTTTTTAATGTGCTCTTTTTTTCTTCAATTCGCTTTCTGACTTTTTCTATTTCTTCTTTTTCAGCATCATCAAAATCTTGTGCTCGCAGTTCACCCCATGTAAAATTACTTTCTGGACTGATCATAGTATATAAATCAGAACCAGCAATTTGAGGAGTTTCTGCTTTACTTGTCATACTTGCATAATTCTTACTAATCTTATCAATCTCATCTTGAGAATCGCTGATTTCTTTTTCGGATTCACTAATTAACGACAAGGTCTTTGCAATCTGTTCTTTTTTAGCTTGAATAGCCTTCTTTAGATTCTCATATTCGCCTTTACTAGTATGAAGAGAAAGTTCCTGTTCGAGCTTATGAACCTGCTCATCCGCTTCATTAAACTTATCTATATTGTGAGTCAATTCCGTATAAGCTTCTTCTGCATCCCAAGCAGTCGATAAAGCTGGGTTTATTCTTCTGTATCCATTATAAGCAAGACTAGTATCCGATAATTGATCTATCTCATCTTGTATATCGTTAACAGCTTTAATTGCATCCAGATATCCTTTTATCTTTCTAATCGTCTTCTGCTTGTCATTCTCAAACTGAGACATCTGCTGATCTACAGCATCTACTTCTTTCAAATGGGTAGCAACTCGTTCAGCGACTTCTTTTTTGCCACCTTCTAAACTGAGATTAGCACGAGCCTCATTTAAAGCACTAAACTTTTCACTTATTTGCTTGTATTCTTCAATCGTTGAATCTATCTGAGGTAACAAATCCGGCGTTTTAAGTTTTGCTGCTTCCGCTCGTTTCTCAATAGATTCCTGATAGGCTTGAGCATATTCAACAGCGGCTTCTCCGGCTTCAGTAAGTTTCTTCCCGTCTTTCTGGTCTTTAGTGGAAACAGTCTCATACATTCCATCTTGAATACGTTTCTCGGCTTCGGCCATTCTCTGCTAGGCTTTAAGAGATTCCTCATCCTATTGACTTTGCGTGTTCGTAGCAATAACAAGCTGGTCATTAATTAACTTACTTCTGCGTGTCATGATATCCGCAATTTGTCCAGAAACAGATCTATTCTCTTCTTCCAAGGGATCTAAGACTTTAGACAAATCTCTCTTTTTACTTTGTAAATCACTTAAAGCTTTTTGATCATCTTCAGTCTTTTTATCCTTGCCTTTAATTGCTTCAATCTGCGCATCAATCTCTTGCTCTTGTGCTCTCTAAGGTTTTAATTTATCTAATAACTTATCTCGTTCTGCTAATAATTCGTCAAGTTGATTATTATAATCATTAATTTGTTTACCAGAACTCATTCGCTCCAGTAATTTCTTATTCGCTTCCTTATGTCCAGGGAACAGAATTTCCATCAACTCATTTTGAGCACGTTCTCTTTCTGCTTGAAGTGCTTTCTATTCTGCCTTGTCATTTGCTAAATTCTTTTTTGCTTTTTCAACGGCTTCAATGGCGGAATCTATTTTCTTCTGTTCATCAGCGGTAGGTTCTCTTTCCAGATAAACACCGGCTTCGTCAGTTTTTCTTCTACCGGTAGCTTTATCTATTTCATATTTCGCGTTATCTGCTTGTTTTTTAATTTCATTTGCAGCCTGAAGGGCTTCTCTTCGTGCAGTAACCAACTTTCCTGTTAACTTAGTACGATTTTCGATGTCCTTAATTTCTGCTTCTGCCTTCGCAATTTCTTCCTTTAAACTTTCTTGTGTGTTTTCTTCAGGTTGCCAAGGGACTCGAACAGCAATCGTCTTTGCTGATTGTGCTATTTCAGCCTGAGCTTGATTAACAGCCTGTTGCGAAGTAACGGCCTGAGCTTTTAATTTATTCTAATTCGCAGTATTCTCTGCGATTCTTTTTATTAATTCATCTTTTTTTTCTTCTAAAGCTGTTTCATCGTCCTCTAATTCAGAGATTCTATCTCGTGGATCTTCCAATGCGGTATCATCCTAGTCGATCACGATATCTTCATCGCTATTATTAATTGCTTCAGCGACATCTTCCAATGACGTGACTTTAGAAGCTTCTTCTTTTAACTCTTTCTTCTTTTCCCTCTACTCCGCTAATTCTTTTTTCAAATTATCTAAAGCTACGTTATCTTCCTCAATATCTTGAGTCTATGCTTCTATTAACATATTCCTTCCTTCGTTGGATATTCCAGAAGATGTAGAAGCACCGACTACTGGCTGTGTCGAATCCGCAAGTTCATTATTTAACTGTCCTACCTTGCTAACCGCTTCTTGTGTCGCAACCGCAAATTGATTCATTCCTGCTGTCATCTGTCCTAAATAAATATTAACACCATTGCCGGAACTAAAAGCCGCCGCAATGCTTTCAATATTTGCACGGATAGATTCAACTGAAGTAGTCAATAAAGCCATCTGAGCAGGATCGATATTGATAATATTACCAGTGGTTTCTTTCAAACCCTACGCAGCCTTTTTCGAAATTCCTGTGAGGGCTTTAAAAGCACTATTGCTAATTTTGTTAAGAGTATCTTCATCCATTTCACTGGTAATCTTAGCGATCTCGTTTTTTTCCTGTTCGGTCACTTGCTGATAAACCTTTACCAATGCACCGATCTCATTCTGAGCTATCTTGCTCATGCCAGATAAAAGTCTCTTAAAATCACCAAGGCTTTCTACGACATTAGAAATATCAAATCCTTGAATTGATTCAAGAGCAGTCGTAATATCTCCAGATCTTGAAACCACGTCATTTGTAAGACCAATTAATTGCTGTTGCATTTGTGAAAGATTCTGCACGGTGGCTTCAAGGGTTAACCCCTTCATCGCATCATTAAAAGACTTTATCATTGTAGAAAGAGAATCACCAACTGGAGTCGCTTTATCTTGAATATCCGTAAGAGAATCAGATATCTGCTTTAACTGCTCAACCGCTTGAATCTCAATCGTTTGATCTGCCTTAGTGCCATTTTTTATTTCTTGAACAAACTCCTAATATTTTTCTCTAATTCTTTTAAAAGCACTTTCGAACGGGCTAACCATTCTATCCTAAATCTGACCCCAGTTATTTTCAAAATTCCTGAACTCATCACCGTTCATTACTTTCGCAAGAGATCTCATATTATCAATCATCACTTGCTCATTAAGAGATCCTGCCTTCACCGCATCTGCATAACCTTGGTAAAGTCTAGCCATTAAATTTAAGGATTGCGTTGTCTGCTTATAAATCTGATTAGCTTTCCCGTCATCAGTCTTCGTAACAGAAAACGCAGTCTGCTATTGATCTACATGCTTTGACATTTTATCCATTGCAGATTCAAGATCTTGTATTTGATTAAGAGCACTCTCAAAAGGTTTCTTTGTGACTATTCCTTCCTTGTTCATACTCCCATTAAAAATTCTTGCCAGCCTATTCATCTCTTTGCTGAAAGCTGCGATCTTTTCTTTGAAATCCGCAAGCGGAACAATATTATCTAAATCAACTGCCTTCCCGCTATCGATTGCATTCTTTACGTCTGCGCTGGTTGTGTTGAAAGCTTTCCCGATTCGTTCGATTTGTCCAACGACACCACTTAAATCCGCTTTGGCAAAGACAGATTCCATCTTAGTAACAGTTGCGCTGAATTTATCGACACTTGTGGACATTTTGCCGAAATCGACAGTAGCGACACGACTAGCAAAGTCATCCAGTACCCTCGTTACTTGACGATTCATCCCGCTAATCACATTAACCATATCATTAATCTGAGTTTTCAGCGGAGATAAGTCAAGAGATTTGCCTGTTTTACTTTGGAAAGCGTCTACGCTTTTAGAAGCTTCCTGTAAACTTTTTATTAAACCAGATACATCAAGGTCTAAACTAGCAATAACTTCTTCTGCCATTCCCCATCACGTCCTTTCGTATTTTAATAGTAGAGAGGACGTGTCGCATCCTCTCTACTGTCTTACTCACTTATCGTTCTTTTTAAAATCAAAAACCTGACCATTCGTGTAAAGCTTGCCATCCTTTACGACAGGCCTATCTTCTCTTGCATTCCGATCATTCAGCAGATTAAGACTTCCTGCTGCTTCCTGGATCATTTCAATCTGCTTATTCATATCATCGGTATTAGAAACATCTCCAAGGAGTTTCTTAATAAAATGAGCAAGAGAATGCTGTTGATCATACTGTTCTTTTACAGCATCAATCATAAGATTAATCATCTCATCACACCGACTCCAGTCATCTGCAATCACTTCATAAATCTTATCCAGTACTTCTTCTGCTACCAACCAATCATACAGTTCCATCCAACTCTGGAAACCGCCAGTAAGATCCGCATTGATATTAGTATAGAAAGCGATCACTCCAATTGTCTGAACCAACGGCCATCTCCAACTAAGAGTGTACACTTCGTTCTCTTTATCTTCAATGGAAATAAACTGTACAATAACCTGAGCAAGACGTTCTTTACTCTCATAAGAAATCCACTTCTGAACTTCGATAGTGTCTCCGCTCTTGGTAGTAACGTTTACAACTTCAGGCATCTTAATCATATCTTTAGTCACATTAAATTCCATACTCACAACCCCTTTACCTTAACTCTTCTTTTGATTCCGCTGACTTAAATGTCCGAACAGATCAGCCAGACCTCTGTTCTGAGAAGTAACCTTCTGTCCACCTTCTTGAATCAGTGTCATCGGATTATGTTCCATAATCATATCCCAGGATTTCTCTACGAAGCTATTCCCCGCATAATTTGAAATCCCGTCATACGTAATCCTATGTCCAAGCTGTTCAAGAATATCTTCAAAGAATATATAATTCATCCGATTTATTTGTTTCTCGTCAACAACTCCAAGATATGTCGCAACAAGGGCAACAGCCTTGTCTAGACTTATTTCGCCCCCTGACTCTTGGGGGCCATCAGGTTTTTTAGCTTTTCTTCCTTCTCTTTAATCTTATTCACTCGAATAAAAATCTCCACTAGCTTATCGATTGTATCCTGTGTAATAAGATTATAGTTCGTCTTAACAAGCTCCTCATTATCCGTAATCGCAATTAACCAGTCGAACGTAGCCTTATCTCCGTCTCGTCCGCCCAGGTCTTTCTCTGTAAAGTTAAGCAGCTCTCCAATCGGATACACTTGCAATACGTGATAAAAGTTCGCTGTCTTATTTCTAAAATATTCCTACTTGGTTGGGAATATCTCAATCGGAGTATTCCCGAACAGAACCATATTCTCAGGATGACCCGTCTTCGGTAATTCCTTCTTTTCGGTTTCTGCGGAAGGAATCTCTTTCTTGTTTTGCTTTGGATCAGGAAGTTCTTTGTGTTCCTGTTCGGTAGACGGTGTTTCAACCATCGGCTGTTCAGTGTCTGGGGTATCCTATTTCTTTCTCCTCGTTGCCATCGTCCTTCAACTCCTTTAGATAAAAAGAAAATCCCTATGCTTCTCACATAGGGTACATTTATTTAGTCAGGATAACATACGTTCTGAAACTTCTTGTATGCATCCAGATAAGTTTCATGTTTATCTCCATTGTGAGTAATCTCATAATACATCCCGTCAGGAACAACTGTACTCAGTAAGGCTTTCCAATTCTGTAATGTCTTCGAAAACCACACAATGTATACGTCCTTTGCGGTGATTGCGAAATTATCTGTCTTCTCTGCATGACTGTTAAAGTATTCGCACACCAATTCCTTCGCCCTTTTAAACATAGCATCATTATCCATTTCGATTCCTTCTTCCTTTATACTTTATACTCTATAAAGACGGGAGACGGAATAAATCCGTCTCCCTAGATTAGACTGATTAACCCCAGTCAACTTCGGTAGCGTCGCTCTTAACAACGATATTGCCATCGGCATCAAGAGGTTCGTAGCTCCATTCATAGGTACGGCCGTCAGCACGCTGAGGGTCAATAACGGAGAATGTGAGACCGAAGGTCTGTGCGCTCTTGTAGCTGGCGTTGATACCAGGGGTCTGAGTCACACGGACACGATAGTAGTAGATATGCAGCCAGCCCTTCAAGTTAGCGTCTTCGCAAGAACCACCGTCGGAATACACCGGGAAGTGCATGGCAAGAGCACCCTTAGCAGTGGTAGAAGTATTGCGGACGATAACACGATGAGCGTCCACGATCCGGCGATGGTAGCTCACACGGATCTCGTCACCGACAGTAGCATCAGCAGCGTTCAGAGTAATCTCGGTCTTGCCATCGGTATTAGCAGCCGCAGCGGTAATTGCCACAGCGAACTTACCTTCGGCAGCAGTGGTAGCTTCTTCCAGGCCACGGATGGAAACGGAGTTAGCCTGCACTTCGTAAGGCAGAGTAATCTTCAGACCTTCCTTAACTTCGAACCGCTTGCTCTCCAGCATGCCGATATCGCCAACGGAAACCTTTTCAGCATTAGCCAGTTCGAAAATGTCCAGAGTGAACTCAGAAGATTCGAAGCTGATTTCAACAGTAGAGTCGGTGTCGATGTGAGCCAGGGGCAGACGATACTGACCACCAGTAATATCCTAACCATTCAGAGTGAAGTTAGAGGAAGCGGTGTTCACCTTATCATAGGAGAAGACCGTGCCGTCGCAACGTTCAAAGTCAATGTTAGGAGTGTCGATAACATAGCCCTTCGCAATATCTAAATAAATTGCACCCATATTTTATTCCTCCTTGATTGGTATGGCGATCTATGAATCCGCCTAATTCATACCCGTCATACAGTCTCTTTATAAGAAAAGACAACGTGATACCTTTTGTATCCCGCCATCTTTGTCCACTAGTCATAACTGTCTACAAAGCGAAACTTCATTCCAAACAAATGAGGTTCGCTTGTCTATAAAAGTTTTAATCTGTCCTTTATAAGTCTTGTTCTTTTACGAAGTCGATCCACAGGATCTGCGTCATAGAGATAATCATCCCGGACATACACATCAAAATGTTTAGACCGCATCAGGACTTCTTTATTTCCTGAATCAACATTCTCTCCGTCATACACTACGATACGCACTTTTTCATCCGTCAGCTATTCTCCACCGTTCTCATCTTCGAGCCAATACTTCTGGACAAAATGCAAAATGTTAATATCTTTTGGAAGCAACATCAGTTCCTGCATAATGGGATCGTCAAATATAACATATCGCAAAATGCTGTTCCAATTGTCATCCCATGTCCTTCCCATCATTGCACTCATCTGTTTCACTTCCTTAATGAAATTTTATAAATGAACCAAAATCCACACTCAACAAGCGATTCTCTAGGATGGAAGTCTAGTCATAACTCTTCGCATTGGCGAGTGAATTTTCAAGAACTGGATGTCCTACTTTTAAATACTTCTTTATAGGATGAGCATGCTTTGCTGTACTGGTATGCTTGCTGTCAAGATGGTGTCCCCAGACTTGCGCTCCTGGTTTTGACATAGGGCCTTCTCCGCCACTCTCGTCATTACCCCATTCCTCAACGGCTGCCCTGTGAAGAACATGTTCTTCCGAACCAGGAATAACGCTTGCGCTACACTTGATCATTTCACCCTCTTGAGTTGGGGGATGTCCGTCAATGTAACCACGAACAGAGCTTGTGAAATCAAAGTCTCGCCAATCATCAGGCCTGTTAATGTTTAACTCTTTAATAAGACAAGACCCTAAGATATCCTGAACATCTTTCATTCCCTCTGTCTATGCGCTCATCATTTCGGAATGTAATCCATTCACGTCAATACCCATTGTTATCAACTCCACCGCCAACACGCTTACCGAATACACTCAGCACCCCATGCATTTTATCGATATGAACCTCAGCCGTAGAAATATCAACAACACGATAATCAAAAAGACCGATCTTAAACTCGTCATCGATTCGAATCTTTCTCGTCTCGTTATTCCATTGCATATATACGGAGATCAGGTCGTTCGAGTTAATACCGGGCATGCCAGAAGAAATACTATAATCAGGTCTGCCAGCGTACAGGGCATGGGATGTAGGAATATCTTTAACAATAATCTCATACTTTCCTGTCTCATCCAACTCCACTCCGTCTTTCTTTTCAGGCAATGCAAATGCGTATCTGTCGCTTGCGATTCTATGTTCTCTTCTGAATGTAAGATAGTCATTACACTCAACGGACTGAGTCGCTTGGTTGTTCGCATGGTTCTGTACATTCCAGTTCAGGAGATACAGTGCACCATCTTCCCGTATTGCATAATCCCCTTTATAAATCTCAACATTATGTTCAACCTTAAAGTTCGTACTCATATCTGAGTTACCGATCTTAGACTTCCAATCGATAGGAGTCTGCTGCGCTCTGATCCGATACGGTTCTTCTGGTTTGTTATACCAGTCATGTATGATATCAAACCACCAGTTCACATAAGGCTTATCTTCATAAAGTTCGTTATGCCAATCTGAGTACAAGGTAGCAGGATCTCTGAACCTACGATTAGTTTTTATTTGAGGATTTGGACGTAAGGCTTCATCGTCGAAAGAATCCGCAGACTCAACTTCGCTTTTCCTCTTGTTCAAGATACGTCCCATCGCCAACACCCCCGTATACAATACACTGCGGAAGTCGGCCAACTTCTCCTGCTTTATCCAAAAGCTTGTGTTTGATCTTAGCAAATCTAGCCCAGGTCTCATCTGCCCATTTCTCTTTTGGCAGACCACCTGTCGCTTCATAGACAAGATCTTCAACATCAGTAATCATCCGCATCATATCATTTCTGATCATTTGCGTATATTCATCAAGACTGTACATATAGTCTGCAACAGGCATCAGCTTTTCATTGCGGTATACAATATGTACACTCAAGTTCTTTTTCTCTTCCATTTTCCTACCGCCTCTTCCCTTACAGCATGTTGTACCTAGTCATCTTATGCCACATCTGGGTCTGTTCAGAACGTGCGAGATTCAGCATTTCAGTTACATTCTTGAACGGTTTGTCTCCGTTCGTAACGCTCATAGCATCTGTGGTATAGCTCTCTGTTTCACTCAGATCTCCCCTGACTTTATCAAGGAACTATAACTGAGCGGTCGCAAGAATATACCGCTGTTCGTCAAGCATAAAGTCTGCTTTGAAATACTGAGGTTTCCCATCTTCATCGAGAACAACAAGATCTTCAGAATATTCCGCAGATTTCCCAGCCATGACATAGAAATGCTCAATCGCATCCAGAATAAAGTCGCACATATCATCCAGGTCTAAATCTTCTGGAACTTCCTGCCATTCGATTCGGTTGACAAGTTTCTTTGTCTACTTAATCAGATCTGTCATTCTCTTTCGCTCCTTTATTCTCCGCCGTGGAGTTTCGCATCAACGACTTTCATCTTGCTTGCAGGAAGATCCATTTCGGTAGCGATCCGTTCGATCCTACTAAACAGAACCCGGTCAAACTCGATTTCGTCGAGCCACTTCTTGACATTAGCAGCAGAAGCCCGGAGATGCTTCCTGATATCATCGTCATCCATGAACACAGGATTCTCTTCCATAACAATACCGCTGCCTTCAAGAATCTCTTTGGCTTCTTCGGGATTTTCAATAGTCAGATGATTGGAAGAAAAAACTGAACAGATAGAAGACAGATAATCAATCTCGTCCTTAGTCATCGGAAGAAAAGATCCCGCCTTAATCAGTCGTTCTTTTTCATCAAGCATTTTGACAGCAATATCAAAAGTTGTGTTATTCCGCACACGAATTTTATCACTATTCATTTCCTTCACTCCTCTAAAGAAGAGAGGACTGCCGAGGGAAACTCAGCAGTCCCCGTAGTATTAACTTAGTTGGACAGATCCTTGTACACGGACATATAGGGCTGTTCGCCATACACGAAACCGCAACCAAATTCCTGATCCAGACGGATTTCCCAAGTGAGATCGTCGATGTGACGAGCTTCCATAGACTGCACCGGACCCTTGGTGAAGACCTTGAGCGGACGCATATCAGCAGAAGCAGCGGTCGGGAAGATGAACATAACCTTGGGATTAAGGACAGTCTCAGAGATGCTGCCGTCCTTATAGGGGTTCATCATCGTAGCCACGTCAGCACCAAGATAACGACCAATGTAGCCGTTCTGGTTCTGTTCAAGGATAATGTTGTCAGCGAACTGCTGGGTAGCAGGATTCTCGACAGTCTTGAAGCCAGTCAGTTCAGCAAGCTGCTGAGTGGTCTCAATATCGCCAACGATACCAACGCCACCATAACGCATCCAGTGACGAATCAGAGGATCAATACCAGACTTCAGAACACCAGAACCTTCAGCATAGAAGGGAGAACCCGCAGTCAGAGTACCAGTCCTGTTGTAGTTGGCTTCGAGAACTTCACGGATATAGCCGAGCTTGGCGTTCTCCATCTTCACAGCGGCATCAGACACAAGATCAGCCATCTTAACCACACCACGATTGATGTCAGCAATCGTCATGAAAGGACGAGCGGACACAGTCAGGGAGTCAAGAGTGACGGTCTTGTGAGCGATACGGCTACGAGGAGTCGTAGAACCCATAGCCTGGATATAAGCCTGAATGCCTTCCAGACCAACAGTAAACTTAGGAGTGTCGTTCACACCCAGAACCTTATAGTCAGCAATGCGATTCAGGAAATCGCTCATGGGCTTAACCAGTTCATCCACAGAGAAACCAACCAGCTGGGCCAGTGCATGCATATTCATGGGATTGGGATCTTCCGCAATCACCTGAAGCTATTTATTCAGCTTATCTAAATCACCAGAGTCAATACGTTCCTTGCGGGTCTCTGCGACCATAATCTTTACCGCAGGATCGTCACGACGGATAATAATATCAGACATATATTTTCACCTCGATATTGTTTTGTTAATTATTGAACCTTGGCAACAGTGCCACCAGCAACAGGCTTCATCTTATCGCCGGCCGCGACGGTGTCGTACAGGGTCTTGTCGACACTCATGTAAACCATATCGCCCTTAACAGGCTGACGCATCTTCACGTACTTGCCAGCAGCAACAGCATACATGGTCTCATCATATTCCAGAGTGTCATCAATTTGCCAGTCATTCTCCGTGAACCAGAGATTCTCAGCATTATTAACAAGAACATTCATAGCGAGGAAATACAGACCCCACTGATAATACTTGTTCTCCATACGCATAACGCACTTAGCTGCGTCAGTGTTGTCTGCGGCTTCAAGCTTTGCAACCTTATTATTATTGTTGATCTTTACGAAAACGCCATTCTCAAGCGTTTCAGCTGCGACATGATGACCATCATATACGTGACCATCCTATCTTTTCATAAATCCAGCCATAGTGTTTCACCTCATTCTTTTATTTACCGTCCAGAAATAATTCCACCGAAAGTCATATCATCAATAATCCCAGCATAACTGGAAAAGATTTGACCAACGGGATTGGACTGATCTTTATTTTCAGATTCTTCTGTAGTCTTCTTGGCAGCCTGTGCCACTGCTACACTGAGATCTGCAAGCTTCTCATAATCCAGAGAAGCAATCGCCGATTTAACCTCTTCATCTTCAATATTCAGCCCCATAGTTTCCGCATAAACAGTAGCCTTATTCAGCTTCTGATCATGCTCCATCTTCTGGGCGGCTTCTTTATATTGATTCAGTTCGGCTTGAATTGCATCATAGTCTTTGACCTTCTCCTGAAGACTTGCGATCATAGACTCTTGTTCCGCAATCGTTTCCTGCATCCGAGTAATACGAGTCACGTAAGTTTCCTCGACTGTTTCGATAACCCGATTCATTTCAGGCGGTCTGTCGCTGACTTCTTCGGCCTTGGCTTCTTCCTTATTTTCTTCGGGAGTCTCTTCTTTCTTCTCGTCCTCATTAGCGGGGGCTTCCTCTGCGGAAGCTTCTTCTTTCTTCTGCTCTTCCGTATTGTCTTCAGGCTTTACCTCTTCGCCTTTCTCGTCAACGGCAGCATTAGCTTCAGCAGCCACATTGGGTTCGTCTTCAAAATCAGATACACGCTCAACAGTCTGTTCACTTGCGGTGTCTATCATTACTTCTTCGACAGTAGAAGCATTCGCTTCATTCACTTTGTCCATTTCTTCGTTCACCTCGTTTGTATCTGTCCCAGACTTCTCTACTGTTTCGCTGATAATTTGAGTCGGTTCAGTATTATCCGTAAGCTCCGCTTCTGCTTCCGCAACCTAATCAAGAGCAACCGCTTCAGGATATGCGGGTACAGAGACGATTGCCATCCCATTTAACGTATTTGTTTCTGCGGCATCCACATACATAACTTTGCCGTCATAAATTACGTGATCAGGATCATACGTCAACTCGAAAGAAAAGCATAAAATTCCTTTGTCATACATTTCCTTCACTGCTGCACAGATATCGGATTCTCTTTTCGGAATTCTAACTTCTCCGTATAAACATGTGCCAAACTCATCCTTTACCTTTTCAAAAGAATTGAGAGCGAAACTCCCAATCTGGTCAGTCCCGAAAGTATGTGTAATACGATTAAACTTATGTCCAAGCTGCTCGTACCTTCCGGCCTAAAGATTCATCTTATCTGCGTACAAAGGAGTACAGTCATATTTCTCAGGGTTCGCAACAATCTCGTCAATAAATGCTTCTGTAACACCCTGTTCATTTCTGTTCCCGTTCGTAGACTACATACGCATCTTCACTGACATGAATTGGTTATTAGTCTGCTGTTCGGCCAGCAAAACATCAGAAGCCAGAACAAACATACTATTCCGACTATCCATTTGCTGTCACATTCCTTTCCTTCTCACCTAAAATAATAGGCGGTCTTATTTTTCGGTAAGATGGAATTTATACTTCTAAGGGAGTATAACTCGCCTTTAAAAATATCTTATGTCTGCGCTTCAGAACCTGACGGGTTCGAAGGCTTAGGCTGTCTCCCGGTTTGAGACTTAGCGGGATCGCTTGTGCGCTCGTTATAGTCTTCAGTCGGTCTGCCTCTTGGATTCTCCTCATCTGAGTCGTTATTTTTAGTACGGGATTTGCGGTAATAAGTCTTACCGTTGCGACGATAAGTCTCATAACCTTCCCTGTTTTCTGGCTCATTATTTACCGACTCAGTCGTATTATCAGAAGAAGTCTCAACTAAACTGGGATCAACCAATACTTCGTCAACCCCGGTTCGCTTCTCTTCCTTCCTGCGCTCTACTTCCTGATCGATGTCAAAGCCATGAGTCTGAAGCAGAGTCTTCTTGGAGATGACTCCTTTGTCATAGAGCTTCGTGCAGATTTCCTGGAACTGTTTTGTACCAGCGAGATCTACAGGCGGGAAAGTAAACTGAGGGATCTGATCGGGTGCACTGTGAGGAATAGCAGTGAAGCCACGCTCGTTCAGTCTCTCATTTATCTTGTTCATAATCTCGCAGAACTTATCTCGTGCTTTCCTGATACGGATTGCAGCCGTCTGCATGGAAACCTGAGCCGTAGCAAATGTCGCACTGGTTGTGGTCTGTCCGCTTACAATAATCTCAGAGATACCACCCGCAGAAAGAATCTGTGAGTTGACACTGTTATACTTATCGAAGTGGAAGATCTCATCCTAGTCCGGCTGCTTGAACTCAGCGGTTGCCCATGAGTTGGTTACCGCAAGAGCAGATCCTTGCATAGCCCGTTTGAATGTCTCGAATACTTTACCCTACTGTTCCTTGTTCGGGAGTACGTCCCCGTCAGGGTCACCGTACTTAACATGAAGGAAGCTTCGAGTACCGAGCTTTAAGTTGCTGTCTTCCCAGTCGCTAATGATTGACTTCTTTTTCAGCGGGAGAAGACACGCAGCGATCATCGGAATCGCATACCTCATCCAGTCTTCCTTAGTGTCCTGAAAGGTGAATGTGTTATGCGGATTCAGCTGAACGAATTTCTTTCCGTCCCTGACACCCTCTGCGATTTCCGGGGGATAACCCGCAAGTCTCAGATTAATGTCACTGTCTTTCAGATAATTTTCCGCAGATAAATTACTGCGCTGTAACCCAAGATTAGCCAGAAGCTTTGTGCAGTCGAATTCAAGCATCGGCTCGAAGTCAACTGCGATATTTGCAATCCTGATATATTCAGGGGGAAGTGTAATCTAACGACCATCACTAAACTAATAAATATACACATTAGCGTACTTGTGGTACTGGTAGAAGATACTCTCCATCTTTTCACGGAGTCGAATCCTCTCGTAATACTTCTCATACTTCTGCTTTACTTCTTCGTTTGCCCCAATCAATTTCCAGGGGTCAGCTATACTAAACGGAGTATATACTTGTTTAATTAATCCACGATATATAGGGTCTGCGTCAACGTAGTAATCACTCTATGCAAACTAGTCATAAATATATAATTCTTTATTACTCAGGATGGTCTCATAAGAAATCTTATTCCTTACCTATCCACGTCCCTGAATAACAGGATTGTTGAAAGTAATCGTTGGAGCTGCGTTCGGGTCGAAGGCAACTTCACCGTTCATCCTCTATTCCGTACCATCTGGGACAACAGAAGGTACTTCTTTAGGCCGTCTGAAAATGTCGAAGATTCCCATAACTACGCCTCTCCTCCTTAATTCCAAGTTCCTACAATGCCAACGTCATCGACTTCGCCATTGCGTATTTTTTGTATCCGCTTGTTCTCAAGTTCTGAGATATATCTCAGTCCCATAGAAAGTGCGGAGTAACGGTCTTTATGCTGATTATATTTTGCCGTATCGTATATAACGTTTCCGGCAACAGTCTCTTTGGCTACGATCTGTCCAAGCTCCACTTGTAATGCATCGGCTTCAAGAAAGATCGCTTTTTCTTCTTTCGTCAGGGTACGACTCTTAATTGTCCTGCCCTCATCGTCTTCTTCGATAAGTCTGTCCTCAACAAGCTTTCTGCTGGAGACAGGCAATTCGATCTTCCGTTGCTCAAGATTCACAGTAGTCACGGTAACCAACTGTTGGTTCAGTTTATTGTCCGCAACAACAGGACGAAGAAGCGGAACTGCATTCCTGATCGTTGAGTGTTCCGTATCCACAACAAGTGGCGGATACTCTTTCCTCGTAACAGGATCAATCCACGGTTCCGATAAGAACAGCGGGAACGCATCACCCAGACCACGATGGTCGAATACAACCTTGATCGTGTTCGGAAAAGACACGAGAAGTCTCCTGACTTCCTCAGCCAACTTATCAAGTCCTCGACCGTGGAAAGTTCTAATCTGAACAAGCCGGGTAAGGTATGTCCCGTCCTCACGCTCGATCAGCTTCAGAACACAGATAGCTGCGTTGTCAGCGTCCTTCGCCTGAGAAGTAGCCAAGTCAACACTGATCACGTACTCCGAAGTAGACTTCGGGGGCTGAGTCAACTCGACATTCTCAAGGACACGACAAGGTTCAGTCAACTCATGCGGGAAGACTGCTCCTTTTTCTGATCCCTTAAAGATAGCTCCGTACTCCATTTCAAATGTCTGCTGCGGAAGACTATCCTTCTGCTCCTCAATAAACTTCTCTCTCGCAAGCCCAAGTCTCTAAGCTGACTTATAATCCTAGGCACAGGCAAAGTAGTCTTTACTCTCCCGGTCAAGCTTTGACATCTTATTCAGAGCATTAACGAAGGAAGTATAATAGTAGCTTGACTTGAAACATGCGGAAGTAATACTGATCATCTTGGAATCATAATCCTCGAAGTGCGCCTGATGGCTAACCATACGGGTCGTGTTCAGAACAGGGTTAACGACTTTCTCGATATCCTTCTTTTTCACTTCAGGAGCTTCGTCGACAATAATAATCTTTGCACGGTTACCAAGGAAACTCCGCATAGAATAAGACTCAATCTTAGATCCGTTCTTAAATCTGCATCTGCCCTTCTCATTACTTACCTGAACAGGAGAATGGTTCTTGGCTTCGATCTCTCGCAGAATATTCGGGATCTTAATCAACTCGTCATCGATCTTTTTCAGAACGAGTGTCGCCTGTTGCGCTGTGCCGGAGACAACTGCAATCATACTTCCGGGATACAGGACAGCCAGAGCGCAAGCACACAATGCGGTAATCCATGTTTTGCCGTAACCACGAGACTGAGTTAAAAGAGATCTGGCGCAATTGCCGATCTCTCTGGCTTCGATTCTCTGCGTATCCTTCTACTCGATACCAAAGTATTCCATAATAAAGATATCGAGATGGGTACGCCAGAACCAGATTTGCTTTCGCCATGCTTGAAAGTTCTTGATCTCTATTCCGCAGACCTCAATAGGGGGTCTGGCTTCAGCTGCTGGTATTTCTTTATTTAACTGCTCCATCACTCATAACCACCAATCGATGTGCCGACAGCGGCAATAGTATGACGGAAGTCAGAAATAATCATGTCAACCTGATCCGGCTCGAAAGTAAAGTCATTCTCCCCTAGGAGTCCAGTCGATTCCAGTCTCTCGATAATCACTCCAAGCGAATCCTCGTCAGTAACACCGACCTTGTTCTTAGCCTGGACACAGGCGGCGAACGTTGTCATCTTGGAATATTCCTCATATAGAGCGTGTGCGGCTTTGCACTCCTGCATATTAATTTCTCCACGCCTGAACTTATCGTCAGCGATATCCGCATTCAATGAAGCCTTCAGAAGTTTCCGTGTCGAGTCAACAAGGTTCAAGTCATTCATATCAATTCCGTAAGCCTTAACATATCCGTCAAAGGCTTCGGTCTATTCTCTGATCTGACTGTCTGTATAATAACCTCTCCACGTCTTATCCCACTTGGGCTTCTCAGAAGTTTCAGGCGAGTCTGTCTATGCTTCGGGATTATTCAGCGCAGTAGTCGAAGCTTCGTCATGATCCTCGTACTGGTAGTACGCTACATTATTCATGATCGAAAGCCATGTCTGGGCTACGATCTGGATCGCTGCCTTCTGACGTTTCGTCTCGTCAGTAGCCTTCAGGATCAGATCGCTCGTAGACATTGTCTTCTGCGCTTTTACTTTACAAGCTTCCCAATACTTATCTTCCCAGTGCCTGTTGTTTTCATAGCAGTACCTTACGACATCTTCTTTCGTCTTCAGAGATTTCTTTGCACACTCTTTACACCAGATGTCATGATAAGACTGGGATTTCCATTCTTTGTTCATAGCGAAATCTCCAAGAGGAAGAACTTTGCCGCATTTGATACAGTACTTACCGACAAGCGTTTGTCTATTTCCTGCCATTTGCTTTCCCCCTTTTGGTATAAGAAAAGCCCCGAAGGATTTATTCCCTTCGAGGCTTATAACTAGCGAGAGGAAGACTCGAACTTCCACCTTATGCTTATGAGGCATACGAACTTCCATTGCTCTTTCCCGCTATATAAAGGAGAACTTTCGCTCTCCTGTTTTTATTGAGTATAACGGTTTACCGTTATATGTTAATCTACGGACAACCGATGAGTCGAACATCGCCACCGAAAGTCACCACTACGCCACCCGTATTATACAGCATATAACAGTCGGAAACCACAGATGATACGGGTATCTCCTGTGGCGAGACTTACGTCTCTGATAACTCTTTACAGAATGATCGGATACACACACTTCCTGCCGTATCCTTTCTCGATAACCATTGCCACTGCACCGGGCTGTCCACCCAATTCTTTACTCTGAGCATAGCAGTCAACTCCGCATAAAGAAGGAACACGAACAATATAGCTCCTGCCATCCTTCGTCATACCTGACTGCATCGTCACTTCATTGTGCAGATGTCCGCAAACAAAGAAGTCTATCGGCGTTCCATATAGATTAACAGTATCTCTTGCGATATCTGAAATAGTCTTATATGAAGCTCCATCACCGTGGAGCAGTAAAAAGTTATAACCTTGAACCTTTGCCAATACTCGTCTATTCGTATTCGGATTAATAATAATGTTCGGGTGAACCTTCAGCCGTTCCTGAAGATACCACATAATAATCCGCTCCATGTTTTCTTCCTCAAACTGTCTTGCTTTTGATCCAAGCGGACGAATCTCTGAGTGGTTGCCGGTACACGCATGTACCTTCACAACACTCACATAACTCGACAGCCTTGTAAGCCAGACAGCAAGATACTCGCTAAGGTGAATCGTAGAATCAACAATCCCGTACTTCAATCTCATAAGCTGAGAATCTCTTAACATTCCGTCAATCAGATCCCCAACCAACATAACCTCAACGGTATTAATCTTTTCTTTCTCGATAATCTCCTCAAGCTGTACCAAAAGATTTCCCATCCGCTGTTCAAACGTTGCGGGATTATAGAGATTCAAGCAATCTCCATCCAATCCGCAGACAGTAAACTCAGAACCGTAATGAAAATCACCAAGAGCCACGACAAGAGAACGACTCTCTTCATCTACTGGACTCCACGGAATTATCCTCTCAACATTGATCGGCTTTAAATTCTTAATCGCTTCAGCAACTACTTCCTGTAAAGATTGGCTTCTAGATTCGGCACGAAGTTCCGCACGAATCTCTGTACGGAGATCACGAATCTTCTGCCGTTCTATAAAACCATTTGTGTCTGCTTCTGGGATTGTTGCTGCAACTCCATCCTTGGATTTAACCACTTCTTCTGAGGACGAATCCCTGAACTTCAGTACACCAGCCTCGTCAGCTAATGCAATGCCAACGCCGGCTTTTCGTAAGGTGTCTGGACTCATCTGGAGTCCATAATTATTTACAATCTCCGACCAGTCATAATCGGAGACACCTGACTTCTTATTCTATATATCGGAGACAAGCTGTCTCTTACCTTCTTTATCCAACACATCGAAGTTTGCTTCCAATATTCCTTCACACCCTTTTAATCCACCGTGTAATACTTCTTGTAAAGACAACCTTTCGGATGATCGTCGTTACTTCTTCTCCATGCCCGTCTCGCACACTTTTTGTAAAAGCTCTTCGTGTCGCTATAGTCGAGCCATTGGATGTGGTTCACCCGCTCCTCGTTATAATAGAAGTTCCTGTTATACCAACCGGGATACTGGGCGATCTATTTGCGTCTTTTGTCCTTCAGGTACTTTTGTCTACGTCTATACGCTCTGCTTCTGCCAGCCTGTTCAAACATATCAAAGCCCCCTTTAATTCGCAACGTAACTGGGGATGTAGGTACTGCCCCTACTTATTCTGGTTCAAAGCCAGACTCCTTGCTTCTAGGACAATCCCCATTATTCTGTGGCTGTTTTACTTCGCCACAGCGAAGGTTATTCAACTACCGTAAACAACTTTAAAGAGCGTCCCTAGAGTCCTTACTATCTCTGGCTATTACAGGATTGAGCGGTCTCTCCCAGGCTTGGACTGGGGACCCTTCGATTAACAGTCGAAAGCTCTACCAACTGAGCTAAGAGACCAAAACAGACCAAGCCTTCTCCCAACAGTCTGCCGTGAGCCACACCTTCCGTTATTTAGCCACGGACTACGGCTTTAACAAGATGGCTCGTCCCTAATATGTATTTAAAAATAAATCAGGAGTAGATCAGCCTGGAGTCGAACCAGGATTATACCTTGCGAGGGCCTGCGGCTTATAAGACCGTGGCTATCACCATTTAGCTACTGATCCATAACCGCAACCAAAAGTGTCCGAAGTGGGACTTGAACCCACATGCCTTACGGCGACAGATTTTCTTACTACTCTATATTACTATAGCCGTACACATTGTACGTTGTAGTCTGGACTATGTCTTCTCCTTATCATCTGACTTAGGAGACCCCTGTATAGTCTCTACACATTTAGGAATTTATTTCCACTTAGCTCGACGTTATCCCGTAAGGACTTTCGCCGAATTAGGGGGTATCCGTTAAAGCCTTTCGTTCTTTAACGCTCAATTCAAAAGTCTGTTGCGTGTGCCGATTTCGCCATTCGGACATATAAACCAAGAGGAAGCCGCAGTTTCCCACGGCGTTCCTTTTGGAGAGGATTACTTAATATCCGAAAGGCAAGGTAACCTGAGCGTACCGTTCCGAATACAGAGCCTTCTTCATAAACTCATACGGATTGGTGTTATTCTCGATCACCATCTGGAATACAGTCGGACTGCTTCCGCTGACAAGAACTGCTCCCGTGTCATCCATCTTTACCGGGTTCGTATCCGTAATAGAAGATACCTTCCAGAACACGACTGTCGGCAGCTTGTAGCCGTTCAGTTCAAACATCTCTTTCGCATGTTCGAAGATCGTGCTGTCTGGTCTGCCGCAAGCCATGTCAAATTCCATATCAGAAATAATGTACAGAGTCTTCGGCAGTTCTTCCTGCGGGACATTGTTCTTGATCGCAGTCTTGAGAAGAAGATCAAATACCTTCACGAGGTCGGTGTTTGTCCAGTCATCGTACCTCATACAATAATCAACCTTACCGACAATATCCTGATTCGGAATCTTAACCATCTTCGGATTCGCAGAGAAAGTCATGAAGTAATTATGGAAAGCTCCTGTGTTCCGTTCCGCAAAATAAATTGCAAGACTCGTCGCAATCTCCAGCGGAGTTCCGTACATAGAACCTGATCCATCCCTGACAACCAGAGCGTTCTCTCCGTTCGTGTAATCAGGAAGATTCTTCCACATTACATCAAGAGCCTTCGCATCGCTGGGATTGCCCGCATTCTCCGCCTGATGAACAATCTGATACGGAGTCAGAGTCTTTGTGTTGATCTTCTGCTCTCCCTTTTCGACACTGTCAAGATACTTGCAGTACCGATCATAGTCGTTCCGCAGAAAAGCTCTCTTGTACTTCATCATCGCCTGAGAAGGAAGCTTCGAATAATCGAAGGTGTAATCCCTCATGCGGAGATAGTTCTCAAGAAGGTTTGCACCCTTTCTTGATAAGGTCAGGAACTGACGATACTGCTTCTGGTTAAGACCCCAAAGAGATGCGATCCTCTTTGCTCTCGCAATCGTAACCGGGGACGAAGCATTAATTGAGGGCAGCCACTTTGCACAGAGCTTTGCGTCTCCCTTATCGAAGACCATAACGTTGTGCAGGAATCCCGCCACATCGTCATCCATTCCACCGCCAGTCATCATCTCCAGCATATCATCGAATCTTCCGTAGATCGGAATCAGCGGAAGGATATGTCTGGCAAGGGTCGAGTCGGTCTCTGCGATATGAGAGATAATTACCCGGAAGACTCTGCGTTCTCCAAGTCCGCCCCGCACATCCCTGGCGTAAAAGAGAAGTTTAAGAGCAGTCAGTTTATCTTCTGCCCAGGCTTTCTCCCAAGCCCTAACAATATCCACGTCATCCCATTTCCGCATAATCCCAATCTCAGAAAACAGATCAAGACAATCGGATTGAGTTGTGGAATAAGCGACAGCCCCGTTCGCAGTCCTAGACTTCGAGGCTTCAGTTACGAGGTTATTCAGATAACTCGCCATACCTTTTTCCTTTCTCGACCCAGCGGTCAGTCCTTTATACCTTTACAATAAATCCACGGCACGAAATAAATAGATTAACAGTCTATTGCAAAAGCGAGTTGCTGTGTGTGCCGTACAATTAAACTCGGTACTTAAATTGATAGATTAAAAGTCTATTGCTTGAAGCTTGTTTGCTGTACGTACCGAATAAAAAACTTGTATTAAATACACGCTAAAAAGTCACGGCGTAGAAAAAATAAAATACAATGGCACAGAGGTAAAAGATCTGTTATTATAAATTTATGTAATGGTTTGCAGTATACGCCGTTCGATAAATGTCAAGGCACTTATATAATATTTTCTAATTGCACAGAAATCATATATCGGTTGCTGTTAGTGCCTTATAGTACGGGTGGTGGGATTTGAACCCACAAAAGACAAACATTTAGAGTGTTCCGCATAGGCCGTTCTGCTACACCCGCTAGACCCAGAGTAAGGGTCTTAAATTCTCTTTACAAACTCCGGGTTGATATCATGGAAGGTACAGTCCGCATAACACACAGTACCGTCCTTCCTGATTCCGATCAGAACATAGTCCATGTCGTAAAGCTCGTCTCCGTTCGGGAGAACCTTAACCTGATACTGCGGAAGCTTTTCCAGTACGAGAGAATACTTAACCCCGTGGAAACTGAACTCTCCATCTGTGTTGACATAACACCTGTGGGTGTCTGCGACACTGTTCTCGTTCTTCCAGATCTCGAACTTGGTGAAGCGGTCAACCTTCTTTTGCTTTGGCTTCTTCTTCGTCTTGACTGGTTCTGCCCCTATTGTGTTTCTGAATGTGTCGGTATCGGCTGCAACCTGAGCGTTTCCGCTTGGACTGACTCTTCCGTACACAACATCTTCAACATAGGTGGGACACGATGACATAGGAATTTCTCTGCTACCCCGCATCTTATCCTTGTAGTCTGTCTCTATGCCCTCTGAAGCTGCTTCTGGAAGCATAACCATAGCAATGGAGTCGAGAAATGTTTTGACCTTAGCTCCCGGACTATACGGACTCCCGTCCTCATTGATCCAGTTTCTGTTACAGTAATCTCCCCATTCTTCGAGGAGTTCCTGACAGATCTTCTTTCGCTCTTCCTCGTCGTGGATTGTTATTCTTTGAACCTTCCCGTCAGGAAGATGAATGTGATAGCCTTTAGCCATTAGTTTCTCCCTCCCTCTATTATGATCAAATAAGTTGTCACTTTTTTAGGCACAGGGAGAACCTGGGCTGTATACTTCTTCCCAACGTTTATTATTGGCTTCTACGATCTTGGCAACCGCTCTGTCCTAATACGAGGAAACAGTAGCGACTGCAATCTGATATCTTTCCGCCACATCACTCATCCCATACCCGTCCATCTACATGTCTACTGTCTGCCGTTCTGACTGTGAAAGTCCGCACGTCTCAATCTAGTTATCCAGATCAATAAACGTACACATTCTTTCCGTATCCATAATTGAAGTTCCCGCAGATTCGATAATCCCAAAAGGGGAACTCAACTAGTCGTACTGGCGATCCTACTCGCTCCGCTGGATAATAAGTCCTGCAACGATTCGGGGTTCACTCAGCGGTACATAACCCCAGTTGTCAACAATCGTGTCATTCTTTCTTGCCATCAGCACCGTCTCCCTTTTTTGTCTTGGGAGACTTCTTCAGCCTGTCGAGTTCTGCGTCAGCGTCATCCAGAGCAGCTTGCAAACATGCGACCTCTTCCTCTGATTTCGCAAGTCTGCCAAGGCATCCGACAATATTATCCAGGTTATTCAGCAGGAGATTCTTCAGTGTCTCCTTCGCCTGGGCTACGCCGGACTTCCTGCGAAGCGCATTCTCATATTTCAACTGAGCATCTTTCAGTTCAGTCTCAAGCTTCTTCATATCGACAATCGTCATCATCTATTTATTCCCCCGTCTCCGTAATCCCGTTCAATTTATTGTAGGTATCCTTGTCTACCGCAAAGGTCGTATTATAACGACTGATCGGAGCATTCAGGCTCTTCATAATCGATTTAATCTTGCGGAAGATAACTGCTGCATTGCTGTCTCCGTAAAGCTCCACGTCATAGGTCTGTCCGAAACGGAGTTTCCTCAGTGCAGCAAGCTTGGCATAATCTTTTCCGTTCCGCTGTTCAGTAAGGATTGCAACTCCGAAGAAGAAAGCATCATCCTGCCCAAGCTCCGGCTTTACAACTACGGAAATAGATTCGCCCTTCTCAAGTCTGTTAATTAAATTAACTAGTTCCGTATAAGAAACAATCTGAATCCGTTCCTCAAAAGGTCGGGTATCGATTGGTTCGTTATCGATCACTTCGTTATTCTTTTCAATTTCTGCGCTCATTTTCTGTATCTCCTGTTTAAATTTATACCGCTTCCCCGATAAAGGTATCAGTTTCGATACCGACGTAATTACCCTTCTTGTCAAAGCACGTCCACTTGCCGTCAAAGAAGAATCTGTACGTCTGCGTATCAAAGCTGTAGCCCGGGTCAAACACATAGTTCGGACTCTTTCTGCACTCGTCGATATATCTCCGAAGGTCACAGTTCGGATTCTCACGAACAGGCTTCAACTCTGCGACCCATCCAAGCTTCTCACGCTCTCCATCCCTTGGACTTATCGTCGGAACAGGAACAAGCTTGTAAAGCCACTCTTCGGTAATAGGATCTTCCCTATTCCCAATGAACTTTCCGTCAGAGTCGAATCTCTGAGTTCCCCATTCAGATACAGGACTCGTGACCAGGAACTCCCCGTTCTTATCCTGAACGTAAGAAGCCAACTCTCCTGTCCTCTCGAACCCGTTCATAACAAAGTGGTTCAGTTCCGTATTTGTTCTGACAATCTCGCAGTACCTAGTCGAACCAGCTGAAGTCCTCTCCTGGGTAAGCAACTGATCGTATCCCATATCCATCAAAGCCTTTCTCGTAATCCGACTTATCTCTGAGTCAGAGGGACAGCTAACAGATTCCCTGTCTGTCTCTTCAGGAGCTTCTTCGATCTCCGGGCGATACTCAAGATCCCAGAACTCACAGAGTTCCTTCGGAGTCAGCTTATTAATCGCTTCGAAGATATCCTTCTCTGACTCGCTCAGGTTATCCGTCTTCAGATACCCAGGCACGAACATATTCCGTTCGCCTATAGTCTTCTGAGCTATCGCCGGTTCTTCTCCCTGATAGTGGACTTTATTCTTAGCGGAATACAGTCCTGCTTCTCTTACAGGCAGCGAGTCCAGAATATACAGAGTCTCAAAGTCTACCGTAATACGATTAGCGGATTTGTCCCAGAAGATCAGACCGTAATCGTCGAGATTCTTCCTGGCTCTCCTGAAGGAGTCCCTACTCATCCGCATAGACTTTTCGATATAGACCTCAGAAGGTCTGAACCCTTCATCCAGTTCTGTATAGAAAAGAAACAGCGAGACAGCCTGAGCCTTGTTAGGCATCCTTCTCTTCTCCACAAGACTCTCAATCAGTTCGATCCGCTCTTCTTCAGAAGGACGGAATCCAACGAAGTGGAGCTTCGGGGGTACTACGGATTTTCCCAAGAAGATAACTCCTTTCCGTATACAGATTACAGATATTCTGGAAAAGATAACCGGGAGATTACGAGAATCCGAAGGCTAGTTTTTCTCCGGGTCTCACTATATATAACGCTCCCTTTTTTTGACGATATTAACCTGAGCCTAGAAAAAATTTTCAGTATTAAGCAGTTAGTCATGTCTAACATTTCTGCACCCTATATAACTAATAAGTACGGCGTTTATTTTCTCAGACCCTGTATCGAGTTAGTCATAACTAATAAAGTTGCACCCCATATATATAATACCCGGCTCGAATTCTCTCCGCCGGGTAGATCGAACTCTTACTCAGACCCGTATAAAAGTACTCAGATATAGTTAGATATGTCTAACAAAGTTGCACCCTATAATATATAGGGGACTCACGATTTTACTCCTGACTCTGGAACGAGGGGCGAGTTAAGAGTGAGTCCCCGCCTGATAAAAGTTACGTCTAGGTATAATTACTCTGTGTATCTTTTATTTAACCCGCATAAGAATTATTTCTCTTTCCGCATAGAAAAATATTATGTATAGTAGTTAGATATAACTAACAATGTTGCACCCCATAATATATAAGGGGGACGAACAATTTTTACTAAAGCTCCGAAACAGGCAACGTTTGACGGAATTGTGAGTCCCCCGTCAATAGCTAGGTTTCGTTGACGAGAGACGTATCTTGAGAAGTACTTCGTATACGGATATTTTTTCTCAGAGAATATATTCCGCATAGATAAAATAATTTAAGATGCGTGGAGATATTAATACAGCCTAGTAGGTCTTTAATAACCTAGTAGGCTGTTTTATTCGTTTACGCAGCTTTTAATATATAACGTATTATATAATATATATTAATATATAGTTATAGAGATGAGTGTACTAGGTAGATAGTACACCTCTATTTTTAGGTCAATTTTTAGAAGGATATTATATCGGGAGTCGATATAGAGATCCCAGCGTTAAAGACCTGGGTTCAGGGACGTAGGGTGTATGTTTTTCTATTCTGCGGAATTTAAGTCTTCAATCTAAATATAATAATTATAAACAGAATGTAAACAGAAGTTATCCACAGGGTTATAGGTATAGATTTATAGGTTTCAAAATTGGGAGAGGTGTTGGAATAGAACAGCCTGGGCCGATCCGCACGAAGAAATCTTTTAGGAACGTAAAAAGATATTTTGTTCCATTTGTGTCATACTATAGTTGCGGAAGGGCAAAGCCCTTCTAGCTAATGGCTTGCAACCTACTGCAAGAGGTACACACATGAACACATTCAAGACTGCAATCGAATCTTCCAAGCTCTTCACTATCCGCACGACAACCGGAACGACTAACGGCAAGGCATGGACCAAGGAAAGTGCCGTTGCTACTGCTGACGGCAAAAAGGCAATCAAAGAAGCTATGGCATCACTTCTCAATCATGACGGCGCGGGACTTGTCCCCGTGATGGCTGACCTTGGCGTGACGGCGTCCGCCGTGGAGTGCCATCGTGCTTTCCTGACCGCCTGCAAGGCTACCAAGCAGGATGATGATTCTATGGTCATCCTGCTCCGTGGCGATGGCGTGCACTCTGTCTCCAAGCTGATTCCCGTGATGTACGCACTTTTGGCAAAGGACGGCAAGGTTAACATCGTAGGCAAGAAGAGCGAGACGCTCCGTGGACGGCTTGCCGACGCAGAAAAGAAGGCAACTAAGCTTGAGGCTCTGCTCAAGGCTCATCCCGAGCTTGCTGCAGAACTCGCCACCCTGTAATGGGAAGCCCTTCGGGGCTTCTCTTTTTTTGGGCGTTTCTCCAGGAGCGATCTTGGAGATTCGCCTTATTTTTCGTCTGTTTTTTTCTGTCTCCGTTTTCGCTTCCGAAACGGGGATGGACAAAAGCAGATGGGCTTCCGTCTGCTACATTTTTTATTTTAGGCGGTAACTCCGCCGGAAAGAGGTTCATTATGGCTACTACTATCTTTTCTCTGATTGAAACCCTGACCTATAAGGTCAACACCATCGATGTTTGCAGAGACAATCATATGCTGACCGACTCCGACAAGGAGGGGATTCAGCAGAGGGCTAACGTTGCCCTCGTCAACGTCGTCGAGGCGGTCGAAAATGACCCTGTGCTCTCTCTGAACAGCGAAGCGATCTTCTCTCTTGTGAACACAATCATCGAGGGGATCGGGGACGGATATTATGCCGTCTACACCAAATACCTCGGCGAGGGTGGGAGATGGGAGATCAAGCGTCGTGGCGAGTAACTCCCAACGGGGAGAGTCAAATCCACTGGCTCTCCCCTTCCCCTGTCCTTTTTTTCGTATCCATTTCTCTCTGTCTCTGCTCGTCAGGGACAGAGACAAGTGGATATTCGTCTGTCCACTAATAAAAATATGTGTGTGGGTTACCCACACGGAAAGAGGTTCACTATGACAAACAAGCGTGCACTAGCTCTCGTTGAATCCATCCTTGACCCCCTGTACAACGGGTCTGCTCCGACTGAAGAACAGCTGAACTCGGTTCTCCACGAGTTCGGAGTGACTTGCCCTGAAGACGAAAAGAATTCGTTCTGGGGCAAGGCTCTCCTCGAAACCATCGAGAGAGAGTATCAGACGAGAGTAACCTTCGCAAAGGGTACATACCGTCTCTTCGATTATGACGAGGATGGGCGGTATATCGACCTGAATCAGCCTCTGGAAGAAGGTGACGATGAGTAATATCTTCCGCTTTTCTCTCGACGGGATACGAGCCAGAAGACCCGTATCCCGTCTCTTTTGCGTGTCTATTTTCTTGTGTTCCTGCGAGTCAGGGACACACGAAAGTAGACATTTACTTTGTCTGCTTAATATTTTGTGTCGGTTTAACCGACGGAAAGGACGGTACTCACATGAAGTACTATTTCTTCGAAGAGGTCTCCTTGACCTTGATCAACTTTGCTCTCCGCTCTATCGGTGAACGGTCTGCTCGTGACACGTTCCCTCTGGAGACACGGACTCTCACGATTACCCATCGTAAGCCCCTGAAGAAGTGGGGTGACACCCTGATCATCACGATCTACGGTGATCGTACCGATTCCGAGGTCGAAATGACCGTGGAAACCAAGGATTTCCCTGTCGAGGATATCCTCGCTGATAGGGTTATCTGGTATTTCCTCGGATTGGATGGACTCGAAAATGTAAAGTCCATCGAACTGAACGAAACAAGTGAGGTGATTATCTGATCTTATCTGATCTGATTTTCCATTCTGCTTTCGTTCTCTCCGAGTCTGTCTCCGCTTCCTGTTCCCTTTGAGTCTGTGTGTTAACTCAAGTCATGTCTGTCCGAGAGAGCACCGTAAGAGATTACACCGCTGTCTTACAGATGTAGACTAAGTTAACTAAGACTTCTGTGTGTATCTATATATCTGTTTACTATCCCGTATATAAATACTTATATATGTATACGGGTATAAAAATGAAAGGATGGTTATTTATTATGATGCTATTTACGGATGTTTGTTATAGCGGTTACTTCCGCCTCCCTCTTTTGTGTCTTGCGTTTATCCTCAACTATTTCCCTTTTGTCGAAGATTTCTCTCAGGGGATTCGCATCTACAACGAGAAAGGGGAATTCCTCTTCTCTCTTGGGATGGTGCAAACGGATCTCAAGCAAAGCACCAATGACGTGTTTGGATGTAGGAATTCCACGGATACTCTGATTTTCTCCAATAATGGGGAAATAGAAGTATCCGTCTGTGCGGAAATTCCGTCCGTTGCAGATAAAATGCGGAAAATTTGGCAATACTGCCGTAAGAATAATATTAATACGGCAGATATGTATATGGATTCTTTTAGCAGAAATACTCTGCATAGAATCCTGATTACGGAATGTCAATGTGATGATTGGGAATCTGAACAGTGGGAAGTAATTGGGATGCTCAAACAGGCAACTATCCCACAGTAATTCTGTCAGCAATTTCTCTGTAACCCGATGGAAATGTGATTGTCGCAAAACGTGTTTCTCGTAAAAACGTGTTTCTCGTAAAAACGTGTTTCTCGTAAAAACGTGTTTGTCACAATTTCCGTCGGGAATTTTTATGAAAGGAGAGTTTCTATGTTTGAGTATGAACTTTGTCAGGACTCGTCATGCTTCTTGATCGATCTTTGTCGTGGATCGATCGGATCATGGCGGAAAGCCCGTGCGGAATTCCAGAGCAGAGGATACCACGGACAATACCTGCTGATTCGTAGGTCTTATTCGTGCGGAAATTTTAAGATCTGGAATATCAACATCTGATATTTCCGTTCGGAGGTTTCAGAGTAGGGAGCGATTAATGCGGAATCTTAATAATCGCTCCCCTCTTTGAGATCTCGGAAGAGTCTCAAATAAATATAAGGAGGCCGTTTACTATGGCAACCGCAAAAATGTTCTTCACAGTTCTCGTTCTCAACAACGAGAACACCCCAGTCAACAGAGGATACATCGAAGTATCCTCAGACCTGAAGTCCACTGATATATTCCGTGAACTTCGTCGCCAGAATTTCGTAACTCGGAATTTCGCACTTGAAATCATCTGGAAAAACGGTATCGCAACCGTCACGATGTCCGGTCTGATCGACGATGACGGACAGAAGATCTGGAACTGTGCTTCGGTTGAAATCTGTCAGCTGAAGCGGATTCTTCCTGCTACAACGAGAAAGGCGGTGGCTTAATATGGCAAAGTTTTATATGAAGCCAGAACTGGAAGAAAAGGATGGTCATCTATTCAGTTTTAACGGTCTGGAAATTTCCTTTACCGTTAAGAGTCACGACCTTAACGGCAACCCCGTTCTCAAGGTTTTCGATAAATGGGGGAACTATGCATATGTCAAAGGAAGCGATGCGTATAGGTATTCATATGACTACGACAAGTATGTCGGCAGTATGGGCAGTCTTTATCGCTTCAAAAGTCGCTGTCCAGAGATGGATAGGCTTGAAGCCTATCGCATCCAGACTTTTGCGGAAGACATGGGGCTGACGATCGAAGAATCCGCAAAGACCATAGAAAATTGGGGCGGAAATATCTGGAAATTCTCCCCTGATACCGTCCGTATTGCGAAGGGAGTGAAGCTGTATGAGTGAACGAGAACGCCATCGTCGGTACAAGAACAAGAGGGGAAAAGTATCTCAGGATACTGGATGGGACTTATTTAAAGTCACCCTCTTTATCCTCGGCATGGAGACTTTGTTCTTCTTTATGATTTTCAGTAAATGAAGATCAAAGTCAGTTTAAGTTTGTTGCTATTTGGTCTGGAATTGAACCAGATCGTTTTTATTTTGAGCGGAATATTCCGCAGAAAAGGAGATTTACTATGAAGATCAGTGAAATCCGTAAGCAGTATCCAACCAAGACCTATGAGGATCGTGAGCAGACCGTCAACAAGATCCTCGCTCACAAGGAGTCCATGACCGTAATTGAACGGTTGGTTCTCCTGTTTATCGTAATCATTAATTTCCACACTGGCGGAAAGATTGCAGGAATTTATTCCTGCGACTCTTCGGCTCATGGGTGTTCATTCTGTCAGAAGATGAAAAAAGCTGCAGAAAATATCTGTCTGCTTATTTGCGGACTCTGCTACGATTATGAGCAGGAAATTCGCCGTCCTGCTGTCTTTAAAGGACACAACTTGAACCGAATTATCCTTTCGTCTGTCCTTTTTACAGTTGAAGAATGGAAACAGCGACCGATTAAACTGCACAAGGACGCAGAAGATAAAGTTCTCCGTATTAATTCGTCTGGAGATACGGAAAACTTAATCCATGCGGAAAATATGCTCAATTTAAGCTATGCAAATCCAGAATTTGATGTCGGATATTGGGCAAAGAACGTTCCTGCTGTAGAAGAAGCCATCCATACGGTCGGCAAACCAGAAAATGTAAGATTCGTACAGTCTTCTTTAAAGATTGGATTCGAAGACGAGATGTCTCCAGAAGCTGATCTTTTGTTCACTGTTTATCCAGATGTCGAGACTTGTCTGGAAGCAATCCGCAAAGGTGGGAAGCCTTGTAATGGTCGTAAATGTGAGGAATGCGGAAAGAAGTGTTACAAGAAGCCGGAAAATGGCGGTTGGGAGAAAGGAAGTAATGTTTGCGAACTTCTCCGTTGTTCTGAAGCGGAACGGAAGCTGATCATGGAAGCATACCTCAAAGAAAAAGCTCGTCGTGAAGCTTTGAACAAGTAATTCGGCAGATACACATAAAGGGGACGAAACTCTCGTCCCTTTTAGTGTGTCTACGGACACAAATATTATGAAAGGAGTTGTGACTATGAGCACAACAAAGAAAATCCTCGTAGCTTGCGAGGAATCACAGGCGGTCTGCAAAGCTTTCCGCAAACTTGGTGCGGAAGCTTATAGTGCAGACATTCAAAGCTGTTCTGGAAGCCATCCAGAATGGCACATCAAAGGGGACGTTCTTCCTCTTCTGAATGGCGGACTGTTCAGGACTCAGGATGGGAAAGTACACAAGGTGGATCATTGGGATCTAATAATAGCCCATCCGCCGTGTACTTATCTTACTCGATGCGGAGCAACGCATATGTATCCGCACGGACAACTGAATCAGGAACGGTATCAGAAAGGACTTGAAGGTCGGAAGTTCTTCATGTCCTTTTTCAATTGCTCCGCTTCTCATCTCTGTATTGAGAATCCTACTCCATTGCGGATTTTTGAACTCCCCAAGGAATCCCAAGTCGTTCAACCCTTCGAATACGGAAATCCGTACACGAAACGGACTCTCCTATGGTTGAAGGGACTGCCGGAACTCAAACCTACGAACATCGTCGACCCAATCGGCAGTTGGGTAGCGATGCATAAGACCCCTAAGCAGAGGTCAAAGACTTTTAGCGGAATTGCGGAAGCTATGGCTTCCCAGTGGTTACCGCTGATTTAAGAAAGGAGAATCGGCATGACATGTAACTGGTTGACAACTAACGAGACAGAGAAAGTCCTCACATGCGGAGCAAACTTTGGCATTCCTCGCTCCGTAACTCGTCAGGCAATCGCTGCGTACTTTGAACGGGATGCGGAAAAATTCGACGATCTGCTCAGTGAATGGGCAGATCAGGAAGCTGTCGAAGCGGTGGCAAATAAGTTGATGGAGTATACGAAGGGAGATTAATTATGGCACTTACTTGTAAGGACTGTCCTTATTGTTACAGGACGGAAGATGACAAATATCCTTGCTGTCATTTTGAATCCCTAGGAGAGTGGGATAAAGCCCCGTGTGAATATGACGATGAGCCGGAAGAAGAGCCGGAAGATTACAGCTATTTGGAGGAGTAAGTATGGCAAAAAGATTCGTTGTAACCCGTAAGGGAAATCGTATTACCCGTTCCAAGTACGGAGTGGGCAAAGTCATGTGCTTTTGTGTGTATGCACACAAGAATTACGCACACAAGATTATCCCTATGGAAATCCTGATAAATGCGGAAGCTGTTCTGCATGAGAAGTATCCAGATTTCCAGTACAACTGTCTGAAATATGACACCAATACTCAGACGGTCAGCTTTCAGGAAGGGGCAGACTTTGACACTGCCCGTGAACCCGTTGTCGGGGACTATGTTTCGGTTTTCCCTGACGGAAAGACTCGGAAAGGACATAGCGACTATATTTGGCATCATAAATGGCTCTGGGTCATGGACGATTACAAAGGCTTCGACGTTGAAGCCTCTTTTAATTGGAGTCAGAAGTGGCTGTCAGTACTGACGGAAACTGCGGACGGCAACGGTATTCAGAGATGGAAAGCCCAACTTAAAAGGTTCGGGCTTGAATAAGAAAGGAGATCAAAACTTATGGCACAGCGTTACACGAGTAAGGACACATCGGTAAACACGGGAAAACTCCCCTTCCTCTTCTCTCATCTGGAATCCCTAATTGGTAAGGCAGAAAAGCCAGACCATTACATTCTCGATATCGGATGCGGGAAAGAGACCGCCCATATCCGTGAAAAAGTGAAGTCTCTTGGATGGGGCTACATTGGATATGACCCCTACAATCAGGACGAAGACGAACAGGGCGTTGCTCGTCTTGCTATGGCTCTCTTCCCTATCTCGATTGCAACGCTATCCAACGTTGTGAATGTGATCGATGATGATCAGGCAATGTTGGATGCCATCCGTATGGGAATCTACAATACTGCGTCCCATACCGTTCTGGTAACTATCTATGAGGGAGATCGGACGGGAATTGGTCGTGTCACTAAGCGTGACTGTTATCAGCGGAATATGAAGAGGAAGGATTACCTTCCTCTTTTCAAATCCGCTGGACTCTATGCAATGCGGATTCCCAACGGGTTCGCACTGTCGGATGTACCCTTCAAGAAAAATATCTGAGAGGAGAATTGGTATGACAAATTATGACGGCATCAGAGTCGGTCAGTTGATCGACAATCCTGAATTTAGTTTTAATGCCCCGTTCAGAATCTGCGAATATGTGGACACGACAACAGAAGAAGTCCTGAAGAATGGAGATGAACTGACAGGCGAGACGATTGTCTGGTATGACGATGCCAAAGACAAAAAGGATATCCCTGAAGACATCAAGCGGAGATGGATATCTGCAATCAACATTGGGGATGACGGCGTTTTGGAAATTGAGTTTGTCCGGCTTTACGGAGAAGACTATCCGGCATAATTGAAAGGAGAATTGATTATGAATTGGTTGCCTATTGAATCTGGAAAAAGCGATTGGCTGTATTCCGGCAACGACAAGCAGGATTCGGAGCGTCGTTGTATTGGACATCTCCGTGGAGACTTCGGGAGAAGCGGGAAAGAGTTCTGGACGAGCTGGTTTGATCACGAAATGATCCTCAAGACTCAAGAATTCCGTGAGGAGTTTAACGAAGTCGTGGACGAACTTCGTGAAGGTTTACTCAGTGACTTCTATACCATGTATAAGGAATCCAGAACGGGACTTCTCCTTGAGAGAGATGAATACGGATTCCGTTCGGAATCTGAGCACTTCATTTACTGTCTTCGTTGCATCCCCAGAAAGGGAGACTACAACTTCTATATCTATTGTTACGACAAGGGGGTTAACTAAGATGGATGTTATTCGAATCTATGGAGCGGATGAACAAGAATATCAGAATCTTGCTCGTGTTGCCCGTATCATGACTGCCCGTTCTCTGAACGGTACAAGATTTGAAGTCGGAGTTACCTACTTTGACTTTGGGCAGGACTGGCGTTGGACAACCATCCTTGCCTACAAACAGGACAACGGCAGTTTCCAGTCCCTGACTCCTGCGGAACAGGAAAAAATTGTGACCGCAAATCCTGATGATCTTGAAACGGTCACTCAGGAACTGATGGACAAGTGTGAGAAGGAATATCCTCGCCTTTATTCCTTCCGTAAAGGCAAGAAAAAGTGGAAGGTTACCTATACGAGAACCGAATCCACGACGTTCACAGTAGAAGCGGATGACGAGGATGAAGCTCGTGAGGAAGCAGACCATTATGTGGATGATCACAATGTGGAACTGGAAGAAGAGATGTGCGACAACGATTACATCTGTAGTTTCAGCGATATTAAGGAGGAAAAGTAAGATGGCAAAGCAGTATATTGTGTCAGTTGGTAGAAGACCCTTCCAGATCACCGACAAGAAGGATAGAGCAATCGAAATAGCAAAGGATTGCTCCGCTCTGTACTGGAATACAGAGTGCAAAGTTTGCCATGCAAACTGGAATCAGGTCAAAGGAACGCCGATCTTTATGAATGGCATGAAGATTGATCTGGAAAAGATGACAAAGATTGGCGAACAGTATCTGTTCGTCAGCAAGAACAGAAATGTACTCGGACAGCTGCACATTACCGTAATCACATTCAATGAGAACGGACTTCAGTACTACCTGACAGCCGATCTCTTCGGAAATAAAGACTACCCGGAAAATTGTTCCGCAATTTATAACTACGCAGTACCGATTATCGAGAAACTCGGTATCGGGAAGGAAACCCCTGATATGGTCAGAGACGGAGACGAGTTCTATCCCGTCTATGAGTTTGACATGAGCAAGTTGCCCATGTATACGGAAGGGGGTGAGGAATAATGTTCGCAGATCTAGCAGTAGCAATTGTAGAGCAGGCCGCAAGGGATTACATGACTGCAAAAAAGTACCTGATCGCACATAATTGTCCAGAGGACTTGGTGAAGCTTCGCCGTGAAGCCGTGAGCAAGTACAATACGGCTCGTTTGTACGGGGATGGTGCAGGAATGCATCATTACCGCATTCTGATCGATCAGTATGATATGTTTGCAAGAAGACAGGAAGTCGTTGATGAAATCAGCGACTTTTTTCTTGACGGAAATCTTTCCATGTATGTAGATACGCCGGGAGAAAAGCTTCTGGAAGGTATCGAAGCAAAGATAAGCCGTAAGGCAAAGAAAGGAGCATAAGTATGAGTATTGATGTTTATGCAATGGTAACTGATCGCATTCTTTCCGCAATGGATAAGGGAATTATCCCGTGGAAGAAGCCTTGGAAGGGTGGAGATGCACGTTTCGCAATCTCCCATGTGACTGGAAAGAGATATAGCCTTCTGAACCAGTTATACCTAGGACTCAGACCCGGAGAATACCTTACCTTCAAGCAGATTCAGAAGGAAAAGGGACGGGTTCGCAAGGGTGAGAAATCCAGCATCGTGGTTTACTGGAACTTCATTAAGGCAACCCAGACCGACAAGGAAACGGGCGAGGAAATCGTTAAGATGATCCCGATGCTGAAGTACTACAACGTTTTCCATGTCGATCAGTGCGAAGGTATTAAGCCTAGATTCACAGGAAGTCAGGAAACTATGAGTGTGGCTGAACTGAATGCGGAAGCTGACGAGATTATCGAAGATTATGTCAAGCGTTCCGGCGTAACCTTCGAACAGAAGCTGTCTATGGAAGCCTACTACAATCGTGTACAGGACAAGGTTGTAGTTCCTGAGATCGGGCAGTTTTCTGAGACTGCTGAGTATTACAGCACTGCTTTCCATGAGTTGACCCATTCGACGGGACATAAATCCAGACTGGATCGACTGGATGAGAACTCCAGATTCGGAAACGAAGTCTACTCCAAAGAAGAACTGGTTGCGGAGCTTGGAGCTTCTGCTCTGGTTAATTTCTGCGGACTGGAAACGGAAAGCAGTTTCCGCAATAACGCCGCCTACATTCAGGGGTGGAGCAAGGCACTTCAGGAAGACAAGAAAATGATCGTCTGGGCTGCAGGAAAGGCGGACAAAGCTGTCCGTCTTATTCTTGGTGACCGTGCAGAAGAAGACGAGAAAGGGGGTGATAAGTAATGACGCAGGATTGCATTATTGAACGGGATGCGAAGTTGAAAGAAATCGCCGCCGATGTAACCGCAATGATCAAGAAATATGGGAGACGGAAGGATGTTCACGTCTCTTATTTTCATGGGACGGAAGAAGATGTTGCAAAGTTTTCTGAATGGGATCGCAGAAGACTTTTCATCTGGCAGGACAGAGAAATCTTTCTTGTATACGAGGACAGCGGACATCTTTTGTACTCCGTTCACGTCGATGGCGATTCATACCTGACGGCACTTGATGAACTTGTTCGTCTGGTGTCTGCAAAATTCTGAAAGGAGAATAGTTATGGAGAACAAAGACATTATGAATCTCCTCCATGCCAAGTACGGAATCTATATCCGTGGCGCACATATCGTGGAGATGATTATGAACGGGAGCAAGGTTATCGAAACCCGTACCCACGACAAACTCAAGAGATTTGTAGGGCAGTGGGTCGGAATTATTCATACCGGCAGTGGAAAGCCAAAGCTCGTCGGATATGTGTTCATCCGTAGCCAGTATGAGTTCATAAGCGAAGAAAACTTCAGAGCGTATGAATTCTGCCACAGGATTCCGAAAGGCAGCAAATACGACTGGAAGGATGGCAAAAAGAAATATGGATACCTATTAGGGGAGATCGTTAAACTCGACTCCCCTATTGAATTGGAATCCGTCAAAGGAAATCGGATGTGGAGGGAATTGGAATGACTGTTAAACAGCTGAAAAATGGCGAGTTCTTCACTCTGAAGCCCATCGCCGAACCCAAAGAGAACCAGGTCTTCATTCGTGGAGAATATGACCGCACAGAAAAGAAATATGAGTGCGGAAAATTCTCTGACATCAGCTACTCTCGCCTGTTAAAGGGTAATACCGAAGTCTATACGGACTTTGTGTTCTAAGAAAGGAGAATAAATATGATCGAGATCGGAAAGAAATATCGTTTCCGCTATAACGGAGACGAGATCGACACTGACACCCATGAACTACTGATTAAGGAGAACGGAAATTTCTGCACTCCGTATAGTTGGAACTCAACGCACGAATATCTTCTTGCGGTATTCGATGGGACAAACAATGACCTCTGCGTCCGTGAAGAAGAGCTTGAGGAGATTAAGGAAGGAGACAAGACTATGAGTAAGATTATTTTTAAGGAAGTTCCTGCTGTCCAGATGGAAACTGATTGGTTCTTCGAAGACCAGGGTTTTTCCGGCGAAGAAAATGAGAAGGCTGAACTGTTTATTCTGCTTAATAACTGGCGTGGAGATTGGTACGGATTCAATGCGGACGATTTCACAAAGATCGCTCGTGAAAACGACTTGGATCTGGATGACAAGGACATTATTGAGAAGGTCATCGCTGCGTTGAAGACCAAAACTGGAGCGAAGTGGAATTCTACGAGAGCCTATGGCTATTGTCAGGGCGAGATCGCTACAGTTATTGCCTGTGAGGACGTTTATACGGAAGACGAGGCAAGATCTTATGCGGAGATTTATCTCGGAGCTTGCAAGGAATTCCGTACTGAGGATGAATGCGGTTTTTATGTTGCGGATTGTCAGGTAACAAAGACTGAGGATTATAAAACAGTTCTTGCGGACATGGCTGGCTATGACGTTGAGGATGTAGAAGTCCAGATGATCTCCGGCGAAAAGACAGTAACCATCTACAGCTACGAGACGATTTAAGGAGCGTGAAGACAATGAGTAACAGGATTTACTTCGTCGAGTTCGACACAAAAGAATGTCGCACTATCTATAACCATGTCTTCCATTGTATAGCTTCGAATGCGAAGGAAGCAAGAGAAAAAGCAAGAGAAGCATGGTACACAAACGGCGAGACCTGTCATATGTTTCACGTCTATGCTAAGAAATCTCTTATCAGCAATCCTGAGTATCTTAGGGTACGCAACTGCATGGGACAGGAGATCAAAGGAGCAAATGTGCTTGACCGCTTTATTCTCTACGATCTGAAGCCGTGGGACGGATTCCGTACACATAAGAAAGGAGAATGGACATGACAAGAGCGTATCAAGTTGTCTATCGGCTGTCCAAGAAGTACGGTTGCAAGTCTAACTGGATCTGGGAACTCGTTGAGGAGAATTTCAATATGCGGAAAGGTCAGGGAGCTTTACTTGACCCAGCAGAAGTAATCAAGTTGGAAGAAATTATTGAGGAGTTGATCGTAGGATGAAGAAGCGTTACGGATGTCAGGAGACTGCATTGCATCTGTCCCCGGAAGCCCAGAAGATTTACAACGATACAGATCCTCTCAATATTTTCGAGAATGAGAACGGATTATACACCCTTACAGGAGCTATTGAAGCAGAAAATCTTACGGAAGGAGAAGTAAATGATGCTCTTATTAGTCTTGCTTGCGAGTGCTGGAGTTGATAATCTGGTCTCATTGTTCCGTCGGATGCCGAACTTCAAAATGATCTACCTATAAGACGAGAAGCGAACTGATCGCTTCCCGTTTTAAATTCCGCACAAACAAAAAGGAGAATGAATATGAACAATGTTATTTTTATCGAAAACACTATGCCTGACGGAACTCCCCTGACTCTTGAATCCTGCTCTGAATACAACCATGTCACGATTGAACCCAAGAAGAATGCCAAGACCTTCCCGATGACATTCAGTTTTCAGACAAGAGATGAAGCAGAAAAGTGCTTCTGCGAACTGATGAAAGGTACGGCACAGCCTTGGCAGTATCAGCCTCATCTGAGCAAGAGAGGAAAGACGATTATGAAGCAGTACAACGACACAGTCCAGTCCGATTTCACCGACGAACAGTGCAAACGGATTGATCAGGTTTATGACAAGGCAACAGAACTGTTCCTGTTCCTGACTGATGGGAGATTCAATGTGGAAGATACTCCCGTACTTGGAGAGCTTACAGAAACGATTGCGGAAACCCTGACTAAGGCAGGATATGCAGTCCACTTCCCTACTTGCATCGAAGAAGATGGGACGACGAGGATTGTAGATATCTATGAGTAAGAAAGGAGAGATTGATATGGCAAACCCGAATGAAATGAAGACCCGTAAGGTTCTGGACATGTGTGAGCACGGCTTTTGGATCGTTGTGATCAAGAATTACAGCGATCTTGAGAATCCGTACTGGATTTACAGGAAGACATGGGGAAGCAAGCGTCTCCTCGTGAAGGTATCGGATATGTGTCAGGTGACACACTTTCTTGACCGCACTTACATCTACGGAATGGATCAAGTCCCGCTTGAAGAGTACATCGAGTGGGCAAAGAGGAAAGACTGGAGATTCATCTGATCGGTTTGCTGTCCTATCGGCGTGACGGGGAGAAAGGATTCTATTCTGAGTGAGTATTCCAGCCGGATTATTTCCTGTATGGAAGAACTTGTAGGAATAGCAAATGAAATGGAAGCGAAATCCTATGTCGAGGAAGCTGAGAAGCTTCGTGATCTCGCCGGAAGAGCAGAGAACCTAGCTCTTGACCTGACTTACAAAGCAATTTTTGAAAAGGAGAATTGATTATGAGGTTTATCGTTACGGAAATGGATATCTATCGCCACAATCCCGAAGTCGGTCAGCTTTTTACTCTGGTTCGTCATGAGGATATCAGGACAGGCCATAGTTACTATCGTCTCGGCGGATCTCCTGAAGGAATAGGCGGAAATATGGATAGCTCAGTCAAACGCTATCATGGTTGGCGTGGTACAACAAACAATATCTCCGTCGAAGCATGTGGATTGAGAAGAATTGAGAAGATTCAGTGCTGCAAGAACGGGAATGCATGGATTACTGTGTCCGACGATCTGAAGCCGGACGAAGATTGAAAGGAGAATGAGTATGAAGAAGCAGTTTGTTGGTCTGAAGAAAGGTTTCCTTCTGATCGAAGAGAGCCAGGACTCGAATTACCCCGGAGTTTATATAAGTTATGTGGAGAACGTTGAAGATGTTGGACAGACTCTCTGCCTGATTGAGGATGACACGAACTCCAAGACTAATGAAGCAGTTGCAATCCATATCTGGGGCGATTGCAGCGTTGATAACCCGACGGAAACCACGACGATCCGCAAGGCGAACTGGAATAATCTGTGCGAGTAAGGAGAATGGTTATGAAGAAGACTGAAGCAATTAATAAGTTTCGTACTGAGATCGAAGCAACAATGGTTGAGTCCTTCCGTTCCGTACTTGAATCCGAAGGAAGGATTCAGTACCAGATTTATATCTGGGAAGACGGACAAATTGAGAGATTGGAAGGGACTTACGGTGATCGTTCCTATCTCAGACCAAGAGACGATGAAGAACGTCAGTTGTTTTATATCTGTCGGGTTGATTGGGGCTATATGGGTGGAGCAGAAATTACTGACATTGATGAGATGGTTGAGGACTACGAGAGCGATGTAGAAGAAATCCTCGACTATGTATATCTCGAAGCAGTCGACGAAGAGAGGTGGGACTGGTGAAGCTGTTGGTCTTTGCTTTGATGTACCTGTGTGTATCTGTGTTGGCTGAGATTGTAGAAAAGATGAGGAGAATTTAACTATGAAGAAGCTTTCTATCCCGGAATTCGCTAAAGTTCTGACTGAGAACCCTGAAAAGGAATTGTATATTGCTGCAAATTATGACGAAGAGATCGGGGCTTTTACCTCAGACTGTTGTGACACTTGGTTCGCCTTCGAAATTACATCTATCGGTGACTGCCCTGTTCTTCTTGCGAACTACTGCGGTTCAACTGAGCCGTATGACATTGCTTCCTATCCTATCGCCGGATACTACGACAATCTGACTGGCGAAACTAATGATCTGGAACACGCCATTTCAAAATACATGCAGAAGATTGACGAGTTGCACTATTGCAACATGGACAACGTTGTCTACTTCGATGACGAAGCTGTCGAAATTTGAGAGGAGAAAACATTATGAAGATTATTTTTACGGCACTCAATCCCAAGGACGAGAACCAGGAATTCTACTTCGACAACGTTATCGGCATGGAGAAAGTTACGGACTCCGCAAAGACTCCTTTCCTGCTTGTCAAGACTTCGGAATATCCGACCGTCGAAGTCAACCTGAAGAAGTATGACTTCAAGTTGGAGATTGAGTGATCTCACATCTGAGTACAGAAAATTGAGTACGATTTGCTACTGGGGAGACGAAGCTGAAGAAGTTTACGTCTCCCCTATTTCAGCTTAGAACTTCTGTTAATTCTCTACTGAGTACAGAAAGGAAAATTGTTATGAAAAAGTATTACAAGGATTTTTATGGGTGCATTGCCTCAATCAAATCGAATCGAGACGGGACTTACTTTTACCGGGTATGTAACGTATGGGGTAAGTTGGTGTGCAAAGGGCAGACCCGTACAGAACGTGGAGCTAAGATAGCCATCGGCCAGGTCACTGACGGCAGATGGAAAGAAGTAAGGTAACTATCTAGTCGGGAAATTTTTGTGCAACTTCCCAGCTGCGAAGATTGGCAGAACATGGTATAGTGTGTCTGAGGACATGAGATGAAAGGAGAACTCAACTATGACTAAAGGACAGAAGGCACAGATCAGGAGATGCTTTGAGAAGATTGAAGCAGAACTGGACAAGCTCCAAGCTATCGCTGACGAGTTGGAAGACAAGTATAGTGATATCCCGTTTGAGAAGTTGGACTCTGATAAAGCGAATCAATTGTTCCAAGAAATGACTGACCTAGAACAAGCAATTAATGATACGAGCTTTGGAGTGAACGGTTGGACTCTTCAATATGGTGATTGATAAGGAACGTTTCGTAAGAGAGAAGACTCATCGTCGGGTCTTCTTTTCTTTTAATAAACGGATATAGGAGATATGATATATGTGTCGTAACATTTGGTCTCAGCTTCCGAGGAGCAAGAAGATGGTCTATGTATGCAAGGGTGCTGTCTCTCATGCAGCCGTCATTATTGACAGCCAGAGAGTGGTACAGATCCCGTATCGTGATAACGGGAAAGGTGTACTGGTTGTACTATCTGGCAGAATATCTTACCGTGACGCACAACGACTTGATAGAGCGAACAAGATTGTTTGGTTGAACCTAGACTTCGTAAGAAAATTTTCAGAAGAGGTTAATATCCGCTGAAAAAGGGAGCGTTATATAAGTAGACGCACTTCACAAACGGGAGGAGAAGTAGATGAGAAAAATTCAGAACCTTGCAGTCGTGCGTGGGAGTAACGCAGAAAAGCACATGGTGGTTTCCACCGAATACGGAACGAGTTTCAGTGTTTCCGTATACACAGAGAAAGATTATACGGAAATCGGTGAAACGGCAACCCCAGCTGAATGGTACAGGGTAAACAATCGTGATGAATTGGATGCGACTTACGCATATCTCTGCACCAAGTATGGAGTTGTTATCTCCAGCACTGTCTGTATGACGGACTGTGACAACTAAGAAAGGATGAGAGAGAAAAGATGTCCGACTATTGTGGTTACATTACAAGAATCAAAGGATTGACTCCTCTCCCAAATTCGGATCGTCTTCTGATCGGACGCTGTTTCGATGACAACGTTATCGTGGATAACTCCTACAATGAGGGAGAACTGGTCGTCTACTTTATGGCCGGCACTCAGATCGGTGAAGAGTTTGCCGAGAAGAACAACCTGATCCGCAAAGTCGATGCGGAAGGTAAGAATGTTGGCGGTTACCTTGAGAAGTCTAGGGCGGTCAAAGCAATCAATATCAGAAAAAGCAAGTCCGACGGGCTTGCGCTCAAGCTTGAGAGTCTGGAAGGCTTCACTGATGTCTCCTCTCTGAAGGAAGGAGATCGGATTGAGGTTCTGAATGGGATCGTAATCGCTCAGAAGTATCTTCCCAAGATCACAGCGACCTCTGGAAAGAGTAACGGCAAAGAGAGTGCAGTGCCCAGGATCAATTGTCCTCAGTTCGCTGAACATATTGACACGGCTCATCTCGACAAGTCTCTCTCTGCTTTCCGTCCCGGAGATACCGTCCAGATCACGGTTAAACTGGATGGGACTTCGCATCGTACAGGCTACTTCCCCGTCACTCATGTTGCCAAGAGGAACTGGCTGCAGAAACTGCTCCATCTGAATGCCAAAACAACTACGGACTGGGAAATTGTGAACGGAACACGACGTGTTGTTCTGAACTCGCCCGACGGTGGGTTCTATGGGAGCAACGAGTTCCGCTTTGCAATGGCGGACAAGTTAAAGGGCAAGCTCTACAAGGGCGAGGAAGTCTTCTACGAGATCGTCGGTTATGTTGGGAAAAACGGACATCCAATTCGTCCAACCGTTGACAACAAGAAACTGAACGACAAGGACTTTGTAAAACAGTATGGTGGCGTGTCCGAGTTTTCCTACGGGTGCAAGCAGGAGAACGGATACACTGATGATCCGCCTTGCTGCGAGATGTACGTCTATCGTATTACTCTGACTACGGAAGACGGACATGTGATGGAGTACAGCCCTGATCAGATCAAGGCACGGTGTGAAGACATGGGTGTCAAGTACGTGCCTGAGTGTGAGACCTTCCGTATTCCTGAAGACTGCGCTGATCCTGGCGAGTACGTAATGGAGAAAGCCAAGCAGTATTACGATGGGCCAGATCCCATCGGTAAGACTCATGTCCGGGAAGGTGTGGTGCTCCGCATTGTGAACCGCAGAAGCTTTGCGGCTTACAAGTACAAGAACCACTCCTATAAGGTGCTTGCTGGAATCGCAGTTGATCAGCTTGTTGCTTCCGGCGAGATCAATGGTTTGTCTGCTGATACGATTGAGGAACTGTGATATGAGGTATACGAGATATGAAAATGGCTTCTGGCGTTAGCGTCAAATCATTCATCCGCAAGACAAATAAAGACATTTGCATTGCCTATTGCCGGAATTGCAACTGTCTGAGGACTTTGCAACGGCGTAGGGTATTATGGAAGACCTTCAATGTCTGCCCCTACTGTTACTCCACTTTTATTCTGCCAACTCTTCACTCTTAATTCAACTATTAGTTGAACTGGATGCAGCAAAATTTTATGCATTTTTGGCCTTCACAAGGGTAGCCCGGTATGTTAAGCTATCCTTGTTCCAAGATAATATAAGAAAGGAACGAGCTTATGAACGATATGTTTCAGACCACGAACCGCTACCTTGAACAGTTCCTCTTCGCTGTAGGAATCAAGGCAGTGAAGACTTCCAAGACGGAAGATTTTATGACTTGCTGGTACTATCTGCGGACTCCTCGTCTGGAGAAAGCGGTCACCGCTTATGGCGAGATTGTCAGCACTCCTCATACTGCCGCCTAAACCAGTATTTTCCCTCTCACAAGCACGATTCACAAAGGAGAATGAGATATGAGCGATACTTCTAGAACTTATGGCGTTGGCGGTGCTCCGCATTATACGATGGTTGATTTCTATTGCCAGTCTCGCAAGCGCAAGGTCAATGAGAATACGATTAACCTTCAGCGCACTCGTCTCAACACTGTACTGAACGAATGGGAACAGAAATACAACGTGATCATCCTGGAAAATCAGATCATTGGGCTGAACGGAATCATTGTTCAGCGGTGGTGCAATGACTGGAGCGAGACGAAAGCACCGTCGACAATGAATAACTATATTTCTTTCCTTAACAACTTCCTCTACTGGGCTTTCAAGATTGGATTTGTACAAGAAGATTACTCAGGAATCCTTAATTCTCAGAAGCTCATTGACCCGGAAACTCTTCCAGAAGACGAACGTCCTGTAGAAAAGTTCTATACGCATGAAGAAGTTGAAGCTCTGATTAAAGAGATCGAAAAGAGTCAGGACAGGAACTGGTTGAGAGACCGTGCAATGATCACACTGATTCTTTTCAGCGGACTCCGCAGAGAAGAGATTGCAAAGCTGACAATTAAACAGGTTCTCAACTACGGAAAAGGATATGTTTACTGTCAGCGTAAAGGTGGAGCTTGGAGAATGGCTGAAGTTTCAGAAGAATGGTACAAGTATTTGCAACCTTACCTCGACAGCCGTGAAGATACTTATGATGACTCCCCTCTCTTCACCACTGAAGGCGGAACAGCCATTACAAAGAAGGGAATCTATAACACAATCCGCAAATATCAGGACAGGCTTGGACTTGTAAGAGGTTCTCACGTACTTCGCCATGTATTCATCTCCGAGGTTGAGAAGAACGGTGGGATTGCAGTCGCAAGAGACTGTGCAAATCACAAACACATCCGTATTACTGACAGATATGATCACACGACAGCAGACCAGAGGAAAGTTGCAGTAAACGGGATCAATTACTTCGGTAAGTAAGCCTTGTTTGCCCCATCTTCCGGGACAGACTTAGACATACTGCTTACAACTACACACAAGCACAAACAACAAACACACAACGATTCACGATTAACAATTCACAAAACACAGCCACTGCGTGTTGGCGGGGCTGATGTTTAAAAGAATAAGTTAGCTGAAATTTGTTGATGTGTTTTTGTTTGTGCATTTTTTATGCCCAAGTGACCCAAGAAAGGATGAACAAATATATGGAAATGAAAAAAGCCCGGCGAGTACAAGCCAAGATCAAGCTTGCTATCGCAGGAATTTCTGGCAGTGGCAAGACGATGAGCGCACTGCTTATGGCTTACGGAATGGTGAAGGAATCTCATCCTGGCATTTCTGACAGTGAAGCATGGGAAAAGATCTGCCTGATCGATACCGAGAACGGCTCCGGCTCACTGTATTCGAAAGCCAAAGTCAAAGGAACAACAACAACGATTGGTGAGTACTACACCATCGACATTGAACCGCCCTTCACTGTTGACAAGTACATCGAGTCAATCAAGACCGCAGAAGAAAACGGTATTGAGGTGCTGATTATTGACTCCGTATCCCATGCGTGGGCTGGCGAGGGTGGTGCTCTCGACAAACAGGCTGCAATCGCTGCCAACTCTCCGTCAGGCAACTCCTACACTGCTTGGAGACAGCCGAAGAAGGATCAGAGTCAGCTGATGAACACGATTCTCCAGTGCAAGATGCACGTTATCTCCTGCATCCGTGCAAAGACTGAATATGTGCAGGACAAGGATGACAAGGGCAAGACCCGTGTTCGTAAGGTTGGTCTTGGGCTGATTACCCAGGGTGAAACCGACTACGAATACACCACAGTCTTCATGCTGAATCAGGAACACGTTGCTTCCAGTACTAAGGACAGGACTGGACGTTTCGACGGGCAGTACTTTGTCATTACCCCTGACACGGGGCGTGAAGTGATTCGCTGGCTCGACGATGCTCCTGTCGAAGAGCCGAAGCCTGAGATTACGAAGACTGAGACCCCTGTTGAGACTGCTCCGGCTGATCCCGCAAGAATTGAAGCGGCTAAGAAGTCCATTAGCGATGTTGTTTCCAATCTCATGGAAGCAGGAAAGACCAGAAGTGAAATTGCTGCGGTAACCAAGCAGTACTGCGGTGTAGCCAACTACCTCAAGGTAGACGATATCGAAAAACTGAAGGCCACGTACCTTGCGCTGGCCGCTATGGAATAAGGAGAGATTTATATGGCAGTAAACAAGATTACAACCGTGGGTCGGCTCGTTGCAGACCCTGAAGCACGGCAGGCAGGAAGCTATCCGATTGCGGAGATTCGTATTGCGAGTCCTACCGCAACAAAGCAGCGCAACTCTGAGGAGTATATCACCAATTTCTACCGTGTGACGATCTGGAACAAGAACCGCTGTGAATACGTACTGAAGAACCTGAAACAGGGCGATATGGTGTGTGTCAGCGGTGACCTGACGATCAATATGTACAAGAAGACCGATGGAACGACCGCAACTTCGATTGACATCACTGCAACCGATGTTGAACTGATGCGGCGTAAGGGTGACGGCAGTTCCTCTGCTCCTGCTGCAACTCCTGCTCCTACAAAGAGACCAGAGATTGCTATGGAAGACGATCTCCCCTTCTAATCCAAAAAACTAGGAGTACAAAGCGATGACGAACGACGAACTCTTTGCAGAATGGCATCCGATTATTCGTAGTTGTCTGAAGAGTTACATTGCGACGCATAAAGCTCTGTCAGCTTCCTATGAAGATCTGTATCAGGAATGTTTCGCCTATTTCCTTAGACTTAGGCGGAACAACCCTGACTTTCATCCAGGATATCTCACTGTCAGGGATGTTATCAGGGAACACTTCATGACTACCAAAATGTTTACAGTACATAGGATAGATAAGATCTGTACTGCGACAGTTGGTAAGAAAATTGATGAAATATGCGACCGTAGTCAGGATATTTCAGAGTTTGTCAATATCGAAGACAAGTCTTTGTCAAATACTTATAACGACGTTGACACTATGGTTGACTGGAATCACTTCTGTGAAATTCAGGGAGAGATTGATTCAAAAATTCTCTTTATGAAGGCTAAAGGGATGACAAATGTAAGTATTGCGAAAGAATTGGGGATCAGTTCTCCGGCTGTCCTCAAAAGACTCCGCAAACTGAGTGTTAAATACCATGAATGGCTTGAAGCCAGTTAAGGAGACGAGTTATGTACCCTACTTACGTATGTACGATGACCAAGAAGCAGTACGACTATTACTTTACTGATGCGGGTGGTCGTATCCGTTCGAAAAAGGAACTGATCGAATACATTTCGCAGACTTCCGAGATGTTCGGCGAGTGTGTCGATATTAAGGTCGAGGATTAACGATAGAAAGGGTGTCCACTATGGAATCTGTTGAAGAAACTGTAATGGATTATGCCAGAACCGCATTAGGGGAATACAAAACACGCCACACTGCGAATGGGACAGAGTTTGTTGCTAAATACTGTCCCATTTGTAACGGCGGAACCGGTAGCCACAGAGATATGTGGACATTCGCACTCTCTACTAACGGGGCTGCGAACTGTAAGCGTGGAACATGTGGTTTCCGAGGAACAATCAACGATTTACTCAAAATGGAAGGCAAAGAACCGATCAGGTTCAGGTTTTCAAAGATGGATATGACGAGTTCGAAGAAAAATTACACCCTTCCAAAGACAGAGACGGTGGAACTGACACAAAAGTGCCGTGATTACCTTCATACAAGAGGTTTTTCGGACAACACGATCAATGCGTTCCATTTGAACAGCGATACCCAGGGAAATATCGTCTTCAACTTCATTCGGCATGGTCAGGTTGTGTATCAGAAGTTCCGTGCGCCTGAAAAATTCATTAAAGGCAACGGAAAACCCAAGGAATGGCAAGTTTCCAACACTGAACCGATCCTTTTGAACCTCGACGATATCTCTTTGAAGACTCCGCTCGTGATTACTGAGGGCGAATGCGATGCGATGGCTGTTTTTGAAGCCGGATACACCAATGTGACATCAGTTCCGTGTGGATGTGACAATCTGACGTGGATCGACAACTGTTGGGAGTTCCTGATGATGGTTGACACCATTATTTTGTTCGGGGATGCCGATGAACCCGGTCAGAAGATGGTTGAGGACTTGAAAAACAGGCTTTCGATCTGCAATTTGCAGTTCATTCCGATTGAAGCCTACCCTACCCGCCCTGATGGAACAGTTTGCAAGGATGCAAACGAGATTCTGGTGCGGTATGGCAAGGAAAAGGTGTTGGAGATGATCGGAAGCGCAGAATCCTGCGAAATTAAGGGTCTGATCGATTTCGCAGATATCCGGCGTAGCGATCCCAACAACAAAGTCCGCATCCCAATCGGTATTCCGGGCTTAGACAAGGCAACAGGCGGTCTTCAAGAGGGTGGAATTACTATTGTGACGGGCGATCCTGGCTCTGGTAAGTCAACTTCGATGGGGATCACGATTATTAATGCAATTGAACACGGTTTCCCAGTCTGTGTGTACTCCGGCGAACTTTCCGCAGAGGATTTTCAGGAGTGGATCACGCTTCAGGCTGCCGGAGATGAGTATGTCGGACTCCGATACGATGATTTCGAGAAGAGTTATGAGCCTTGGCTTGAGGATGACGTGTATAAGCGGATTTGCGAACACTTCAGGGGCAAGCTGAAGGTCTACGACAATGAATTGGATACGCCGGAAGGTATTCTGAAGGCGGTTACAGACCTTTTTGAGGGAGCATTTCGAAGATACGGCTCAAAGTTGTTCTTTGTAGACAACTTGATGAGCCTTGGGTGGGGTTCTTCTGGTGATGACAATGCAGTACAAGGTGAAATCATTCAAACGATGAAGCACTTCGCATTGAAGCACCACGTCCACGTTGTAATCGTTGCCCATCTTCGCAAAACAAGCCCTCTTGGACGGTCAAAAGTAACGCTGAACGATATTGCTGGCAACTCCATGTCCGTAAAGGCAGCCGACAACGTGTTTCTCGTCGAAAATCAGGCATTTAAGGTGCTGAAAAACCGCAAAAAAGGACGTTTCCCGATCACGGAGTTTTGTTTCTGCCCCGCATCAAGAAGAATTTATCAGGCGGATGTCGGAGACACGCTGGTTTGCAATTGGGATCGCAATGGAGCACCTCATCCGGCAAAAAGAGCAGACTCTTTGGACGATTACAAGATCAAGCCACCGCCAGTAACCAACGAACCGATCTAAGGAAGGGAAAAAGTATGAAAAAGAACGAGGTACGTGCAGGACAGAGGGTCAAGTTCGATACCCCGCACGGTATCGAAGAGGGTTATGTGATTTATGACACCTGTTTTGATGTTTATTTTCAGGTGAAAACAGATAAAGGACGCAATCTTTTGCTGTTGCCAGAGGAGTTGACGCTTGTTGAAGAAGACGGAGAGTAATCCCCACTATTCTTTCTCTGCTTTGACCTCTTTTCTCCAGTGCCCGATGAGTTTTTATCTCCATAATATCGAAGGAGTTCCAAGTGATGGTAATGCATTCTCTGATTACGGAAGTTATTGCCACAAACTCTTGGAAGACTGGGAGAAAGGAACGATTCCGCTGTTTGCTTTGGCGGATGAGTATGAGGGAGGCTATCAGAGCAACGTTACCCATGCATTTCCTGCCTTCCCGAAAGGTATGCCTGAGAAATTCTTCCTCGCTGGACTGGAATACTTTGAAAACTTCAGCGGATTCGATGAGGATTATGAAATTCTTGAGGTTGAGAAGAAGTTTTCGATCCAGATCAGAGGACATGAGATCCACGGAATCGCAGACGTTATCTGTCGGAACAAAAAGACAGGGAAGATTGAGGTGATCGACCACAAATCCAAGTCGAAAGCCTCGATGAAGAAAGAATATCAGATTTATAAGAAGCAACTTTATCTTTATGCGATCTACATCAAGCAGGAATACGGTGAGTGGCCGGCAAGACTCCGCTTCAATATGTTCAGAGAGGGCTACTGGATTACAGAAGACTTTGATGAAGCGTATGTGAAGGAGACTGAGGACTGGATTGAGGACACGATCAAGAAGATTGAAGCCACGAAGGACTGGGCGATCTGCCCTAATTGGTTCTTCTGCTTGCAACTGTGCGATGTGATCGGTAGCTGCCCCGCAAGAGATGCGATTGTAACCGGGGCTGCATTCGAAAAGAAAGAGAAGAAAGGTAAAAAGGAAAAGGAGAAAGAGGAAAATGGCGATGCGTGAATTGACCTACTGGATTCCGCTCTACACATTCATCCTGACTTCGTTCTTCGCTCTCGTATTCGGTTATTACCATAACGAGAAGATGATTGAGACCGAGCAGTATGAACTGATGGTACAGCCTTGGAAGCCAATCCTGATTAACTGGGCGATCATTACGATCTTTATTCTGGGGGTGAGTCTTGGAGCATGACCGAGAAGCAGATAAGAACACATTCCGCTAGTGAGTGTCAGAGGATTTACTGTCAGGAGTACGGATTCCCCTGGGTCGCTCCGATTAAGTGTTGCCCTAGGTGTGGATTTGATATCTATGACCCTGAGAAAGGGTACACGAAAGAACAGGCAGCGACTCAGATGATTACCAGCTGTCCCCACTGTCATTACAGCTTTGTCGATTAAAGAAAAGGAGATTCAGTTATGGGTAATGAGTTGAAGGTTTTCCAGAACGAACAGTTTGGTCAGGTACGTGTGATGATGGTCGACAAGGATCCGTGGTTTGTTGCTGCGGATGTGTGCAAGGCACTTGAACTCAAGAACTACAACACGTCTCTCCAGCTTCTTGATGATGACGAAAAAATGACTATCCATAATGTGGATAGTCATTCAGGTCAGCGTGGTGGAGCGCAGTTCACAACACTTATTAACGAAGCAGGACTTTATTCTCTGATCCTTCGTTCCCGCAAGCCTGAAGCCAAAGCTTTCAAGCGTTGGGTAACTCACGAGGTGCTTCCGTCGATTCGTAAGCACGGTATGTATGCGACTGACGAAACTCTTGATAAGATGATCGGAGATCCTGATTTTGCAATCAAGCTCTTTACGACTCTCAAGGAAGAGCGTGAGAAGAATAAGAAGCTTCAGGCTACCGTCGAAACTCAGGCTAAGAAGATCGAAGCTGACAAGCCCAAGGTTCGTTACTATGACATCATTCTCCAGTGTGAGGAACTCCTTACTCCTACTCAGATCGCCAAGGACTATGGCATGAGTGCGATCAAGTTTAACAGGTTGCTTAGTGAACAGCACATTCAGTTCCGTCAGGGTAAGAAGTGGATTCTGTATCAGAAGTACGCAGACCTTGGATGGGGACAGAATCAGACCAGTGAATATTACACGGATTGGGGGTTCAATTGCGACACCGCTCTTCGCTACACTCAGGTAGGACGCAGAGGAATCTATGACAAGCTCAAGGCTAATGGAATTCTCCCGATCTGTGAACGTTAATTAATTTAGAACGGAGTATTGAAATGCCAACGATTGAATTCGAAAACTACCATTCTCACAGTTGTATCAGCAACGGTTCGTCCTTGGCAGATTCCCCGGTTCTCTATGATCAGTACGCAAAGGTATACAAGGAACGTGGAATGCACTGTCTCTTTGCTGTTGAACATGGAAACCGGGGAGACGTATTCCGCTGCTATTCTCTGACAGAACAGTATGCGGAACAGTCTGAACCTTATAAACTCACAACTCTTGCAGGAGCGGAAGCTTACTTTGTAAACGACCGCAAAGCAAAAGATAGAACAAATGCCCATCTGATTCTGATTGCCAAAGATCAGGAAGGTTACTATGAACTGAATGAGATTCTCAGTGAGTCATATGAGACGGGTAAGTATCACAAGAATCGAATCGACTGGGAGTTACTTGAGCGGCTCGATCCAACCCATTTCGTGTGTACTACCGCATGTGTCGCTGGCCCAGTAGGTAAGATGGATGAGAGTGCGGTTTGCAGACTCGCCAGTATCTTCGGTAAGAACTTCTACCTTGAAGTCCAGGCACATCTTCAGGCTGATCAGATTGAGCATAACAAGAAAGTACTCTATCTCTACCATAAGTACGGTTATCCTCTGATCTTTGCTACTGACTCCCATTACATCGACAGCAAGGACAAGATTCTCCGTGATCAGATTCTCCTCTCTTCGCACATTACTTACGAGGACGAAGGAAGTTTCGATTTGTTCCTTCCTACCGCTGAAGAAGCTTACGAACTGATGAAGACTCAGGGAGTACTTTCTGAAGCTCAGATTCGTGAAGCTTTCGACAACACGCTCCAGTTCCGGGATTACCCAGGCGTAACATTTACGCATGAGAAGAAGATTCCGAATATCTATCCCAAGCTTTCACAGGAGCAGAGGGACAAGATGTACTGGACGATGTGTCATGAGAAGTACGAGGAGTTGTATGGAGATACACCAGACGAACAGAAGCTTGCCGAGTACGAAGATCTTGAGAACAACGAACTCCATCCCGTCATCGAAACCCGCACAACAGATTACTTCTTGGATGTTAAAGCCACTATTGAAAAGGGCATTAAATACGGGGGAATCCTTACCCACACAGGAAGAGGTTCTGGCGTGTCGTTTGCTTCCAATCATCTTCTTGGTTTCACGTCAATCAACAGACTCCGCTGTCCAGTAACTCTTTATCCTGAGCGTTTCATTTCTGCGGAACGTCTTAAAGCCGGCAGTATTCCCGATCTGGATTTGAATATCGTAGCTCAAGAACCTTTCCAGAGAGCGGGACGTGAGATATTCGGAGAGTTTAGTTTCCTTCCGATGATTAAGTACGATACGAACAAAGCCGGGGCTGCGTTCAAAATGCTAGCTAGGGCTAATGACATTCCTTTTGAGACAGCGAATCTGGTATCCAAGCAGTTGAAGAGATACGATACTGAACTTGCTTATGCGGATGAAGATGAAAAGGACATGATTCAGCTTGAGGATTATGTCGAACCACGATTCCTTGATCTGGTTAAAGAATCAGAAGCTTACCGTGGAATCATAATGAGGTTTGGCGTACATCCTTGCGCTCATCTGATGGTTCAGGGAGATATCCGCAGACTCTTCGGTACAATTATTATCGACTCAGAACACAGCAAGAAAGACCCAGTAAGATGTGCTTATATTACTGGTGATATGGCTGACAAATTTGGTTATGTTAAGCAAGACCTTCTGATAGTGGAGTGCGTGAAACTTGCAGAGATGGCTTATGAAGCCGCTGGGATTGAGATGCCTACGGTGGATAAGTTGATTGAGATTACTAAGAACGATAAACCTACTTGGGATATCTACGCTAAAGGCTTGACCCTGGGTGTGAATCAGGTCGAGAAGCAGAAGACTTCCGACAGAGTGAAACAGTTCAAGCCCAAAAGTGTGTCTGAGATTTCCGCATTCATTGCTGCCATCAGACCGGGCTTCAAGACGATGCTCAATTCCTTCGTAGCACGAGAACCTTTTACTTACAACATTCCAATCCTCGACAATATTCTCCAGACAAAAGATATGCCTTCCTCTTGGTTACTTTATCAGGAACACATTATGACAATAGCTAAGGTTGCGGGACTGACTCCGGCTGAAGCTTATGTTCTGATTAAGGCGATTTCGAAGAAGAAGAAGAAAGTTATCGAAGAGAAGAAGGAGAAGTTTATCAACGGTCTGACCGAGGTTCTTTGTTCTCAAACTCACGACTCAGTAGAGAAAAACAAAGACATTTCAATGCAAGTATGGCAGATCGTGGAAGATTCTGCGTCCTATATGTTCAACGCTTCTCACTCATTTTCTGTAGCGTGTGACTCGTTATACGCCGCATATGTTAAGGCTCACTACCCTATCGAGTTTTACAAGACTCTGATTACTCTCTATGCGGATAAAGGTAAGAAGGACAAGATCGCTGAAGCTAGGACTGAAGCTTTGAAAGGATTTGGGATCAGGTTTGTACCGCCCAGATTCAGGCAGGACAACAGAACCTTCTCGATCAATAAAGAAGAGAACACAATCTCCGACGTTCTTGTTTCCGCAAAGAGTATGGGTAAGCAGGCGGCTGCCGATCTCCTCAAATACAAGGACTACGATGGAAAGTACTTTGTTGATCTGGCTTACGATATCTCAAGAAACACATCGATCTCCAAGACTATGATGGAGATACTGATCAAGATGGATTACTTCCAGGAGTTTGGTTCTGCGGGTAAACTGATGGGTCTTTGGCAGGAACTCAGGGAAGGCAAGAACAAACTCAATGATAAGTTGATCGAAAAAACATTTAATGCGCGGCTTGAAATCCTGCATGAGATGGAAGACAAGATGCCCGAATCAGAGTTGCCAATGGGTTTCCGCATCAGGTTTGAGATTGAAACGTTTGGTACTCCGATCTCTACATTTCCTGATGCGAGAGGTATGTATGCGGTGACTTCAATCGATGACAAATATGGGATTAAGCTTGGACTTTACAATCTGCGGACAGGCACTGCTGGTATCGTAAAGGTGAAGAAGCCAATCTTTACCGCCCATCCTCTTTATGTTGGCGATGTGCTGCATCTTGATCTCTGGTTGCCACAGCCGGCCTATACATACAAGGATGGTAAACGCCAGAAAATTGAAGGTTCGAAGGAATTATGGATTGAACAGTATACGGTTCTTACTGATCCCGTGTCTGGGGTCAAGGAAGAATAAGAAAGGAATAATAAAATGAATAAGATTTCTTTTCCATACTTTGTAGATGTAGGGTATGGGAATACATTCAACACGGATTGTATTTAGGGTGTAATCAGAGTAGGCACAAGAGGTGCAGATCGTACCCTTGACTGGGCTAAGAAGAACAGAAAAGTCTGGGATTGCCGTATGAATAAGACTCTGAACTCTATCTTCCTGCTGACAAATGGAGATGTGGTTATGTCCCACTTGTCACTGGAGACTGCGAGAAAGCGTCTCAACTCCGGCATTCGACTTGCTGCCGACCCACCCGTCGAAGATAACGAGTGTCGATACACGGAAGTTATTATCCCAGAGACTCCGATTGTATTCCCTAAGCCAGCCCCTAAAGTTATTGACACTGAAGATATTTTTGATGAGGACGATTTCGAGGAGAGTGAAAATGAATGATTGAACTGCAGCCTTGTGCGAGGATTTAGTTTCCGACAACACCAGAACAAGGAGTGGAGATGTAGAAACTGTGTGAGTATGCGGCAAGAAATTGCTACAACACTACAGCTAAGATGACTGAGACGAGCTACCAAAAGATGATCCCCGCCTAGCTTAAAAAAGGACACGAGTCTCCGATTGAACACTCGCTTATGATTGCGGAGATTGTTACTGGGCGAGATGTTATGGCTGAACTGACCAGGCATCGACTGAACAGCTTCTCAATCCGCAGTCAGAGATATGTAGATGAATGCAAGACTGGCGATATTGCATTCTGTGTTCCGCATTTTGAAAGGTACGGAGAAGAGAAAGCCCATGTCCTGTATAGTCTCTGGAAAGAAGATTGTTTAGCTTGTGAGGAAAGCTACAAGTATCTGAAGGAAGCAGGAGCGATTAATGAGGACGCACGTAAGGTTCTGATTAACTCTACTGCTACTCAGATCATAATGAGCGGTAACCTTAGATCCTGGAGACATGTATTTCAACTGCGGACAGCGAAGGATGTGTATCCTGAGTGCAGGATCGTTATGTGTGAGTTGCTCGAAAAAGCCAAGCTGATGTATCCCACAGTGTTTGACGATATTATTCCTGATGCAGCAGAGGAGAACGACGATGGCAATAGTAAAGAATCCTAACACGGAATTCCGCAAAGGGCTGAAGAAGCGGATCAAGTCAAATGGCGGTTATTGCCTGAATAAAGAGAAAGGCAATAAGGATAACAAGTGTCCGTGTAAAGAGTTTAAAGAGACTGGGGAATGTGAATGCGGGATGTACGTTACAATCCCCGACGAACTGCTTGGAGAGGAGTTCACAGAAGATGATTAAGTTTGAAAAGGTTTCATTTGAACAGTTTTGTCATGATTTTGTAGTGATGACTGGTGAGAATAACGAGTTTGATGAGCAGACTATCCGTGGGATTTATGATTCGATTCAGCTTCCCAAGCGCAGTACTTCTCAGTCTGCCGGATATGATTTCTTTACTCCGTATCTGTGTCAGATTCAGACAGGGTGTGACGCTCGTATTCTCACAGGCATTCGTGCCATTATGGATCCAGGTTATGTGCTGATGATTTATCCCCGCTCAAGTCTGGGGATTAAGAGCGGTGTTACTCTTGCAAATAGCACCGGGATTATCGATGCCGACTATGCAAATGCTAAGAACGAAGGACACATCCACATTGTACTGACTGCGAAGGAGAGTCCAGTAAAGCACTTTGTTACTCTTGCTCAGGGTGACAGGGTTGCCCAGGGTGTGTTCCTCAAGTTCTTCACTACCGACGATGATGCGGCTGATGGTGTGAGGACTGGTGGCATGGGTTCTACTGGTAAGTAAGATGTATATCTGGCATAACACAAGAGGTAAAGCGGATCAGTACTTTATTTGCAAAGGACAGAGAGTACTGATCCAGATCCCTAAATGGCTTGGAATGTTATTAATTAAATTATAAGAGGTGTTGTATTTATGGCTGAAAACATGGATTTTGATCCTATGAGTATCTTTGGAACTATGTTCCTTGATGCGATTGTCAACTTGAACGAAGATGAAATGGACAAGATGTCTGAGGTGTTCTCTTCCGCCGCTAATCGACTGGCACAGGAACAGAAGGAAGCCGAAGAAAAAGATAGTAATAAGGAAGAAGAACTTCCTTGGAACAAAAAGAAGTCGACCGATGAGAAGGAAGAAGAACTTCCTTTCTGTGATGGCGATTGTGCGTCCTGCGAAGATCTTCCTTCCTGCGATGGAGACGATGAGTCTTGCGATGAAGAGGACGAGGAAGAAGCTGAGTATCCTATGAAGGACTTTGACGTGGATAAGATTTATATGAGCAAGAACAAGATGACTGTTGTTTGGATGGACGGCACGAAGACCCACGTTGTTAATACCTTCGAAGAGAAGATGACTCCTTGGACAGGGTTCTGTGCTGCTGTTGCTGAACGTCTGTACGAGTCGAAGGAAACGGCTCTGATGCAGCTTGAGTATGGTCTGGATCGGGGTGCAGTGTAATGATCAAGGTTTATTCTACTGGGTGTCCGCAGTGTCTTCTTCTCGAAAAGATGTTGAAAGATAAACATGTAGAGTACGAGATCATTAGTGACGAGGAGAGCTTGATGAAGCTCTCCTCTCCTAGCGTCCCTCAGATGGATTTATGTGACGGAACTCCGATTATGTTGTTCCCCCAAGCTCTACAGTATGTAAGGGGGCTTTGATATGGCTATTGCACCAAATTACGAATTAAGAAGAAAGAACATTAACTTTATCAACAAATTTATTGGTGCTCAGAATACCGCATCAGGTAGCGAAGTAGATGCTAACTCTAATGTCAGCGGAAAGAATATCGCTACTATGTCCCCTGAAGTACACAAGAAAGAGAACATAAAAACCAACCGCCTGATGATGTACGATAAGCTGAAGGAAATGTACGGCGAGACTATTGCCGATAAGTACATTGAACAGCTTGAGAAGCATGAGATTTATACACACGACGAAAGTACTTTCCCTTTTGCGGGTGTTCCTTATTGTGCCTCCATTACTCTGTATCCTTATCTGTTTGACGGAATGACAAAGCTCTCCGGCACAACGATTGCTCCGAAGAATCTTGACTCATTCTGCGGTGGGTTTGTAAATCTCGTATTCGCTGTGGCTGCACAACTTAAAGGTGCGGTTGCTACGCCTGAGTTCCTTTCGTATATGGATTACTTCCTGAGAAAGCAATACGGAGATGATTATTATCTGAGAGCAAACGACGTGGTTGATTTGTCTAACAGACATGCAACTATCGATATGGTCATCACAGATCATTTCCAACAAGTAGTGTACAGCATTAATCAGCCCGCTGCTGCTCGTGGTTCCCAGTCAGTTTTTTGGAACGTGGCATATTTCGACAAGTATTATTTTAATGCGCTTTTTGAAGACTTCGTTTTCCCTGACGGTACACCGATGCAGTGGGAATCCGTTAGTTGGTTGCAGAAGCGGTTTATGAAATGGTTTAACAGAGAGCGACTCAAAGAAGTCTTAACTTTCCCCGTGGAGACCTTATCACTTCTTAATGATGGCAAGGATTTCATGGACAAAGAGTGGGCTGACTTTGCTGCCGAGATGTATGCGGAAGGACATAGTTTCTTCACATACACAAGTGACAGTGTTGATTCTCTTGCAAGCTGTTGCCGTCTTCGTAACGGTATCACAGAGAACCAGTTCTCATATACTCTTGGTGCTGGCGGTATTTCTACTGGCAGTAAGTGCGTGATCACGATGAACCTGAACCGTCTTGTTCAGAATAGAATGTGTGAACTCATGGACTGCAAACCGGGTGAAGAAGATATTGGTGAAATCAGAAGCGATAGTAACTTTGAACAGAACCTTAATGATATCTCTTATGCGGTAACAGAACAGACAAAACTTATCCATATGTATCTTTCCGCATATAATGAGATTGTTTTGGATATGACCCGTAAACATATGATCTCTATTTATGACGCTGGGTTTATTAGTCCTGAGAAAGAATATCTTACTGTCGGGATTAATGGTGCGGTTGAAGGTGCTGAGTATCTGGGTATTGACATCAGCAATAACGAGAAGTACAAGGCTTACATTAATGCGATCCTTAAACCTATCTATGAACTAGATAAGAAGGATAAAACCGCAGATAGAATGTTTAACTGTGAATTTGTGCCAGCGGAGAACCTTGGAGTTAAGAATGCCAAGTGGGATAAGGAAGATGGATATGAAGTGCCTCGTCCCTGTTACAACTCTTACTTCTATATTGTAGAAGATGAGAAGACGAACCCAATTGATAAGTTCAGGCTTCACGGCAGAGAATTTACTCAGTACCTTGATGGCGGTTCTGCTCTGCACTGTAACCTCAGCGAACATTTGAGTAAAGCCCAGTATGAATTCCTGCTGAGATATGCCATTGTGACGGGTTGTAATTATTTTACCTTCAATATCCCCAATACAATCTGTAATGACTGTGGTCATATTTCGAAGCACAAGCTTGAGAGATGTACCAAGTGTGGCTCTGAAAATCTTGACTACGCTACAAGAGTAATTGGATATCTTACCCGTATCTCAAAGTGGTCTGCCGATAGACAGATCGAACAGGCGAAACGCTACTATGCTCCGTCAAATTGTGTCTGATAACCGTTAGAGGAGAATGTAATGATTTATTGTGCCGGATATACTGTTTCATTTCAGGAAGTACCAGATGAGGTGAGTCTGGTACTCCTGATTTCTGATTGTCAGCATCATTGCCCCGGTTGTCACTCACCAGAGCTTCAGAAGAAAACAGGGAAAGTACTTAGCGAAGAATATATTGACAAGCTTCTTTCTGAATATAAATCAGGCGTTAGCTGCGTCTGTTTCATGGGAGAAGGGGATAATCTTCCTGAGCTTTGTCGCTACGCTAGATACATTCATTCCGCTTACAATCTGAGGACTTGTCTTTATACGGGGACTGATGAGGTGACATGTTTCAGTAAGTGGTTTGACGATATAAATGGAAGTCTTGATTATCTGAAATGCGGGGAATACATTGCCGATCTTGGTGGGTTGGACTCCCCTACTACGAACCAGAAAATGTATAAGCTTGAAAGATTTGATGGTGAGTTTCGGATGATGAATATTACTTCAAGATTTCTCAAGAATTACAATTGAGGAAACTTATGAATAATACACTTTGCATTAAATAGGGGTTTGTTATGTGGAGAAAGTTTTACGATGGATGGTTTGAATACTACTACAATATTGAAACTGGTGAGCGTAAATTCAAACTTGAGCCTAGCGATAAATTGGTGGATTAAATAGGAGGATAAAACATGAAGGTTATGTTATCTCAGCCGATGGCTGGAAAGACAGATGAAGAAATCGTAGCAACCAGAGAACGAGCAATAAAAGTGCTTGAAGCGAAGGGCTATGAGGTTGTGAATACCCTGTTCACGGATGAATGGTATTCCAATGAAAAGATGAAAGAGCGTGGCGTGGTTCAAATCCCGCTGTGTTTCCTTGCAAAGTCTCTTGAAAACATGAGCCTGTGCCATGCAGTCTATTTCTGCAAGGGGTGGGAAAATGCCAGAGGATGTAAGATTGAGCATGATGCCGCTGTCGCATACGGGCTTGAAATCATTTATGAGGAATGACACATGGAAAACAATCTTGAATATTGCGAATGCGAATGTTGCGGAAGGCTTGTGATTTGTAGAAAAATAGATGGCAAAATGTTATGCGACCGATGTTTCACAGAATACAAAGTTATTCACTGGAGCAAATCAAAGGACATGTATGACGAAACAAGAGGCTATTAATGAGATTGAAGAATATTTACGTGATGCGGATAAAGCAATCTCAGAAGACGAAGAGTATATCAGGGGCTGGAAGTCCGCTATGTTAACAGCCCTTGAGATTGTGTATAAATTACAAAGCACCGGGGATGAGGATGAATGAGCCTTGACAAAGCTATTAAATACGGCAAGGAACACCGCAAACAGTACTACGGTAGTAAGGCTTTTGATAAGACTTGTCGGAATCACGGAAGCTGTAAGTGGTGCGAAATGAACAGAAAGCATAAATTCCGTGACAAACATCCGCAGGACAAATATCCGCAGAAAGAAAGTAAGTATGACATGAGGTGAGAAGAATGAATGTTGTTGTTATTACGTTGAAGGACGGTAAGGTTGATATTACCAAGGAAGAACTCGAAAAGATGTAGAATGATGCGTATGACAGGGGATATCGTAAAGCAAAGAATGAGGTATGGGCTATAACCTATCCTACATATCCTTACGTAAGTCCTACTTGTGGGGAGACTGTAACCAACATTACAGTAGACTCCGATAAGATTACGCTCAACCCAGATTTGCAAACTCACTCTACTAAGATTACATGTTAAGGAGAAATGAGAATGGCGGATGAACAAGCATTAAAAGTTGCCAAGACAATAAGGACTCCGTACATGGAACACCCGGAGAGAGAACTCCGCTATCAACATCTGTGAAATCCATAGGAGTTGCGTGTGATTGAAACTGCACACTCCGCCATCTATATTTAAAGGAGATAACTATGAACGATAATATTCTTTAGGGCGTAATGCCCGACGCTCCCGTCGTAGAAAATGAACAGGGTGGCAAGCAGTCTGCTTCGCCGTATGCATTCGAATTGCTCCCGCCTTCTGCTCTTTTGGCGGCTGCCGAGGTTGCCAGACAGGGAGCAGATAAGTACGGTGAGACTTTAGAAAGTAGGAACTATACAAAAATTCCCTACGAATCCCATCTCAACCATGCAATCGCCCACATCTATGCATATCTCGCAGGAGACAGAAGTGACGAACATCTTGCCCATGCTATCGTAAGACTTATGTTTGCTTATGATACTCGTCCTGAGAAAGTTGGTCTATAAGAATGGATATGGAATAGACAACAGGACAAGTATCCGCATATGAGAATGAGTCCCCAACCATCCTGCTTTTCTGTGCGGATTAGTCCCTGAGATGCCCAGGGTTTGCGTAGCTTGAGTTTAATAAGGAAACAAAAGAAGTAAAGCTACTCCGCAAATCCAATGTAGATAATCATGGAGCGAGGAAAGCACACGGACAGATGCTGGCTGAGATAGCCTAGGAAATCAAGAGCTATCTCAAGTCCGCAGAAGGAATGGTACTAGTTAGAGAGCGGGGGTTCTACAGAACTCCGAATGAAACGATAGCTCTGGCTAAGGTCGCTGGGATTGCAGACCTTTATGCGTACAGTTATAAACAGGCAACCTTCGACGAGATCGCCCCGGTGTCCATCAAGAAGACAGTGACGGGCAACCATAAAGCAGACAAGGATGAGGTGGCTCGTTGTGTTGAAAGGTACGTTGGAGTACAGCAGTATAAGACCGATGATGAGTCTGATGCTGTAGCCGTGGGGATCGCTTGGCTGATCCAACAGGGATACCTAGAGAAAATTTAATAGGGCGGTTAATTTCCCTAGAAAAAGGGAGCGTTATATATAGTGAGGAGCGAGTGAAAACCCGCTCCTTTTTCTTATCTAAAAACACGGGAGAAAGGGGGCTGCGTGGATGACGAACATGGAAGCGTTCAAGCGACTGACGCTCGATACCGTTGACCCAGTGATCTTTATGGAATGGTAGTGTTCAGTACAGAAGTCCTGCGACGGATGCAAGTTCAAAGAACGTAAGCCCGAATGGTACACAGGGCCTTGCATCTGGTACTGGTAGGAACAGGAATTTGAAACAGGAGTTGACGATCTTGAACGAACGGATGATTAACCTCTTTACCCACACAGATCTTGATGGCTTGGGATGTTCCGTACTGATACATCTGCATGCTGCCCAGACCTATAACACTTCCCTCTCCGTTGCCTATTGTGACTACGACAATATTAATAAGAAGGTTTCCGACTTTATTGATCTGCTTGTGATGAGCGACGAAGCCGGAGTAACCAAGCCGACTCATAGGGAAATCATTATTACCGATCTCAGTCTCGACGAAGAGACCGCCAAGAAACTGGATGACTACTGCCTTGCCCATTCCTTCACGACAACGATCCATCTTCTCGACCATCATAAGACGGCTGAGTGGATGAGCGAGAAGTATCCCTGGGCATACGTGAATACTCATCCTGAAGTCTGCGGTACATCCCTTGTCTACGACAAATATTTCCATCAGTGTCTCGACGCTCTGGATGAGTTTGTGAATGCGGTGAGTCTCTACGATACATGGCGGTTCGACCAGAACAAGCTCTGCCTTTCCAAGCAGTTGAACTATCTCGCTTATCTGTATGAGCATGAGGAGTTTGTAAATTACGCTATCGGTCAGATTGTTAACACTGATGCGTATGGGATGAGGATTTGCAGTCCGCACTTTGTTCTGTCTGACGAACTCTGGGGCATTACCTACAGTTACGATCAGCGGGTTCAGAAGTACATTGATCAGCGGGTTGCTCAGTCAAATACCATCTTCGTCAACAACTACTATTCCGTAGCAGTTGCTACAGCCTCTGGTCATTATTCTCAGATCGGAAATAAGTTGGTTGAGAAGTATCCCGATGCCGACTTTGCGATTGTTCTGGATTTTGAGAACGGCAAGGCTCATCTGCGTGGCGGAGAGAAATGCCCTAATCTTGGAGAGTTTGCCAAGAAGTACGGCGGTGGCGGACATCCTAAAGCGGCTTCGTTCCCGTTTGCGATTGACGATCATGACATCAAGGACATCCTGTTCCGTGACAATATTTAAAAAGGAAGTAAAAAGATGAAGCTTGGAAGTTTGTTCGATGGATCAGGGGGATTTCCTCTTGCTGGGACTATGAACGGCATTGAGCCTGTCTGGGCTTCGGAGATTGAACCGTATCCGATCAGTGTTACTTCTGCGAGGTTTCCGCATATGAAACACCTTGGAGACATTACCAAGATCGACGGGTCTCAGATTGAGCCAGTGGATATCGTCTGCTTCGGGAGTCCGTGTCAGGATATTTCCACTGCCGGAAAGATGGTGGGGTTGCAGGACGGAAAGCGTTCCAGTCTTTTCTTTGAAGCAATCCGCATCATAAAAGAAATGAGGGATGCAACTAATGGAGAGTATCCAAAATATGTCTGCTTCGAAAACGTGCCGGGAATCTTCTCGTCCAACAAAGGCGAAGACTTCCGTGCGGCTCTCGAAAACTTCTGCTCGATCAAAGGCGGAGAAGTTTCAATTCCTCTCCCTGAAAAAGGGAAGTGGCAACCAGCGGGAGCCATCATGGGAGATGGGTACACAGTGGCTTGGCGGACAGTCAATGCAGTTTACTGGGGAACACCCCAGCGTAGACGTAGAGTGTACGCTCTCATCAATCTTACAGACGGATCTGCCGAATCTTGCTCGTTACTGTTTGAGCAAGAGAGCATGCCAGGGAATTCTCCGACGGTCGAGGGAACGTGGGAAAACGCTTCCCGATATGTTGCGAGAAGCACTTGAAGAGGTGGTCAACGATGGAGAAGAAGAAGGTAATCAGCCTTGAAGGTAACGGCTCACGCCCTTCCCATCGTGGCACAGGCTACTCTGAAAGCGGAGAGATGTTCACGCTGAACACGATTGACCGACACGCAGTTTGTTACCCTGTTGATTCTCACCCGATGGACGGAAGAATCAGTATTGCGGAAGACGGTGTAGTCCCAACGCTGACTGATAAGTTGAGGAAAGGGAGCGCAGATGGGCCTTTGGTTCTGATCTACCGCCCTACATCCTGCAACTGTACGGGCTACGAAGAATCCGAAACTTCCGCAAGCCTCACTACTAAATACCATTACGGTCAGGGCGGAGACGCTGCGTTGATTGTACAAAGGAGTCCAGATGAGATGAAATCATATGCCGTAGAAAACCATCCCGCTGACAGCAGAGTAAAGATTTGTGAAGACGATAAAGTCCAGACCCTCTCCTCAAGGATGGGGACTGGTGGAAATAATGTCCCGCTTGTGATGCATGTGAGAGAGGGAGAAGAAGACATGGAATACTACGATATGCAACGGATTGGAGAGTACGGTAACAGCGGAACAGCAAGCACTCTCAAACAGCGGGACTATAAAGATCATACCGATCTGATCGTCGATAAGAATAAGGATCGTAAATATATTATCCGCCGTCTTACGCCAACGGAGTGTGCAAGACTTCAGGGTTTCCCTGACTGGTGGACAGAAGGAGTCAAGGGTTCTGATTCAGCGGAGTATCGCATGTGGGGCAACGGTGTCTGTCTTCAGAATTGCTTTTATATCTTGAACCGCATCGTGGAATATGAGAAGCGGAAGCAGAATTCTCCCGGCGTGAAAGAAACTCCTTACGCCCTTTATAAATTCAGCGGATATATGGGTGAGCTTCCGACTGATCCTAATAAGTATCTGCTGATCGCCGGAAACGTAGCAGACGATGACGAAGCCTGTAAACTTATCCGCAAGAGAGAAGACACTATCCCCTATCTCCGAATGATGGGGCCGGATATGGACACAGGAAGCTACTGGTTCGACTTCGGTTCTTACACACAATTCTATCTGCTGACTAAGAATTATCTGGGGTGATGAGAATGGAAACAACATTCGATTACACGACGAAAGAGGTTGCTTACTTCTCCTCTGATGAGAACCGTTGGATCAAGAAGATCAGGAGTCTCGCTGAACAGTATCCTGATCTCGTGCGGATTACTCAGAACCCAGAAACAAATGATCACTGTATTTGTGCAGAAGTTCCTGTTTCCTGGTTCAAACTTTCTCCCCCTAGGAAAGTATTAGTCGACGATAAAGGACGAGCAGATCGTATCAGAAACTTACAACTCGCCAGAGAAAAGAAGGCAGAAAAGAAAGCCAGAGAAGGAGCGGGGCAATGACAGTAACCACTTACACGGCAAGGGGAAACAATTCCGCTATTAAAGTTCGTAGGCTGCCCAAAAAAGTTCTGCTGAATAATCTCTACTTCAGGTACGACAAGGGCGAGAAAGCTTATATCTACGAACAGGACTTGAAGAGTGCACCGGGACATGTGTTCTGTTTCTGCATTTACAGTGACGGAGAGTGGTTCATCAGAGTCTACGATGGATACGGTAATACATCTCATTATCAAGATGTGCTGCGTGATCTGGTTGACTCGTCACCGACTGAGTACAGACAGGCGATGCGTATCAGGCGTGAAGTTGAACAAATAATGACATGGCTTACTGTTCAGCGGGTTATTACAGGACATGTTCCGGGGGCGATTATATGATTGAGAAAACGATCTACATTACAGATGACGGGCAGGAGTTCGAGGACGAGGACGAAGCCAGAAAACACGAGAACAGCAGTTTCCTGAATCGTGTCCATGTTGCGTTTCTGGGCGAAGACAAGAAACCTTCAAATTATGCAGACATTAACGACACAAGCATTATTATTATCTGCGATATATCAGATGAAGATTTGAGTACGCTATATAAAATTCTCGAAGACGAGATTGGTTATGACATGAGTCGGTGGATGTTTACTCCGCATTCATTGATTTACTGGGATAAGTACAAAGATAAATGGACTGCATGGGGAGCGGAAAGCGAAGCACAACTTTCGTATCTTCAGTCTCTTAAAGAACTGTACGAGAAGGTGAAGCCTGATGGAGACACGTAAAGAGATTTACTGCAACATCTACGGTGGTTGGGAGAAGGCTAAAGTCCAGAACGAGAAGCGGGTTTACTGCTCCCACTCCGATGAATGTTCTTTGTATCAGAAGGGAATGTGCGCTGGGCTTCCGGGAATCTTCAAGTCTGATTGTCCGTATAGTCGAATTGAGACTTATCCAGGCTATTCACAGAGAGCCATGAAGTATACCGATTGGGCTAAGTCAATTAAGGAGCGGGATACTTTTAATGCTTTGAAACCTACGACTGGGTACTATATCGCAACCGTAGGAACAAAGATGATGAGTACGATGTACTGCGGAATCTACTACGATGAGGAGTACAAAAGGTGGAAGGGGCCGAATCTGTTTGGTGGATTGACTACAGTTCTTGAGTGGGAAGAGGTTACTTCCGAGCTTCTGTATCAGCTATACAAATATGCTCCATTTTCCATTTTTGATTCCGCTCCAGTAAAAGGTTGGCAAGACCATCGGAAAGTCTGGTTCAATGTTCTCGCTCACACATATCCTGAGAAGTATAAACAGTTCCTTGCGGATTACCCCGATGTTGATCTGAGCTACAGCCACATCGGTATGAGAGCTAAGATCGGCGAACTGAGAGATGGAGCGGTATTCAAATCCGGCAACAACACATGGACAATTACTGGGGATAAGGTTGTTTGTGATGATTATCACGGCGGACTGTATGCGTTCTATGGAGCTGCCCCTAGCACACGCTATGAACTGACTTGTAACCTGGCGGATATCGCAGAGATTCCGATCACGATTACGAGTGACGATCAGGTAGATGAAGAGACAACCTACCTTTAAGGAGAGTTTATGGATGACAATTACGCTTGGTATCACGAGTTAAAATATCAAATCCATCAATGGAAATCGACCTTTTATCTGAAGTTGAGCGGTGTATTCATTAAAATTGCTTCCTTCTTTTCCGACGCTGCGGACAAACATATTGAGGGCATGAAAGAGTATGCCGCGATGTTGAAAAGATCCGCTATGAAAAAGGAGATGATTAAGTGGATTACACAGAAAGAGTCGACGGATTCCAAATCAGAGACCTCACCTACTTCTTCCCAAGAAAAGAGCGGGAAACACGGATAAAGAACTTCGATATTGTGAAGTGGCAAAGCTTCAGTACTCCGCATAAAACGTTTGCCTATAATGACAAGACCAACAAGATTGAGGATACAATGGTTAATGAGAGTTGCTACTCAATAGCTACTCTGGACTGGAATGAGAAAGAAGACGATTTCGAACTGAATCCAGTCGGCTTGAGAATATTCACATCAGGACTTACTCAAGCTGCGATGGATATGATTGTGCGGTTTGCAAAAGTAAAGGCTAGGGAGCTTCAGAGCGATGGCTAACAGACGAGTAACCAACTGCCCCAACTGTGGGGGTCCGCTTCCTGTCAGCGGATTGAAGTGTCAGTTCTGCGGAACAAGAGTTGTTGATTTGACAATGATTGATTTCGAAGAAAAAGATCCAACGATGTATGTGTTCAGGTTACCGAGCCGCATGGTTACACAGACAGGAGTCGGCGAAGGATACTATTACTTCTCAGTCTGGGCTAGACCAGAATTGCTCAACCTCAACAATGAGTGTGAGACTAGAGAAGTTACTGCGATAGGGCCTACAGGGGTAGAGCATTTTTCTCTCCCAACAAAGAGATCAGTATCTTTCGACCTGACGTTGAAGGCTTATGAAAATCCTGAGACTCGTGAGATATTCAAGGTTTTATACAAGGAGTAAAGATATGGTAAAGATTGTGAAACATACTGAGGGAGACACCCGGACAGCGACAAAAATTCCTACGATTACCGAGTTCAATGAAGCGAATGAATCGCATTACCGTGATGTAAACAACGTCGCAAAAAGGTTCTGGGAGATGGCAACAAAGCAATTCTCGTCGCACGATCATACGAAGCGGTTTGACCCTGAGCGCAGCGAGTTCTACCGTGACCTGTGTTCCGCAATTGACGGGATGCTGAAATTCGACAAAGGGACATGGTATCCCAAGCACTGCAAACTGGAACGCCATCATCTCGACGAGAATGTTCCGCTGGGAGTAAACATGATCGACGTACTCGAAATGATTTTTGACCGTGTTGCTGCGGGGATGGCAAGAGGGGGTACGATCTACCCCATCAAACTCCCAGAAGATGTTCTTAACCAGGCTATCCAGAATACGGTTGAGATACTTAAAGATGAGATTGAGGTAGTCGATGGCGAACACGACAAGTCTTAAAACATTTATCCTCACACGGTTGGATGACATGAGAATGTTTGCGGATATCACTCTGCATCCTGTTGTCAGCCCAGATAACTGGAGTGTGTATTCCGATTTGTGCGATCTGATCGACAATACAAGGAATGAGATTGAAAAGAATTACAGCGAGGAAGCAGAGGGCTAAGGAATGATTATCAGTGTAAGCACAGGATTAAAGATCATTGTTGCTTTGATCCTGATCGCAACCATAGCAAGCATGTTCATAATGATCGAAGTAACGCACGACCGATATAATGGATGGCTTTGCAGAGGAATTAAACATTTCAAGTGCGGAGCTATTCACGGTCACGTTTATCACAATGGAGAATGTCTCCGCTGCGGTAAACAGGAACATCAGGAGAAACGACATGAATAACGATACTTGGATAGAGATCTTCCTTGCCGTGGTAGCTATTATCCTACTGGGCATCAACTGGTACATCAGTAGTAATGGCGATGATGAAGTTGATGTAATGGACGAGGATTTTGATCTGGATGAGGATTTGAATGACTGAGATTATTAGAGATATCGTGACCTTCATTACCGTATTTCTGTTCCTCGCTGGTGTTGCCCTCTTCGGTTCGTTCTTCGGATACAGGAAGAGAGCCGAAGAAGAAATGACTGACTATTACAAAGCACAGCAGAGACAGTACAACGAAGGTCATCGGAACGGATTCGACGAGGGTAGGAAGAGGACGGTTGATAATCTGGTTAAGCTTGGATACATCAGCCGGAAGCAAGCCCAGAAGTTATACAGGAAATGGGATGAGTTAAAGTGACGGAACGAGAAGCCTTTATTTTACAGTTCGAAGAGCAAGTAAATGCTATGTGGCGTGGTACTTCTAAGAACTTCGTTGTTCTCTCTCCTTTCGAAGCGTTGACGATATTGAGATTTCTGAAGGAGCGGGAAGAGCCTGAACCCATACAGTGGATTCCAATGTACAGAGGACACAAAGTTGACTGGGTTTGTCCAGACTGTACAAAGTTACTGTATCCGGGCATCGAAACCAAATACTGCGCCGTATGTGGTGCACGGATAAATAAAAAAGGTGAAGAAAAATGAGATTAATTGATGCCGACAAATTGATGACGGATGTACTCTGTCTGACAAATACAGAAAGCAATTCCAGATTTGTCGAATAGCTGACGAGTCTTATCGCAGACGCTCCGACTGTTACGCTTTATGATCGGAAGGAAGGAACATGGATTCTTGATCCAGACGGAATGGATTGGGGTATTCCAGGGTGGATTTGTTCAGTCTGCCGTAGTCGAAACGATGGGCTGCCGACCGGGGAAGATATTACTCCTGAAAACATTATGCGGTGGTCGGACAGTAAGTTCTGTCCTCACTGCGGAGCGAAAATGTTGAAGGGAGCATACAGGATTTATCCGCATGTAGACGGGGTGTTCTGAAATGGGTTGGATATATGGACTGATTTGCCTTGGAGTGGTTACTTCCCTTGCTCTTGGTTATCTCTGGGGTTGGAGTCGTAGCTTTGATAAGCAAGAAGAAGCTTACAAAGAAGAGTACGAACGAAGATATAGGATCGGATATGAGAACGGATTCCAAGCCGGGAAGAAATATGTATACGACATGATACAAAGTAAGAAATATCTTACTAAGCATCAGATAGAAAAGATGGAGCGAAGATGGATAAGAGACAACTCAGGAATAATCTTGCGTGTTACGAATCCGACGCTAAAGTCAACCCGGACTTTAAAATAAGCGGACAAATCGTAATTGACATGATCGAGTATTTGGATTCTCTGAAACCAGTAAAGCCTAATCTGGCACAGATCGAAGGATACGGGTTGTCCTACTACAGATGCTTCTGCCCAAAGTGTGGTAACCACGTAGGCTATGTGATCAACGGCAAGGTAGTAGGTGTAGGTATGGGATATGAAAAGTTCTGTAGCAATTGCGGTCAGGAGATTGATTGGGATGAGTTCAGCTGAGTATGAATTTGTTTACGGTGTAGCTAATGGAGAAGATAACGTCTTTATCGTATCCAAGTCAAAGTTCAGTGAGATCGAAGCTGATAAGTTGTTCGTCGAAAAGCAAAAGCTTCCGCTTGAAAAAGCCAGAAAGATAACTGGTTGGTTCTATTGTGGATTCGCCTATAACGAAGACAACGAAGAAGTTTTAGGATGTTGGTTCAGTAGGAAACCGCTTGGCAGATGCGCTCAGGAAGTATACGCCTACGTTTATTGAGGAGATGAGTGAGATGTGCTGGCTTAAAGACGGATGTCCGGGGAAGACCGCTGCATGTTACAACTGCCAACCAACTGACGAGGGCTGTCCAGTCTATCGTTGGTTCAGAGAACTGATCCTTGAGAAAGAGAAGAAGATCGATGAGAAACTGGCGTGATGATCCGATAACGGAGAAACAACAGCAACTCATTAATGATATGCGGGAGTTTTCAGAGTATCCCCTTCCCCTGTTCTCCGGGACTACAAAAGGTGAAGCGTGTGATTATATCGACAAATGGATCAGCAAGTCACATGAGACGGTACTGGATTGTTGGGATACATCGCAAGGTATACCGTGACGATCATTTACCTGACACTACGAAAATGATCAGAGGTTGAGTGAGATGCGCTGTAAAGAAGATGTGATAAATAGTCTTGAGATTTGCTTGTACCCGCCATCGAAATGTGAGAACTGCTCGTATTACGAAGATGAAGAATGCAACGACGATCTGTGCAGAGACGTATTGGAGTTGCTGAAGAAACAGCCTGAGATCGTACATTGCAAAGATTGCAAACATCTCTTTGACGGAGAGAACGACGAGAACTGCTGCGCTGTACTGATGGAGAAAGCTCGTTGGATTATTCCGATACAGGTTGATCCCAATTGGTTCTGCGGAAGCGGAGAAAGGAAAACCCAGGATGGATAAAGCTGAGATTATCCGTAGGCTTGAACAGATATCAAGCCACGCCGTACATACGGTTGGCGAAGAGCCTTTCGTTATGAGTCTCGATGACGGGATAGCGATTAAGGAAGCTATTAATTTGATTAAGCAACAGCCACAGTGGATCAGCGTGGAAGACAAGTTGCCAGGCAAATGCACCAACTATCTTGTGTATTTCGGAAAAGGTATCGGAACGACAACGAAAACAGCAGTCTGGTTGCCAGAAAAACGAATATGGAAGGGCGCAGAAGCATACAGTACATTAAACGGCATAACGCACTGGATGCCAACACCAAGACCACCTGAAGAGGAGAAGCAGGATGGCTGACAGAGAAGAAGTGCTGAAGGGGCTTGAACATCACAGACACCTTGAAGCAAGCCGCAATGAATTAGGCCATGATGAATGTTTCGATTGTCCGTATAGGCCGTACGGGGAAGATACATGCGCTTCGTTGGATCGCATGATTGATGATGCTCTGGAACTGCTGAAAGAGCAGGAAGCACAGATCGAACGGTTAGAGCATGATTTGGCTGTTACTCAAAACAATCTGAATTATTACGTGAATGGGAATGATTAACAGAAAGGCGGTGAAGTTGGAATGACTGATAGAGAAACGATTATATACGGAATAAAGGCTGACTTGAAAGGCGATTGTTCCTCATGCCCGTACTCAGAAGAGAATGCGAAAAAGACTGGTACTTATAAGGAAGGCAGATGTATCGGTCATCTGTTAGAGGATATTCTGGAATTCCTTGAAGAGCCGCCAGAAGAAAGACTTACCTACGACGAGAAGATGGATATGTTAACCACTCTGTGGAAAGGTTTTGATCTTACTGACCACGAGTACATGACGCTGAGAGATAGATTGTACAAGAAAGCAAAGTTGAAAGGCGAAGTCGTATGAGCGATGTTAAAGAAGTTATAAGTGGATTGCAAGAGCTTCGTGGATCAGTAGAAACAATGGAACTTTTATCAGAGACTGTCTCTTTGCTGAACAGATACATACCTCTTCAGCCGATAACAAGACTGGATATGGATGGATGGACAGAATACTACTGCGGTAGCTGTAAACAGTATCTTCTGAATTATAAGCCTGGGTTGAATATACAGCTTGATTATCAGAAGTACTGCTGCGTATGTGGGCAGGCGGTGAAATGGGAATGAAAGTCAGCTATTGCGAGAAATGCAAATGTTACGAGCGTAGAAAATGGAGCGATTATTACACGCCGAAGAATTATCACCCAATTGGAATGAGCCACGGATATGGATATTGTAAATTGTATTGTATGCGATGCAGTGAAATCAAGCCGTACATTTGCAGCGGAAGATTGCTGATTGATGAGCGGGACGGGCGGTGAAGTGGGATGAGTAAGACTTATATTCCTCTGGATATACAATGCTTTTGGTGTAATGGGCGAATGAAACGTGGAGTTTCACACTCTGGTTCTGATTTCGACCATGTGACTTACTTCTGCAAGGACTGCGGTGCTGTCTCACATTTTGCAGTCAATCATAAATTTCCTATCGATTCAATTAGCGTTGAGTATCTTACGACTAAGAAACCGGGTGAAGAACACGATGACTGATGTTAGTAAGACAATCGCAGAGCTTGAAGGAATCGCTGATTATTTCTTCGACATTTATGCCAAAGATAGAAATAAGGAAGCGGAACGAAGAATGCTTACTGTTGACCGGGCAGTAAATATTATTCGGTCACAGAGAACCGCACTTAATGAAATCGCAGACATTGTAAAGAAGGTTGACAAATAATGCCTAGGTTTATTCAGGTTAAAGAGAGGAATCAGAGTACTCCTACGTGGATTAATACGGATCAAATCTTGTACTTTTTCTATAACCCGCAATATGACAATACCAATATTTATGTCACCAATCCCGAAACTGAATTTGTTGTTGAAGGCGATATGACGGATGAAATCCTTGGGGTTAAGAAAGCCTGTTGGGTAAAGATGACTGGGATGATGCCGCCGGAGTATCATGGGCATTATGAGTGTAGTAAATGTGGATGGCATGGAAAGAACTTTGAGAAAGAGCTTGAATTTGATCACTGCCCAGGGTGCGGCGCAAAGATGAGGGAAACGATATAACAGATGATTGAGACATTGTGTATTGTTATGTTGATCTTTGGACTGACTTGCATCAGTGTGTACTGTATACTCAGTCCTTTCTTCGAAGAATGAGGTAAAGAGATGGACACAAGAGATCTGATTGAGATGTTGGAGACTTGCTCTGGTAAAACCGATGAGCGGGTTTGCAGAGAATGTCGGTATTCCGCAGAAGGTAAAGCAAACGGCGGGTCTTGTATAAGTAATCTGATGCGACAGGCAGCGAACACGTTGCGAAGAGAGACTGGGTACATGAGGGTGTGAGAGTAATGAATAAATTAAACATGATCAAAGGTCTTACGGATGTACGAGGAAATGTTCCAGTTATTTGCTTGGATACTCAAAACAATATATATGAAATCGTTTCTCTCAAGCGCGTGGCTGGCTCTCAAGATGAAACAATGGCAATCCTCGCTTACATAAAGAAGGATGGTGAGGACAATGGAGTTTGTGAGAGCAATACAAGAGAATCCTTATGTGGCAACTGCGATCATGGGAATCCTTCTGGGTCTGGGATACTGGATTATTTGCTTGGCGTTCGATGAGGAGTAAAACATATGACAAGAGATAAGCTTACCGCTCAGGAAGTAATTAAGCTTGTGAGCAATATAGTTGGCGAGGTCGAACCAGATGAAGACTGCGACCACGATGAGAACTCAAAGCGGTATGAAAACCTTTGCGTTATGATCAGGCTCACTGACTGGTGCATCGACAATATCATCAGGGCAACATGGGGTGGCAGTCTCGACATCAGTGAGCAGCGTATCAACGACGAAGCAGATAAAGCTTTGGAAATATGGTACAAAACATTGCAAAAAGAGGTAGAGCTTAATGCCGTATATTAAAACGCCGGAAGGCGAAAAGTATGTCGATGACTTTATCAGTACAATAAAAGTTGGCGATAAGATTTACGCATTGCAAGCCAGTATTGTTGAAGTCAAGGAAATTAAATGCAAGAACTGCGGTCACCCACTGAAGCTGGAGTATGGAGAAGGGACATGCGAGATGTGCGGCTCACATTACAGTACACATTTCGAAATTGTGCAATGTTGATCTTCGAAGAGAAATACGTCTACGGCGAAACGCCAACCAGGCAGCAATTAGAAGATGCGCTTCAGGTTCTGAAGTGCGAGAGGTACGCACGATGGCAGTCAATGATGACTGATCAGGAACGAGAAGAGATTGAACAAGCTCATTACTTGTGCATGTATTTGCTTAGAAAAACTCTGACAGAATATTCCTGAACGGATAGATAAATATATGCGGTGTTGGAAGAGGTAAACAAAAACAGAAACAGTTGAGATGGCGGGTTACCGACGGGGACTTGAGATTCCGTCTCCTATCAGGTGCAAATCCTGATCCGCATAAGAATAACGGCTGCTTTCTTCGGAGAGCAGGAAGGATGAAAACCACTTCCGTCGAGGTATCGGCAGCAGCAAACACTCATGCGTAGGTAAAGGCAAATACCAAATTGTGTGGTGACGGAAGAGGTAAACGGGCTAGAGGGAGATAGCCACGAAAGCGGAGTTAACGTTACCGCTTGAGAATAAGGACTAACGTCGTGCGACCCTACATCTGCGAAAAGGCTATCCTGTTAGGTGCAAATCCTAACCCACACATTCTTATATTCAGTTTAGGAGAATCAGCGTATGTGGTTTAAGAAATTTCTTGCAAGACATAAGAAGTACGATCTTCGGAAAGAGCTTGGCGATTGGGTTGAGAAAAACCTTGGTGCTGAGTATGTTGATGAAGCACTTGAGAAATACGATAAGTTAAACAGCGGTGTTCCTATCGGCGGATTCCAAGAAACGATGTTGTTTGTTGATATGGTCGAGACGGTGAAGGCGGAGTTGTCTAAATGAGTGAACCGAATTGTTATGGTTGTAAGCATGTGATGGATGTGTTTGGTAACTATGTCGAGTGCGGGGAACTTGCCAAGACTGGAACACACATGTTTGTTAACTGGTATTACTGGCGAGACGGCAGCCCTGACGAGTGTCCGCTGAAAGCTAAAGCAGACAAGAAGGAAGAGCCGAAACGTTGGAAGGATGTCTTCCATTACGGGTTTGGTTATACAGTTTGCCCGTATTGTGGAGATGAGACTGGTTGGTATAACCCGGCAAGCGAACGTTTCCAGTCTGATCTCGAAAACAATCAGCGGGAACGTTGCCCGAAGTGTGGTAAGCGAGTTTATGCAAGAAAGGGCTGGATTATGAATCAGCCCCCAGGAGATTGAGTTGTTATGGCACAAGATTTGCATTATGACATGAGAGATTATCCGCCGGACGATCCGTTCTGGACGGAGTCAACAGAGCCAGTGATTGTACGTTGTAAAGATTGTAAGTACGGCGAGGAGTGTATACCCCCGTGTGATGATCGTTACTGTCGTTTATATGATCAACGTCATCCCAGTCATTGGTTTTGTGCGGATGGTGATACAGACGATTAAATGCGGTGGCGGAATAGATTACCATCATTCCTGCGGAGAGTAGATAAGGACGTGTCTCTCAATTAAGTACACCTGATCACAGGGGCGCAGGTCACGGTTAAAGTAGACGCTTAAAGGGGAGTCAGAGGCGGCATAGCTATAACGAGAGTATAGCCATAGAAATGTGCGAAGCGAACAGCCCGAAGTGCTTTGACATGTGAGGTGCAAATCCTCACCCGCATTGATTGTATATGGCTAAGATCAGAAAGGAGATCTGAATCAGCACAGGGTCTGGTGACTGCTTCTATTTCTCGTAACCGTGAGAGTTAAGTCACGGGGATGCACAAGGTTCGATTCCTTGTTGTGCTGAAGCCATATTATTTAAGAAAATTAAGGAGAGAGAAAGATGGACTGGGGATCATTTCTTTTAGGATACTGTTCTGGGGTCATTATAACTTGGGCGGTTTGTTTCCTTGTATTCATTTCCGTACTCAAGGACGAGATGAAAAACGAAAGAAGGAACAAGAGATGAGCGAGTTCAAAGAAGGCTTCCAGGCTTATCTGCTGAATCAGCCGTTCTTAACATATAAGTCAAGAGAGTGGAAGGCTGGGTTTCTCAACGCTGCTTATACGTGGGTACATGAGTATCAGAGAACGAGCAACGGAGAGCCTGAGACAGAGAAAGAAGAGCAGTAATAAATGACACGTTGCCTCATTGGTAACAGGGCATCCCGGGACAGGGGTGGCAGACCGTTCGAGTCGGTATTGGGCGAGGCAGACCAATGCAAGTTCGATTCTTGTACGTGTCGGAAAGGAAGAGATCGGATGAGGTTTATTGATTGCGGGGACATGTAGCTGTTCCTTTGGATGGAAGATCTTCTGACAGACGCAGAGTATTACAGAGCAATTGATCGGTTTAACAAACGACTTATAAAGGAGAAGAACAATGGAAGTAGTGGTAACGCTTGAACTGGACACTCAGCATATCTTGTCCGCAGAAGAAATTGAACAGGACTTGCGGTTGAACGAACACAATATCGGGTGGGATTATGACTACAAGATCAAAGAGGTAACGATCCCTGATTATGAAAAGAGAGTCAGTCTGTGTGACCATTGTAAGTGGTGTGATAAAGACTCTCCTCACCCGTGTGAGAAAGACCCAGATGAAGCGTGTGTTGAGGTTCTGATGTGTTTCGATTTTGAACATAAAACGGGGGATAAGAAATGAATCAGAAGAAAGAGAAGCGGACAGTCTCCGCTGTATAGAATGTCAGGCTGTCGATGGATTTCTACAGTGAGGAAGCAAATGAGCAAACAATCTGCACTTATATTCAACAGCTTCTTGAAGAGTGTGCGGATAACGTCAAAGTATCTTTAGTAGAGGATGCCACAAGTACAACGAAGGGGGAATCGCCTTGTTTGTGGAGTGCAGAGAATGTATACACTATGCCTCATGTCCAGCCGGTTACAGTCACGGTAATGCTGCCTGTCTCACTCTGGCAGAGAAGCGAAAACTAAGAAGAAAAATATCGTTTGGGGATGTGTTTAAGTATATGGGAACAAGACATTAGATTGCTGTCCAGTATAAAGGACGTTATTGGGTTGCCCAGTATGGGCAGTGGGATGGATATCCCAGTGGACAGGGCATTGCAGTACTTGAGTTTCTGCGGGATCAGATGGATGAGAAGATCTTTCTCAACAACTTGGTCAATGTCCGTGAGATGAACGACAACGAATACCGCACGTTGTTCTCGTTTACCGGGGACAGAGTCAACGCTTTAAGAGAAATCTTCCCTGAGTTTGATCGTGATACGAGCGCAGATATTCTTCCGATTATTCAGCGGGGCAACTGCTTCCGTATTTCTAATCAGCTTAGGTTTGCTGCCGACTCCCTGTTCTGTGAGTGGGCATATGTGATCGATTTTGATAAGCGGACATTTGAAGTCTATCAGGGATTTAATAAAGAACCGCTGACTCCAGAGGATAGGTTTTATGAACTGCGGGAACATGAAGAACTCCCCTACCACGGCGTTAAGCTTGCCAAGTCTTGGAGTCTTGACGAGTTGCCGACGAATGAAGAGTTCATTTCCGCACTTGAAAAAGAGGATGAAGAATGACGGATATAGAGAAGCAGATTCTTGACAATCAGGAAACTATAACTCTGGCTTTAAGTCAATTAATGTTGCACGGTATGGACGGCAGAGACCTCAATGACATAACTATACGCAACAGGCTTATAGACAATTACCACAAAACAAGAATGTTGTTGGGCAAGGACTATATCAAGAGGTGGTAATGTGAGTCTTGAATTGTTCGCTGCGATCGGATGGTATCTCTTTATCATCTCACCTATATTGTGGCGTTTCGTCTTTAATTATCTCGATGACAAGTATGAGGAATAAGAATGGATATTGCTGCTTACGATTCAACGGTTTGTAAGGAATGCAAAGAACTCTGCGATTACTACCTCGATGAATTTTGGAACTGTCAGGGTGAGTCTGAGCCTTGCCCTGACTTCTTTAACCGCAAGGAGTTCTTCAACCGTAGTAAGACAACGACTGTGAGAAGTTGCTTGGGTTGTCCGATGCATGATGAGCTTGAAGGATGTTATGCGGATGACCCTGGGGAACACTGTGACGAAGTTGCTCAGGAGATGGAAGATTACTGTACGGGATACGAAGAGTCTTACGATCCTGAAGATGGGAGTATGTAATATGTATAAGAAAGATATGATCGAACAATTGAAGGGAGTATATGGAAATGTACCCGTCATTTGTATGGATCCCAATAAAAAAGTTTATCAAATAACTTCTTTGACCATTGTTCAAGCGAAAGGCGTACCGATTGCTGTACTTGCTGACATAGCATTAACGGAGGATGAGAAGAATGGGATGTGTTAAAACAATTAGTGCCTTTAGTTTTCCAATGCAAAGCGAGTATGTAAACAGAAGATGCGAAGTATGTTTCCATTACGATACCACAGTTAAGTTCTTCGGAACGATTATTCGGGATGACCGGGCAGATCCTTTTGAGACTTTGATTAAGCTTGACGATGGGAGAGTAATCAGGGCAACAGAATGTCAGTATTCAATTAAAGGCCCTGATGTAGTAGTAGCAGAATGAATAATCTGGATGAGATGCCTAGGATTTGCCATGACTGCCCCGCTTGGGAGATATGCGATCCGCCTTATATATGTATAGCCACGGAGCAGAAACTTGAAGAGATGAGGAAGGAATCCGCCAATGAAAAAGGTTAAGAATTGGGAAGACATGCCGATGACTGAAAGGCAGAAAATTATAATCGAAAATTTGTATGAATATGCGGAACATCGTATCCCAAAATTTGTAGGTACGACACAGGGAGAAGCCAGTGAGTACATCAATACGTACCTTGGTCACTCACCGCAGGAGATTATCAGATATCCGAAGGAGAATTGATATGGATTTTAGTTTGTTTACTGAAAGAGACAGAGCAGTTGCGGTTCTTGGGATTATGTCTGCGATGAGTGATGAAGGCAGTGCTGGGCATGAAGCAATCCAATATGCGCTGAATGCGATTAAACGGCTGACTCCTACTGCTCCGACTGGTGATCCGCCACATTTCTATTCTTGTCCTCATTGCTCAAGACCTATTCTTAAATCTGCTGCAGACGGAGAGCCTAGGCACTGTGAGAATTGTGGACAGGCGATCCTTTGGGAGTGAGAAGTATGACGAGCAGAATGACGGCAGAAGAAAAGAAAAAGTTTGTTCAGGATATTACTGAGTTACTTAAATGCGACGTGTTACAAAAAGAAGATTACTACAAGATTATGAGGATTATCATAAGTGCTTGTAACAGAACGCTCAAGTCTATTGATGATCCGTATGAAGGATATCCTTGCAGAGAGTGTGATCTGAGTACACGTTCAAGCTGTACTGGCTGTCCAAAAGAAAAGGCATGGAGAGTCAAGCACCCGGATAACGAAGCACTGACTCAGGATGATTATGCGGAGAAAGAATTCCACTCCCTGAACGCTGAGTTCAAGAAAGCACTTGATGCCTACGGTGACGATGCGTTCGATAAGACAAGTGCAGTGGAAGCTTTAAAAGATTCCGTATTCGAGATTTTAATGAGAAGAGGATAAGAGAATGTGGGATATGTATTATAACGGAGACGAGATTAAGAAAAAGATTTATGACTTTCAGATGGATTGCAAACACTGTAAGCGGGTCAAGGTAGACAAGGACGGAGACAGGGTGACTGTCTGTGCCAGAGATAACCGTGAACACAATGTTGACCAGGGTCGTTGCTTTGGCTATTGCAGAGATCAGGTATACAGCCCTAAGACTGTGGCTGATGCACTGAAGCAACTCAGCTACGATGCTTACAATTGGCATATTAATGAGCGGGTTGTCGGTATGGATGTGAAGGAGTTTGAACTGCTGATGGATACCGCAGCAGATATGATTATGAAGAGGTGTCCGCAGGATGACAACTGAGAAGCTGCTCAATTGTGGGTATCCCTTACTTACGGGAATGAATCCGATCTGCGATGAGAAGTGCGAGACTTGTGCCTACTCTTTGGATGAGATATGCAGAAGGTATGAAGAGATGGGTGGAGATGAAGAAGAGTGATTGTGTTTGAATTGACGATGCCCAACGTTGGTTCTTGGAACGGACGGTGGTCAGGCGAGAAGGATTTGCACGTAAGAATCCGTCAGAACAAAGCTGTCCCCAAGGAATACTGGAACAAAGACTTCTTCTATTCGTGGCCTGATGGATGGACAGCCTGCGTAGAAACCCGCAAAGTCTCAGCCAGTGAAGCGAGGAAACTGGAGAACAGATCAATTGGATTCTGCGGGTATGACTGGATGATTGAGTCGATTATTAAGAACGGGAAGATTATCTCCCCTAACGAAAAGAAGGTGTAAGGTATGCCAGGTTTTCTTGTGTTTTAGTGGTTGTTTTTGTCCTTCCTGATTGGGATGGCTACGATGTGTGTTTTTAATATGGATGAAGAGATCAGACCTGATCAGCAAAACGGGTATATCAACAGACCGATTAAGTATTTCAAATGCGGTGCTTTTAATGGACATATTTGGGAAGTCCGCATAGATGAAGAGACTGGGATGAAACATTACTACTGTAAGAGATGTGGAAAGGTACGGTGGAAATCATGAGCAATAACAAAGGTGGAAGTAGTGCAGGAATGGGATAGGCTGATGTCCTGCTGATTATCTTTATTGTGTTAAAGCTTTGCGGAGTAATCAGTTGGTCTTGGGTATGGGTACTCAGTCCGCTGTGGATTACCGTAGGTATTGCGTTACTCGCTCTTGGTTGTGCATGTGTATGGGAGAAGTATTATGACAGTAAATGATGTGACCTTTGAAATCGACAAGGCTCGAATGTATGCAAAGTTTATCGATAGCTATATGGAAGATGTGAAGGATGAGCATATGTACGACGCATTCAAAGAGACGAGTGCTATCCTCACGAAGTATGCGATGCTGCTTTCCAGTCTTCCTGTTAACTGTGACTTTAAATTCTAACTTTTTATCTTTATCTTAAAGCTGGTGAATAGTATGAGACATAAGCGTAAGTATATTAATCAGGGTGTCCGCAATTAGGTATTCAAGCGGTATGAGGGACACTGTGCCTACTGTGGATGTGTACTGAATAAGGATGAGATGGTCGTTGATCACTTCTTCCCTGTGAGTAGATGGAAGCGTTCCCACAAGGAAGGAGATGTAGACGATGTGCTGAACCTGATGCCTTCCTGTAAGTCCTGTAATTATTGGAAGGGAGCTAAGTCTCCGGGCGGGTTCAAGGATTTCCTGAACAAGCAGTTTGATATCGTATATAAAGAGTCTGCGGGATTCCGTAATCTCCTGAGATATGGTCAGGTCTATCAGACTAACTCCCGCAGAGGAATTAAGTTCTATTATCAGAATAACTGTGAGTCTCTGGAATGGTGTGAGGAGACTGGATTCTCTCCTGAGATTCAGCCCTGGTATAAAGACTGTGAGCCAGTTACGACTGATGCGAGATATGAAAAGAAAGAAGATGAGGACGTTGGGGAATCCTAAACCTATCCCGATCACTGCTTGTCCGTTTTGCGGAAAAGAGTTTTCATCGGAAGACAGGATGGTGATTGCTGAAAAGCTCGTCGAAAAGGATGCAAATGGTAAGTATCTTTACCCTACTTACCTTATTGTTTGTACGCATTGTCACGGAGACATGAGACTATCCCGCTACAGCCACTATTACGATGATGAGAGTGTGCCACCGACATGACGAACTACGAATATATAATGGCGGGGCTTGACGATAGAAGACTGGCTGAACTGTTTAACGAAGGATGGAAAGGGTCGGAGTTTAAATCCAAAGTCTGGGATGCCTTCAATAAATGGACAGACAGTCTCCCCTATCATCAGGGGAATATCTATAATCCTCAGAGCGGACTCAATGGGCTTGATCCGAATCCTTTCGTCTTTAATAAGGTGTTTATTAAAAACTCTGATAATACACAGAGTTTTGGACGCAGTTTCTGCGTTGCTTTTCAGGACTGGTTGTTGTCCCAGTATGATCCTACTCAATGGGAATGAGGTAAAAAAATATGATGTGGCTAGTGAAAATTACACGAAAGAATTCCGATCAAGTCCAGTTCGGGAATCTTCCCAACTGCCCCTACTCTGAAGCTAAGAAGTTTATCGAGCAAGCCAGGCAGAGCGATAGCGATATCGCTTCCGCAGATTAGTAGACTCCTGCTGTAGATGGGTCTGGTCAGTGGATTGAGATAGTTGAAATAGAAGGAGTAGTTATATGAATTGGGTAGCTTGTATTGTTTTGACTTTGGTGTTTCTTCTTTTGATTATAATCAGTTGGTGGTCAGGACATAACGAAGGGGTAAGAGAAGGAAGCCGTGAGCGTGATTGCGAATCAGCGACATGGGTTCGTATTCCGGGGCTGTCCTACAGAGAAGATGACGATACCGTACATACGATATGTGAGTGTCCGAGATGTGGATTCAAACATGAGTTCATAGACGGGCTTGCTTACCAGTATAGGTATTGTCCGCAGTGCAGACTTAAATTGAACGGAGAAATAAAATGAGATACAGTACATTTCTGAAGAACCAAGAGACCGCTACTCATTATGCGAATCAGGCAAACTGCCGTAGATGTGCCTACGGAGAATGGGTCAGGACATCCGCTTTCTGTTCAGGCTTCGGGAGATCCAAGAAGATCCCGTACAAGAGTTGGGATACAGACAAAGTCGGTTACTGTAGTAAGTTTATTCCAAAGTCATCGAAAGAGGTGAAACAGGATGAAGCTACAGGTTGAATTTCAAGACTTGCGTAGAATGCTCAAAGAAAAATGCGAGGAAATTATCAGAGATAAAAAACTCGCATATGAGTTTTATTGTAGGATCTGCGAAATCGAAGAAGATGAAAGATTTGTTGTTGTTAAGGGACAGCCCAAGCAGGAGGCAAAACCGATGACGGAATACGACGATGGATGGAATTGCCCTAGATGTGGATTAAAACTAATAGGAAAAACAGCAAGTGGATATCCGTGTGATGTGTTGGATTTACCAAATGATGAAATTGTGAAGTATTGCCCAGTATGCGGACAGGCGGTGAAGTGGGATGAGACTGATTGACGCAGATGAACTTGAACAGAATATGTACGAGATGAGCGTGTACGCCGGGAACAACTACTATAAGGAAGCGGTTGCTTCTGCTGTAGCCGAGATTATTAACAACGCTCCGACTTATACGATTGAGCCGAGAGATAAAGATAAGCTCCGCAGAGAAGTCGACCACGCCAAGATTCTGAATCAGGAGTACAAGGAACAAGTCAAGGCTGTTATCCGTGACTATATTACCTTCCTCGATCCTACGACCGAAGAAAAAGAATATGAGACAGCGGAATGGATTCTGACTTTAATTGACGGTATCCCGGATTAACCATTGTATATAACCTCTATGCGGCTATAATAAACCGTGTAGAGGTTCTTTTTGAAAGGGCTGATAACGTTTTATGAAACTTGAAAATTCTATATGGGTTCACGACTGCTGCTAGGATGAAGGGAGCAGTCCAATGAAAAAGCGTCAGCGTTTCCACGTAACACTTATCAACGGAGAACAAGTCTGGATCACAGGCTACACAATCGACGAAGTATTTGATACCGCATTCAGGAAGTACGGGTATCTGTATCAGGATGTAATGGAGAAGCCCGCATCAAACGCCCCTACAATCGGCGAGTACATTAATAAGTGGCTCAATGAGTACCGCAGTAAGAAGATTGCGGGTAAGCGTTATATCAGTCTGAGTTCTATTATCAAGTCTCATATCGAACCCGCAATTGGAGATATGCACTTGGATGAGATGGACTCAGATAAGGCAATGTGGTTTATTAATTCGTTAGAGGAATTGGAGAGTATTCAGTTCCTTGTCCTGTGGATTATGAAGAACTTGTATGAGTACGCAATTGAGGATGGATATCTTAACAAGAATCCATTCAAGAGTTCCAAGATCTCCGTCACAAACCCGAATGCCAAGAGACGCTCGATGACTACAGAAGAAGTAGAAGATATGCTTAACAGAATTCCAGATCTTCCGCTGATGAAACAGTTGATAGTAGTTATCCCGCTATATACAGGCATGCGACTAGGAGAAGTCTTTGCTCTGGACTGGGAAGATATCGACTTTGACAAGAAGCTGATCCATGTAACGAAGACTCTGAGTCTTGACAAGGATAACACCCCGATTATTAAAGCTCCGAAGACAGATGCGGGTATCAGGTATGTTCCTCTCCTGCCAGAACTTGAGGAGTATCTTCTGAAAGCTAGGCAACCGAGCGGAAGAGTGATCGTTTCCAAGAAGGGAAAACCTTACAATTCTGGAGGAGCTACGGTCGAAGGGAACAGGACATTAAAGAAGCTCAACGTTCCGAAGGACATTACTTACCACTGCCTTCGTCATACCTTTGCTACGATGATGGCAACACGTATTAATGCCAAGACTCTCCAGACAATTCTTGGTCATTCAGACTTCATGATCACGATGAATACCTACGTGGATACCACAAAAGAGCAGACGGAAGACGTTGCAAAATTATGCGATAAACTCTATCAGAAAGTTGACACAAAATTGACAGAGAAAAGTTCTGAAAGCGTTGCGGTGTAAGGAGTCCAGGCATAATTAATTAATATGCAATTGACATTTCGATGTCAACAACGAGATAAAAACGAGCCAGATCCCTTGTAAATAAACAAAGGTCTAAAACAGTGAATCTTCAATACACGAAAAGAACTTGAATAATTATGCATAATATGTGAATAAAACATAAGCAATAACCAGCATAAGTGAATCCATATAGGATAATTTCCACCAGCTCAAGAATCTTTAATTTATTTTTCAAGTGTCTACGCTTGGTCTGCTGAAAGTTATTCTAGTGTGATATAATAGTTGCGAAACCGCAAGGAAGGAAACTAAGGATGAGTGAGATAAGATTTATTGACTTGTTCGCTGGCATCGGGGGAATCCGTAAAGGCCTGGAACTGGCCTGTGAAGAGAGAGGGATCAAGACTCAGTGTGTATTCACGAGCGAGATCAAGCCCCATGCGATAGAGATTCTGAAACAGAACCACCCCGACGAAGAAATCCACGGAGATATTACTAAGATTTCTACGGATGAGATTCCGCAGTTTGATATTCTGCTTGGCGGGTTTCCGTGTCAGGCTTTCTCCGCTGCGGGTAAGAGACTTGGGTTCTACGATACCAGAGGTACTCTGTTCTTTGAAGTCGAACGTATTCTTGCTGAGAAGAAACCGTTCGGGTTTATCCTTGAGAACGTAGAGGGTCTCGTCAACCACGACAAAGAGAATCCAAAAGACAAGATCGGACGTACACTGACAATTATTCTGGATCGACTCGTGAGTCTGGGATACAAGGTGAACTGGAAAGTTCTCAACGCCAAGGACTTTGGAGTTCCGCAGGACAGAAAGCGTATCTATATTATCGGAACTCTTAAAGAGACTCCAGATATGAGTCGGTTTCCGCATAAAGAAAAGTATGTACGGGATATTCTTGAACAGGGATTAGAGACGGAGACTAGTCCGTTTATTAATAAACTCCTCGCCCACTATAAACTCGAAGAACTTCCCGGAATGTCGATTAAAGACAAGCGTGGCGGAGATAATAATATCCACAGTTGGGATATCGGACTGAAGGGCGAAATCACGGAACGCCAGAGAACTCTCCTGAACATGATGATGACGGAGAGACGGAAGAAGAAGTGGGCAGAGATTTACGGGATCGACTGGATGGACGGTATGCCACTGACTCTGGGCATGATCAGGACTTTCTTTGATGCGGATGACTTGGAAGAGATGTTGGAAGATCTGGCTTCCAAGAAGTATGTCAGGAAGGAACACCCTAAAAAGAAAGTGGGACTCTTGCGAGTCCCAGATGAAGAGTTGCCTGTTGGCTATAATATTGTTGCGGGTAAGATGAGCTTTCAGGTGAGCAAAGTACTTGATCCTGATTCTATCTCTCCTACTCTGGTCGCTATGGATATGGAGCATCTGTATGTGAGAGACGGAGACGGGATTAGAAAGCTGAGTCTCAGAGAAGGACTCCGCCTGTTCGGATACCCAGAGGATTACAAGTTTGATATCGATAGAAACCTTGGATATGATCTGCTTGGGAACACAGTCGTTGTTCCTGTAATCAAAGCTGTTGCGGGTAAAGTACTTGACATTTATCAAGGAGATAAATAGAAATGATCAGGATGTCTGCACAGGAAGTATATGAAGCCCTGTTGAGTGAGGAACGGATTACAGAGATCGAAGGTCAGATAAGATTCTATCTGGGGACAGTAGATATAGTTGTCCGGCAGAGAGATGTAGTTGGCAATATAATTCAGGAGTGGCTACAGGGTTGGTTTGACACGCATGAGGTTTTATACTGTACGAATGACAACTCTCAGATGCCCCCGGATTTCTTTCTGAATCCGCAGAACAGAAAGACTGATATGTTGGAAGTCAAGGCGTTTAATATAGAAGCCTCTCCGGGATTTGATATTGCGGACTTCAATATGTATCAGCAGGAGATCGTAGAGAAACCGTGGATGTTATATGTGGATTACCTGATCTTCGGGTATGAGATGATGGCAGACGGAACTGTTTTGATCAGAGACTTATGGCTGAAGAAAGTCTGGGAGATTACCAGACGAATGAAGGAGTGGCCTATTAATCTCCAGATCAAAGACAGAGTCGTACATAAGATTCGCCCAGGGGTTTTCTATAAGCGGATCGGATATCCTCCCTTCCAATGCCTTGAAGACTTTATCAGCGCAATCGAGGAAACCGTATATAAGAATCCAAAGACTCACGATATAGCAGGACAGTGGCTCAACCAATTCCTTGGAAATTATGAGTACCATTACGGGGTTCGTCTGAATGTCCCAAGATGGAGAGACATAGCGGATACCTACCAAGCCTTACCAAGGGGTATATAAACAAAAAAATGGGGAGTAGACCAATTAAGATCTACTCCCCTAATTTTATTCTGCGGGTTTAATACCGGCTGCGATCTGATCGATATCGAGTTGTTTCCATGCGGCTTGTAATGCGTTCATGACTTCCGCCGTGTTCACATTAAAACCTTTATTCTTCATAATCTCCAAAGCCTCCTTGAGCTTATCGCTTCCATGCCCACGCCCGTAAATAGCTTCGGCTGCCTACACTGCGTACTTAGCGACAGCCATAAGGTTGTTTTCCTTCAGCCACGGGACAACATAACGCCGTAAAAGTTCCTCAAATAAAACTGCCTACAATGTAATTAGTGCAACTAACACAGGTGTCCAATTCATATTACTCACTCCCGTATACTTTATTTAAAAATTCCTAGTCATCCGCAGAAGCAACGTCCTCTGTATGAGAGAGGATCTCTGACGAGATACCTCTCCGATTCTTTAATTTAGCCTACGCTCTCATCTATAATCTGATTATCTACAATTGACTTCGCTTCCTGATATGCATTCTTAATCTTAGATGTATTCTCTACTCCTGCCTTGACACTGTAGTTTGTAATGGCTACTCCAGTCTAGGTTGTAACCGCTTGCATAATCGAAACGATTGCATCCGTCTGGTACTGGAATAAACCCGCAAAAGAAATCAAGACAAGAGAGAGCTATAAAAGTATAAACAGACCAAGAGTAACTCCCCCGACCTATTTCTTAGAGTATTCAACTTTCCTTATTGCCACTTCCACTCACGCCCCCTTTAGGCGGTTGATCTGGCAGATTCAAGATATCTTCCTCGTTGTGTGTTGCGAGATGGTTGCACCCACGACTTCGATAGGTTTCGTACATGCGGATAACCCTCTGCTTTTCTACTGGCGCACACCAACCTCGTGCCATATATGTCTGATGAAGAGTTTCAAGCCTGTCACAAAGAAGATCTGCGTTGTTCTCATCCACTCGTGACAGAGTCTTCTTCAGTTCTTTAATCTCTTTCCGTTGCTCTTCATCTTGTTTTCTGGACTCTTCGATAACCTTGTCAAGCTTTTCATCCATTTCCTTGATCGGCTTCGACACCCACAGTTTAATCGCTGCGACTGCTCCGCCTACCGCAGTAATGAATAATAAAAAACTTCTTACGATCTCAGCCCATTGGATTGCCCCCTCAATAGTTCCAGTCATTTCCATCGGTATCCTCTCCTCTCAGATGTTAAACACCCGCCTACTCTAAAGCATCCTTGAGGGCTTTCGCAGTCTTAACCTCAAGGAATATCGTATACATTCCATTCTCCGAGCCTTCCACATCTGTGAGGAACTTGCTCATCATCCAACCACTTTTACCGTTGTATATAATCTTTGACCAGTCATTAGACACTCCAGTAACTGTGACAGTTTCTCCAACGGGAACTCTCATAACCAGATTCCCATTAATAGAATCTCTCATATTTACAGAACTGCCGTTCTCAGCAAAGACTTTCATTTCCTGCTCCATAACGGTCACCTCTATCTTTTTATTTTGCTCAGGGGTATTGCCGTAATCTATATACTTGCAAAGCCCGACATGAGTCCAGGCATTCTTGAGCGTGGACGAAGCTACACACCTTCTTGATGCGGAAGCGTGAACTACGCCGTTCCCGATCCCTGTATAAACACCGACGTGAGAAGCATTGCCCAGTCCATCCTTGTAACCCCTGGCTACTTCCCCGCCATCAAACTCTACGATAAACAGCCAAGCTCCTTTAGGGATCTTCCCGAATTCTTTCTTACACTCCGCAATCGTCCCTACCCAATCGCATGCGTTTCGGAACATATCGTTGCTGCCTTTCCAGTTCTTCTTGACTCCAAACTGGCGAAGCTAGTATTCCATCAAGCCCTGACAGTCCATTCCGTTCTAATCAGAACTGGCATTTACATAAGGGATGTCCGTATAGATCACGTTATTCTCTTCATCAATCTTTCTTTCCATCAGAAGTTTATCTGCTGCTTCCGCATAATCAATATTACTGATCTTTCCCATATCCTCACCCGCTTACCAGTTCATAAGATCTTCGATTTCTTCTGGAGAAATAGCCCCGCCAATAATAATACTCTCATCTTCTGCGGGTACTATTTTGTCAAGCTAGCTGTCGATCTCTTCGTCGGTCATAGGAATCCAGGTTGGGAATACAAAATCAAAAGACGTAGTATCCTCTGTCGAAGAAAGCGTTACATCCGGCTCTTCGAGTTCATCAATGGTTTCCAGTGTTGCATCTAAATGTGTGAACTTGTTAATCGAAGACATCGCTTCATTAACGGCGGAGATCAACCCATCGACTGCTTCTTTTTGGCTATCACTCATTTCATAATCATGAGGTTTAGCTCTGCGGATGAGAGGAAGTCTTGCTTCATATATAGTAATTGTGGAATCGTCTTTTGTAATTTGTACTGTAGCAAAGACTTGCACTCCTTTTGTCATTACAATATCAGGAACAGATACTTGAATCTGATTATCCTGTGCACTAACAGCAGATGTAACGGAATTCTCTTGAGAATCATAATAACAGTTTGCTTCAAGGATAGAACCGTTAGGAATTTCTATTCCGCTCAATACAAGTACAATGCCTTTATCCCATTGATAAGCAGGAGTTTCAGAACTCGCCACTGTTTCGCCATTCTCAAACACAACGGGGAAATATTTATTTCTTGCGCTCATTTTATATCACCCCTTTTAGTTTTCTTTTCCCACTAAGGGTTATTAGCAGGATCATTGGAATAGCAAGGTATCTGAGACAAAGCCTTGTAATATTCGTTCTCATAGCGGACTGTATCTCCTTCAGAATATGAATAACCTAAATGCCATGTACCACAAAATCTTCCAATCGTCTTCATCTCAGACACCTCGCTTATTAATCATTACGAATAAACTGCTGTGCCATATACGGCAGCACCGTAACTAGTAGAAGATCCGCCACCGCCACCACTACCGCCAGTGTTAACGACACGAACCCAGCGCAAGTTCTCGCCGAGCCGCCACATCTTGTCACCGCAAGTTGTGTAGGCAATCGATCCAGGGCTGACGAAGCGGTAATCGATCTTGGCGTTGTTGATGCTCGTACCGTCAGGCACCATGATTTCGCACAGATTGCTGATAGCTGGCTTACCGCCAACTTTAATTACAAGAGCCATATCATCACCTCAATTCAAAGACGGACTGCCACATGAGTGACAGCCCTATAGACATTAGATCTGAGTAGACATAGAGTTGATCAGAGAATTAGAGAAGGTCTGATAGTTGCTTGCACCGTGTTGCATGTTCCGCATAAAGATCGGTTGAATGCCGTTGCTGATGGCAAGTTGGGCAAGGAGCTTCATGTTCTCACAATACTGGGCACTTGTCAGCTTGTTGTTATAGGCATTGCCGTCAGGGCCAGCAACAGTATCAGGGACAAGGCTGGAATTTTTTGAGTTCGTGTCATTGATGACAAAGTCGTGGATGCTGACCGCAGGATGGTACTTGATAACGTTCTCATAGAACCAAGCCAAAGCCCACGCACTGGTCTGACTTCCCTTGGAGTAGTTCGTGTAATCAACCGTTACAACACTGTTTTCACACTGCAACCGTTTGAACTCTGTGGCACTCGCCGCATGTCGCACAGTTCCCCAAGAGTCAAATTCCTGTGCAATAACCGCTCCCTTGGGGAACAGTTGAGTGTCAGGATATTCAAGTTCGTTTACCCACCAAGTGACCCGACCTATACCAAAGCCATACTTGCCACCATTGACAGGCCCCCAGCTATTGCTGTAGATCTCAAGCTTGGCAGTCCCAGCTCCCTCGTAGTCACAGATGATCCTGCGGCAGATGGAGGTTGTCAGGATTTCATGGAGCTTCTCAACTCCGTCAATCGTAACAACAACATGCACTTCCATACCTTCGGGAAGTTCAATCTGGTTGCACACAGGGAAGATGAACGCTTCAAGATAACCGCTGTTGCCCTGAAGGTTCTGCTCCCAGAAAACGCCAGTCTTCCCAGTCCAAGGAGAATAACTTGCATATGCGATATACAAGCATGCATTTGCTACGGTTCTCTGAAGCCAGCCCTTATTCAAGTTCTCGTTAACATAACGATACTGATCAGTCTGATAGCCAGAGCCAATCTTCTGCCAAGGGAATACGGTAGGATCTGTCACATCAACTTCCGTGCCGGAGAACCTGGCAACGTATTTGCCAACCTCGCAATGTTTCGGGTTCTGGGCAAAGATATGCTGGGCATATGCTTTGTAACCGTTTGTCGTAAGATGCAGTCCAACGGAAGTAGAGGTAGAGTCCGTCAGCATCGTGGACAGAACACCGTTCGTGATTTCTTCGGTAAGCTTCGGGAACACGATCAGCTTCGTGGCATCGTTCGGATCTGCCTTGAAGTTGACAGTGTGGAAATGAATCCCATCAGCAGACAGAACACCACCGACCCATCCAAAGTCGGAAGTGAGCTGGGCAAGGTTCACAGTAGAAGAGAGGTCTGCATCTGTGTCGCAATGAACCGCCGCAAACGAGGAAACAGTCAAGCTGTCAGAATCCGCACTACCGCTGACAGACATCGTGATATCTGCTTTAGTCCATGCATCCGGGATATACATACTACACCAGCCAAAGCTCGCCATAATTTCAGGCATCAGGGGCTTTATCGGATGAGAAAGCATGTACTTCGGTTTGACGGTCACAGTAGACGAGCGGAGACCAACCTTCCCGGCCCCGTCAACAGCAAGGACTTTGCCAGCGTTCTCAACGCCTTGATCAATGTCAACCTTCTTCTCAAACTCAATTTCCAGAGTCCCTTTGACTTCAGCAGAGATGACGATCGGGTTCATCTTTGAGATTCTTGAAGTCATTACACAGAACCTGAAATACCCGGCAGTTGCAGGAATATCTATAGGAGTTGCCTTTGTATCACGGAGAACATTGAAGTGACTTACATAGCTGCCAGACGGCGTATAGAAGAAAGCTTTCGCAGTGGGATCAATAGTCCCATTGTAGCTGATGTTGAGTGTCTTGGCGTTTGTTAATGTAATCGGGTCGGACACAGAGTAGGAAGAACCGTTTATAATGTTCCCGATCGTTGCCGCAGTCGTTGAGATGGTCTTGCCCTCTGTGAACGTAATGTCGGCAATGGCGATCGTCTGTTCGGAAGTAGACCCGAATGCTTCTTCGATGGTAGATGACAGCGGGTCGATCTGGTCGACGATATCACCAAGATCAGTGTCAAGCTTTGCTCTGCTGATAGAACCATCCGCAACCGCAATTACTTCAGGATGAGCATTAATATAACTCCCAACAGCACTCTCAACCGCCGTGCCATCCAGAGCATCCTGCCAACTAGCTCCGCCCTGTCCATCCGTCATCAGTACCTGTCCATTCGTGCCATCCGTAGCAGGCTTCGTGAGCTTCGTTGCAAGAGCGTCACCTGCTGCCTTGGCATCCGCTGCTTCGCCCTGTTGCGTAAGCGTATCGTCGATCTCAACGCTTGATCCACCGCTACCCTGAACTGTCTTCCATGTACGATGTCCGTTGCCATCAGTAGTAAGAACCTGACCGTTCTTTCCTTCCGTGGTCGGCTCATTTATCTTAGTCCCAAGAGTCGTATTAATCCCGTTAACCGTACTAGAGAGTCCGCTGACAGAAGTCTGGAGCGCACTCACGTCGCTTTCGATCTGCGTAGTATCAGGCATGTCATGCTGGATCTGCTGCACTGTAGTACGAAGTTGCCCAATGGCTGATTCGTTGGCAGCGATCTGTGTATCTTGTTCAACCGTAGTTTGAGCCTAAATCACATCGCCATCTATTACGTCATGAATCTGATAAGCCATATAATCATCTCCTTAATCTAAATATAAGAATAAAGGCTATCGCTTTAGATAACCTCTGCATATAATTTGTAGTGTCTCAGCGTCCACTGAGATCTGAATTGAAGCCCAACTACCCAACTGTTTCTGGTTCGCTGATCTTCCTGATCAGAAAGTTCTTCATTTTATCACTCCCTTATACAACAGCTTTTGCATGGCCAGAGCGCACATCGTCCTGAGCCGTTTCCACGTAAATCATAGTCGTTGCTACATTCTCATGACCGAGCAACTTCTGTACCTCTTCGATAGGCATTCCGTGTCTCACAGCCTGAGTGGCAGTAGTATGCCGAAGAATATGCGGTGTCACTGCTTTTGTGATACCAGCACGCTCCCGAATATCCCGCACAATGGATTCGATACCCGCCTTGCCTAACTGTCCATGAGGTCGACGATCGCTAACGAACAGATATTCAGAGTTTCCCTTGCGAACTTTCAGATACTCCTGCAACGTTACATGCGCTTTGGCGTTGAGATAGCTAGTCCTATGCTTTCTCCCCTTGCCGAACAGATGAACCTCATCACTCTGGAAGTTAACATCGGACAGCTTTACAATGCACATTTCACTCACGCGGCATCCAGTACTATACATGAATTCGATCATGGCTTTTTCTCTGATCGTCTGGCATGCCTTTCGGATATACTCCAGTTCGATCTGCGACAGACTTTGACGCTGTTTCTTTTCGCACTTGATCGGCTTGATTGTGATTGCCGGATCCCTATCCAGGTATCCCTCAGCTGCACACCAATGAAACAGCGAACAGACTTCGCTTCGGAGCTTATCCAAGGAAGCACTACATATTCCACGATCCTGCTGATATTGGTACAGGAAAACACGGATATCCTGCGGTTCGATCTTGTCAAGCGGTTTCTTAACGTACCTACAGAAAGCTTTAAGATGGGTCAGCCGATTATTCAAACTTTCCCTTGACTGTCCCTCAACCGTCTTAGTTGCGATGTACAATTTGATCAGTTCTGGCACTTCGCCAACAGGCACAGAGAGCGCAAGCTCAGCCCGATTGATCTCGTATGGAGCTGCACATACGTCCATGCACGAAATAATCTCCTGCATCTGTTCTACTGTGATTCCTGGCATTTTCTCTGTGACCATGGCCACGAAAGAATTCCTAAACATCTCATATTCGTTCGACATATTCTGTGCTCCTTTCGTTTCGGTATGTTGCGTGATATATTGTATCATAACGTGCAATATGTTACAATACCGAAACGAAAGGAAGTGATCAAGATGTCAAGACCGGCAAAAGCTGAAGGCGAGAAGAATCTCCGCCTGATCGTGTCACTGCCTCCGGATCTGGATCAGCAGCTGAGACAGTACGCTAAAAAGAACGAGAGACCGCTTTCCTGGGTTATCCAGAAAGCCCTGGCCGAGTGGCTAGAACGAAATCAATGAAGAGAAAAGGGAGGAATGAATCCTCCCTTTTTTGTGTGATCTGGTTAAATGGTTACGTTGTCGTAGTGTTTAACAATCTTTTCAGAAAGCGAGTTAAAGTGTTGTTTAAGTTATATGTCTTGCCCACACAAATAACAGTTTTTGTGTGGACGTTTTCTTGGAATATAACCACCGCATATCGGGCATTTCATAAAACGTAAATGAAACCGAATCTTAGAAATAAATTCGCTTTTCATTTTATCCTCCTATTTGCCAGAAAGTGATTTAAATTAGAGCCTCCTTCAGCAAAAAGATACAGAGATTATGCGCTTGTTCGATCTCTTCTTTTTCTTGCTCTGTCATCATCGTTTGCCATCTGGCTAACCGTTCACATTTCAATACCTCAAGAGCATCTTCTATCTGTTTTCTGCTAGGTGTTTCCCCGTATATATACTTCTCTTCAAAACACATATTTTCTAGCCCTCCTTGTGCTTTAAGTATAGCACAAGGAGAACAAGAATCATAGTGTTATGACCATGTTACGATGCCGTCTTGCCAGAAATATGCATTCAGTCACTTAAAACCTCTGCTAATAAGAATTGCCGCTATTACAAATCCAATCAATCCAATCCAGAAATCAATCGGCATGTTCAACCACTCCTTGCCAGAAAGTCATGTAAGGTGTGCAACATAACTTGAATACATCACATCTGCAATCTGCATATATCCTGCATTCTGCGGATGCACAGACTCATTCGGAATATTGATTGTAGCATCTGTCAATCTAGGATTCACAGGAGTTGAAACATTGCCAAAATCATATTCTCTGTCCATACATACGGAAAGCGGAACCACAAAAACGTTTGTATAGTTTTTCTGGGCAATTGCCGACTCAAGAGCGTTCTGAAGTCCCATGATCTTTAAATCAGAATCAAATGCCCACCCGGATGCGGCTATGAATCCTTGCCCACCGCTTGAATAGTATCCGTTCTGGTTGCTTCTGTAGATAGTATTACAAACGAATATCGGCATATTCGGATACTCGGAACGGATAGCATCAATCAAATCAGTGATAAATCCGGCAGACTCTTCGGCAGATGAACCGCCAAAAATATCATTTGTGCCAAGGAACAATTGCACAGCATCTGGAGTACCGACAGTAGCACCCTGTGTATTGATGTAGTATGCAAGCGAAAACTTGTTGTTCGTTGCATCCCAGAACGGATTTACAGTACCTGAAATACCGGACGCACCTTGATAATTATCATCAAACGTATAGTTGAATTGATCAGTGTATCCTAATGCTGACAACCCGCTTCTACCTTCATGACGGATCGTGCTATCAGACCTGCCTCTTGTGCCTATAAATTTTATTTTTGAATTTGATAGCGTCTGGACTTCCGACAACCACGCTTTCCCATTCGTCAAACTATCTCCAATAGGGATTACATTTACAGTATTGGCTATCGAGTTGTTGACAACACGAACGGCACTCGTCCCATACCATACCATATTCATATCATCATCAAATATCTTCAATACCAATGTTCTCTCTACTGCTGAGGATCCTGTGATAGAGTATTTTCGTTCATATTGTACCCCAAGTTCACACTCATATCGAAGGTGATATTTTTTCGCTTCAAGGCATACCAAATCATTGTACAATTCTACCGTTCTGCCAACACCAACACAAATCTCATGTGGGAGATAAACATGAAGTGCTTTTATTGGTAATGCGGATGCTTTTACCTTCTCCACGTTATACGGCTCAAAATATGGTTCATAATCACGCTTCTCAGTCCCATAGACGATGGCAGAATTATTATTGACGGGATTCACTGACAAATAAGTAGTTGACGCAGATACAATCAAATACTTAACGCCAGCAGGGATTGTATATTCAGTTTTATTAGTAACACAAGCCGAAGTAATATAGTTTTTATCGGCATCATACGCCATTATAAAGCGCATTGTGCCAAATGTTCTTGTAGGTGATTGCGCTTCGGGATTCCCATACTGTAATGTTATTGTTTTCCCCGACTCGACTTCAAAATATCCCGTGTTATTATAAGACGAAGACTCATTATACCCGTTTGTCCAATAATAGCCGGATGTTATTGGGCCACTAATTAGATTTGTGGACGCTATCTTTACGCTCTCTGCAATTTCTTCTATATCATCCTGCATGCCGTCAATCTCGTCAGAAAGTTGAGTAACAGCATTCACTTTCTGCGCCACGGAAGATGCAAGTTTCTGTTCAGTAATCGACCCATCCGCCACGGTTGTAGTAGCTTCCGGGTGATCGGTAAGCCAGTCCGATACCGCCTCACCGATAACGGCAGGATCAGCAGCCGCAATCGTTTTCCATGTACGTCCACCGTTGCCGTCCGTAGTAAGTACTTGCCCATTAGTACCATCGCTTTTAGGCTCTGCTATTTTACCATTCGAGAGAGCCTCAATATTTTCTTCGTTTAATTTAATCTGGGTATCTTGCTCGATTGTAGTTTGAGCTTTAATTGTGTCACCCTTTTTAACTTGGTGAATTTGATAAGCCATATAACCACTTCCTTAACTATTTATTCATAACGGGCAATAAACTCTATTTTAGAAGGAGTTATATCGCCAGATTCATCAACCGTCATAAAGTCCCCGACATGTTCCGCTCCTTGGTTCTTGTCGAGTTTTCTTGTAAGTTTTTCTTTTATCTTGTCAACCTACAAAGCAAGTCCATCTATATCCAAAAATTTCATCAGACCGCCACCTTTCTCTTATATTAGTTGGCGGGAGTAAATTCTCCGTTATAAAAAGTTCCGAGGATTTTCCCAGTGGTATCTACCACATGCCATCCTTCAATTTTCCCCGGTCGAAGAGATGTCTGCTCACGTCCGCCATCATAACGCAGAAGATCCATAATCTCGTCATTGTCATAGTCATACTGAACAATCTCACCATTTTTAGTTGTATATCCTTGAGTCCAAACAGGATATTCTATTTCAGGCTCGTCCTTCTGCTCAAGCGCAAAGATACGTGCTTCAAGGTCTACAAGCTTTTTATACAGATCGACTTGCTCCTCATTTCTGGCATTGTTATTTGCGGAAGTAATTAACTGACTCCGTTCCTGATCAGTAATCTTCCCCTCGATCCAGAGCTGATCAATCTTCTCTGTCTATTCGTCTGCTTTATATTTTCCCTAAGCAATAACCGATTCAATAAAATCTTTAACCGTCATTTATATTCCCCCTTCAAGTAAGAACGCTTTGAACTGTATTAATAATAAATGTTTTTAAATCGATTATATATTCCAAGTTAAGAATTCCATTGCCTGTAATAGTTAAAGCACCAGAATCCCCTGTGGGAAACTTGCCAACAATCTCTATTGTCGATTCGGATTCTTTAGTGAGAGGTATAACGAAATAAACATTCTTATTCCCTAAAGCAGAAGTCCATGCATTTAATAACTTATCTGATTTAATCCAAATATAACCACTCTCAGGCATAATACTTATATTATCTGGAATAGAAATATTCGAATAAACATTAGAACTAAAGCCACCGCCTTTTAATTCAGTAAGCCGACAGCCAATATATCCGTCATTTCTTAACTCCCACGGCATTTGATTAGCAGGATAATCAATTCTTAAATTCTTACGCTTAACTTCGCCTGTAGCGAAATCAATTTTATCTCCCTCATAAAGAACAGGGATCTTGGCTTTTGTGCCTACCCATCTTGTGTTCCCACTAGAGTCCTCAATTTTTACTGCATAAAATTGTAACGGATCTTCTGGTTTGAACGACGAAGATCTAGAATATGTATATCCTTCTGACGTTTCCTGAATTGTATCGTAACCAAGAAGAGAAGTTACAGCTTGCGGATAATATATATTAGGAGAAGTTTCTCCCCCAACGTAACTCTCAATTTCCGTAAAATCATTTTTGCTTATCATCAACTTCCCATTCCTTTGAACAAAAGCATTTCTGGTATCAGAAGTAATAAAAATTGCGGTTAAATTTTCATTTGCGGTTATTATTACTTTACTCTCAGTCACGTAATAACTTGTAATAGCAGTCACAATTTCATCGTGTTCATTCAATCCTCTTATAGAGATGGACGAACCGCCTTTTCTTCTGACATATAATTTTGTTCCTGCTGCTATGTTCACTTCAGAGCCATAATAAAGTGTGTTATGTATCGTCAGTCGATTATTAATGTCGATAATATTATTCCCCGGAAATGTTTTTTGAGATGTCTCGCCGGCTTCATATAAAGTGTTAACTGGATTTGTTACAGTTTTATCAAATACAATTCCTGTTAAAACAGTTCCGTTTTCTTCGTCTGTTACGATTCCTGCCTTAGATTCTTTTATCTCGTTAACAATAGGAATATAGCCTTCAGCGTCTGGGAGATATTTATTAATGTCTTCGATAGCCTGGGTGTTCTCTTGAATAGCTTTTGTATTTTCATTTGTCCTGTTCAGAAGTGTATCTGATTTACTGTCTAAACTTTCTAAGCCTTGTGACAAATAATCTGTCGCAGTTTCGAGTTCTGAAATCTATGTTGAGTTGTTCCCTATACGAGAATCCAACTGGTCTGCCGTTTCTGCTAACTCTTTTACAGCATCAACATTTTCATTAATTGCAGAAACAATATCCGACTTCGTGTCGGTCGTTAATTCAGTAAGATCACCGAACTTTATGTCAGTCGCTCTGGATTCGCTTTCAATAGCTTCCGCAAGACTTTGTGTAGCTTCCTCACTTGCGGAAACCCGAAGTTCCTATGTTTCAAGCTGCCCATTGGTTTCTTCGATTTCATTTTCGAATTCAGTTGCCTTTTGAGAAAGTTCTCTTACGCTAATAGGATTCGACCCACCAGAATCAGCTACTAAATCTCCAGAGAAGTTCCCACTTAACTCGCTTGGTTGAACTTCGCCTTTGCTGTTTATGATCTAAACTTTCCCAACGTTTTCTGTTCCTTGTGCTATATTGAGTTTCCCCGCAAGAAGACTCCCTATCTTCTCGCAGAGTTTTTCAACGCCTTCTGAATTAAGAAATTTCATCCAACCACCCTTTCTTTGAATTATATATCCGTAGTAGCTTCTTGCGCTGTTGCAACACGTAACCACATATTAACAGCAAAATATGGCGGTAAATTCCAACCCGTTTCAGTAGCTCCGTGGTTGTGAGGCTGACCAATAGCGGTCCCTGTACGGACAGTCATATTACTTGCACTTTGGATAACACCGTCAGATCTGGATCTATTATTTCTCACATCAGCAGAACCGCTTCCATCGCCGTTAACAGCAACAGCGGCTCTAGTACCACTACCACTATAGCTTGTATTCCACCAGTCCAACATACCATGATAATGTTGCGGGATCTCATTGATAGCCAAGGTATGGTTTTGAGTTGCATGTGAGTGAGCATCTCCACCAGCTTTAGTTCCCACTATTGCATTCCATCCGCCAGTAATTGAACCTATACTGTTATCATCGTTTGCATTCGGTGCTCCGGCTGCAATGAGATATCTGCCACTGATACGTCTCCAATATGTACCGGGGAACAATGTAGCCGGACTGGTATTATCAATTGAAATGTATATACTGCCGATAGGATGAATCAGATCAATAATCTCCTGCCCATGTGTGTACAGATTCCACGACGGGTTCATATAAACCTGATTCTGTCCATTGGAAGCCAGAGGATATGATCCGAATCCAAAGGAGTTCAAAGTCTTATCCCACCGCATGAATACGTAAGCTGTATCAATCATGGAATCGACTGTAGTTGTTCCGCCTAATGTATCCGTAACAGAGAACCGCACACTGTATCTTGTGCCTTGGTCAAGGGCTGTTCCAGCGGTCGTTGATCCATACGAGTAAACGGTATTCGGCTGTGCTATTCCTGTGTGCATTGGCTGGTAATCTCCATTTTGATAGATGGAAATTGTTGCTCCCGTGATGGTGTTGCCGTCCGCAGTATTGAATGCAGAATAGTTCATCCTTGCTCCACCCGTTACACTTGTGGGATCTGGAGCTAATGTAGTTGGATCACAGCGGAAGCAAGAATAATCCGTGATCGTCGGAAGATTGTAATCCGCTACATATAAAGTTACTGATGCGGAAGAACTCTATCCTCTGGAATCTGTAACCGTAAGTGTAAATGTTTTTGTTCCCGCTGTTGCAAATATACTGGTTACGATTGCTCCTTGTGCTGCGTAAGTCGCATCTCCGCTATGAAGAATACTGTCTCCAGTCAGAGTCCATGAAGCCTAAGTAGCTCCTTGTTGCGGAGTAATTCCACTCCAACTAACTACTGCCGTTGACTTAGTCTTCCAAGGTTTATTGTTATACCAGTTCGTCAGACTTGGTTCTCCAACAGTAAGGCTCGTCGAACCAATAACGGGTTGATATGCGGGTGTATCGGGAATCGATACAGTGCATGTTGTAGAAGATTGTCCGTAATAAGTTCCGTCTTTATAAGTCTGACAAACAATCGATAAAATATTTGAACGGGCGTTCGTCGGCATATAAGGCAACCAAGTCGCTACATCGATTGTTGCGGAAGCCGTTCCTGCTCCGACACTTGTCGTTATCCAACCCGTATCATGAGAAGCTCCAGAAGGACTTACCATCGTCCACTTGATCTTGTGTACAAGACCAGTCTAACCTTGCGAGTTGCCAATTGTAACAGCACTGAAATCCCCAAGAGTTATATTCCCCGCACTGATTGTCGAGGGTCCCTACGCTGATTCATAGTATCCTGTAACCGATATATAGAAAGCACCAGTATTTGCAGATCGGACAGAGTAACTGCCAGAATTGCTTGGGCTGTTAATTGTATAAGTTGGATGGTTATTAATGTCTGCTATAGGAGTATCACCGTGATACTAATTTCTGGGAGAACCAGAAGCCGCACCATCGATAGTGATAACCACACTTGTCATATTGTTTCCGCTTGGAGCAGACCAACTGAATGTCTTAGGGTTAGAACTGACAACCATTCTGTTCCATATACTAAAAGATCCCATTTCCTTTCACTTCCTTAACTTACGTTGTCCATGCCCAGTTGATACTTCCGTCAGTATCTTTAGTTGCAATAATCCCGCCAAACTCTAAAGTGTAAAGGATCTGAGCATGCGTGATCCAAAGATTGTTCTGCGAGATATATGCCACTTCGTTACCGCTGTCCTTGAATGAGAGTCTGTCGTTTGAAAGAAGAGTTGTCATTCCAGAGTTATTAGTCCCTTGCTTGCCAAGTTCAAGACCCGCTTCTGTAAATCTAATATAGGTTTTAACCTCTGCATCGTATGCATTTAAAGCATCAGCTGCGTCATTCCTCGCACTCGTTATTTCTGCCGTAAGAGACCTCGAAGTTTGAGTTAAAGTCGAACTAACAGAATCGATTCGAGTATCCAGATTATCTATTGTGTTCTCATAATCGAGCCGTTCTCTTACAGTGCTTTCAATTGCATCAGGAGTAATCTTCTGTTCTGCGGAACTGATTCTACTCACAATATCCGAAGCGTTCATATTGCACTCAGAATAATCTGTTGCGAAATATCCCTTCTCAATCTTGCACTGTGTAACCATAATCACAACATCTTCTGTCTCATGGGTTCTAGGGCCAGTACAATAAATAGCCACTTCAACACCCGCAGTCGCTTTGAAGGTGATCTCAAATCTCCGCCAAGTAGAAAGCTAAGTGTTGCCCCAGATCGGAGTGTACTCATTAGTACTTATAACACTCAGTGCTTCGTCCGGGCTTGCGTTAGAAGCGTCTGTCTCATATACGTTTACATAGACTTTTGTGGCGTATCTACAGCTTACATAACCAGAGAAGGTGTACACTTCATTCGGTGTTAAATCTACACGGTTACTGTAAATACCAACTCTCTGCTCCGCAGTGTGTTCTCCTTGTCTGATAATTACACACGTATTTACAGCGGGATCTCTAAACCCGCCGTATGTGTCTGTATCAGTATTGGGTCCGCAAACGCTGAAGTCCGTTGCAGCAACAACTTCCTACTCATGAACAGAGTTTTCTTGTGTTCTGTCTCCGTCATTCATAAGAACCCAACCAATCGGATAATTGTGAGTACCATACATCTCGAATCCGCCGTTACGCAGGAGATTCACACCCGCATACAGATTATCTTCAGGAGCATTCGTGAACCCTGTTGCTGCGTTTCCTCGTTCAAGCTTGGCGTTATAGATCGTCGTTAATCCTCTGTCTGTTACCCCAGCCGGAACAGCATAGAGATAAAGGTCTATATTCTTCTCATCTACGTCTCCGTTCAGAATCGTAACAGAAGGATCGAGGTACGCTGTCTTGTAGCTTGTTACATCTACAGTAGCGGAACTGAACTCAGCCATATCCCGCCTGATCTGAAGCAGTGTTTCAAGGGCTGTTGCTTTGGCAATGCCGTCTGCCTGATCTGTAACAAAAGCTACGATAATTCCGTCCTCATCGTCTTCCAGAATCTTTGCGGTATCCCAAGTCTAAGTACTTCCGCTGACTGCATAGTAGTCAGGAGAATTAAAATTCTGGACATACGTATTAAGCTCCGCATCTGTATACTACTCATTCCCCGGCGGGGTAATCGCAGTCATCAGAAGCCAGAGAGTCGAAGTTGCGCTTCCCTCTGTCGCAGTAATACTCTTAACCTTACCGAAGATCGAATAGTACTGGTCTTCGATTGCATCCGTATATCCTGCTTCAGAAGTAAGTCTTCTGCCCAGAACAACTGGTCTATTCGTTACATCCACATTCCCGTTGACAAGACCCGTCAGGTACGTGTCAAGTTCTGCGGGAGTCTTATTATTTGCACCGTTCACAATATTCCACGCAGCGACTTTATCTGTTGCGATCTGATCTGAGGACTGTCTCGCATACTTGGAAAGGAACGTTAGTGTTCTGATCTGTCTTGATGTGCCATACGGAATAATATAACCGACGGACTGTCCGCCCTGGGAGAGACACACGTTATACTTCTGTACTCCCGTTGCAGGAATGAAGTCCATCGAGAGAGTGTACACATGGTCTTCGATTGTCGGTTCAGACAACTCAAAGATCGTAACCTAATCGTCTCTGTTCTTCCGTAGAATACTGGAGTTCAGGATCAGGTTTCTAGTTCCGTATGTGACTTGATCTTTTACGGACTGAGCAATGTATTCAGGAGTAATCTCAGCAATCGCATCCTTGTTCGCTTTAATACTTCCTTCCATTGTCTGCCTGTAGGTTTCGATCTTACCAGAGTCTCCGTACATATCCACTGTAAGTCCAGACACTTCACTCTTCAACTCATTAATACTGGGAGTGTAAGGAGTCGAGGGGCCGTACTCAACTTTAGCGGAATGGTAATAGACAGTAGATGTGTGTTCATGAGTTGAGTTCACGAGAAGAGCTTCCGCATACTCAACGTTATCAGACAACGGAGCATTTACTTCGCACCAGTCTTCTTCTCCGGCTGCTACCGTTGTCTCACTCAGGTAGTCTGTATAAGTTCCGTCAAAGTTATGGAGTCGAAGTCCTACTTTGAAGCTGTCCGTTGTAGGAGCTAAGTGACAGCGGAAACTCAGAGTCTCTGCTCCAGCTTCGTCTGCATCAATCTCAACCGCTCCAAGAACCAGATCAGTTGCGACATCTGCTTGAGTCAGTGTTGTGGAAGTTCCGGCGAGTAAGTTATCGCCAGAAGATCTTTCCATATCCTGAAGTGCCTGTCCGACCGCCACATGAATTGATTGGTTTGCGGAAAGATCTAAGCTGTCACCCGCATGGATGTCAAGCTTATCTCCTGTGATACTCCCCGCTTCAATCTATGCTGCGCTCAGGTATCCAGTCACAATTGCATCAGCGGTAATACCTTTACCACTAGCTGCCGTTCTCCAGTTCCATTCTCCATCTTCAGTCTTACCGTTCGCAATCATCCACCCATCGCCACTCAGCATCATAGCGGACTGACCATCGGCGGCTTCGAACATAATGTTACCGTTGTCATCTGTATACCAAGAAGACACAGAACTCAGGAGACGATTCTTCATTATATCTATCGCTCCGTCCAGTCTGTCCATCATAATTGTGCCTTCTTTAGTTAATGCGTTGGCTCGTTGAAATACATCCTTTCTGGCTTCCATTTCACTAGCCACAGATGTAATCCTCTGAAGGATCGAGTCAAGGGATTTTCCTGATAAAGTTATCGACTCATTAGTGAGTTCTACTTTATCCTTCCAAGGAGTATCCAGATACTTTGTGATCTTCTTAACGTACACGATATCGTTGACATTGATCTTCGGATCGTAAATCCTGACTTGCGTATTCACTTCGAAGTCATTCAGGTCGTATCCGATCACGTCGCTCATCGCAACTCTGTTCACTGTATATGTGCGTTGCGGTCTGCTCATTTGATCGAGAACTTTAATCGCATCCGCATACAGGAACTGTTCCTGCCCCTGGATATAATTGGTGTTCGACCAGTAGCCGTCCTTCTACATATCGCCCATGTCCATATAGAACTGGGATTCAAGGCTGCTCTGCTGATCCTGATAAGTACTCAGTACAGTCTTTGCATTGTACAGGCGGAAGTTCTAGTCCATGGCTTGATAATACAGAGTGTACAGACCAACAGTAGGAACTGCGTCAGGATCAGTGGTTGTCTCAGGAACACCCGTATAAATAAGCTGAATCTGAGTTCTGATCTCTGCGATTTGTCTGTCGTATTCTGCGATCTTATCAGGATCGGTTGTCTGTCTCTTCAACCGCTCGATCTGAGTAATCGCAGACTCCTTAGCTTCGATAGAGACTTCCTTCGATCCAATCGTTCCTGCTGCGTTCGACTTGCCCTCAGTAGTTGTATACTTAACCGCATACACATCTCCGGCTTGGAAACCGAACGTGCTTGCATTGGATACAACTTCTTTGCGGTAAGTCCCGGAGGGGCCGACAATATGGAGAACATCCCCGACTACAATCGGAAGTTTATCGTCGCTGATATCCTCAGAACTCTTAATTGTGCTTTCTATCGAGTGAGTAGTAGAATTTATGTTGTATTGGACGAGCTAGGGTTGACCCCATAAAGTATTAAGCTCATTGCTCATCGTAGTGATTTCTGCCGCGTGTTCTCTGATGTATTCAGTGATATTCATTATATTGGCGAGGAATGTATCGTAGATCGCCTGATGTTCCGCAGTAAATAATCCATTCTCTCTGTAGTAGCTGAAGTTCAGGAGATACGTCAGACCAGTCGGGTTCACATCGTCAATACCCACATACCCGTCATCGCCATACTCCCCTTCAACATACAGTCTGGTTACGATGTCCTCGCTCTTCTCTTCGAAGCTGATCGACTGAAGATCCTTCCCAATCATAACCTCACGCATATCGCCTTTATTATCCATAGAGCGGAACGTGACCATCTTAGTCCGTCCGTCTTCTGAACAATGGAAGATCGGATATGCATCGAACAGAGTACAGAGATCAGTGATCATCTTATAAGCCCCGGCTTTAGAGTTGGACTTCAGACTGCGGATCTTAACCGTCTCTCCGTCTTCCTCGTAAATCGTATCTGATCCCGCTGTATCGTAAACCCAACCAGTCCCGGCGAGAACCTGAGTAGCCAGTTCTTGGAGAGTACCGATACCCGTCTCGTCTCCGTCAAAGGAAAGGTAAATATTCTTGGTCTTGAGTCCACCGCAGACATGAGAACAAGTCACAGTATTCTCAATTGACTTCGCATCCCTCTTCTTCTTCGGAGTATGGATAATAAACCAGTCGTAAGAGTTATCCTCTTTCTACCGTATCAGGTACTCGTTCTTTACGAAGTCCCAACGGTAATTATTCGATCCCTCATCCAGTACATAAGGTAATGTAAAGGTGAGAGTCTTCCAGCCAGTGATCTCATTCACCAGTGTAATGTCATGAGCCGAACCGGGAGTTGTAATTTCCGAATCATATAAGTTACAGACTTTTTCATAACTGTAATTGAATATGTCTAATGAGACATGTTTGCTCAATCTCACCCTCTCCTTTCTTTACCTCACAAGCGGGGTATATTCTATTCTAAAATCTGTCAGGGTAGCACCTTCACCCTGAATATAAATCTCATTCATCGTTGCAATTATTGTGTCACGGTTTCCGCCTGTAGACACTCGTTCACTCAGAATTGCGCTATTGGGGTTTGTCACACTGGCAATCTTGCGCCAACCAATTCCGTTGATATAAACATACTTTCCCACATCTGTAGACTTGCGGAACTGTCCGTTCGAAGTGATAACGGAAGAATTAGGAGTCGTATGGAACTGTATATTTCTGTACGCCCCGCAACTTGCAAGAGTAATATATCCGAAGTTATGGTAAGAGAAGGCATAGTCTCCGTTGCTGTGATATGTCACTGTTCCAACTGAGCTATCCTATATAAGGCGTTCATTGCCTTCTGGTAAAGAAACCAGCTTGCATACATCTCCAGTTGTGTGGTTCTCAATCGTGATCCCATTAGGAGCAGTACCGCCAATGCGTATCTTCACTAAGTTCGTAGTCTCAGTTCCGGGATTGTAAATCTACTGCGGCATTTGAGTGTAGGAAGTTATAAAAGGCATTTGACTCGTATCGACTAATCCACAATATCCTTTAGCGGATTCCCAGTCTTCGGTTGTCAAGTCAGCTATCGATTCGCTGGCTTGTGCGCTTGTAGAAATTGTATAGGTTCTATCTATTCTCGCATACGCTTCGTAACATGTCAGATAGAAAGTAATCTTACCAGAGAACCTTCCGTTCCCTTCCGCATCATACACTACATAATTCTCTCCTACGGGTTTCTTACTGGGTCTGACCATATAGTAGCACCAGGGGCGATCCACGAATCTTAATTCACCCACGGTATCTTTATGCATCCATCTGTAGATCGCTTCATACTCGCCCGGAGTAAGATCTTCATAAAAACACAACAGAGTAAAGTCGAGGTTTTTCACGGTATTGCCAAACCAGTTTGATCCTACTCTGGCTGTTACCGATTCGGTAATCGGCGTAAATTCCGCTTGGTCAAATGCCCTCGCCTTCTGGTCTGGTATATACCTCAGTCCGAAGTCCTCGCAAGGGATCCCGCAATAGCTGAAACTATACCTCATAACTCCCATTTTCCTCAACTCCTTTAATACTAACGGTTATCTCCAATGGCTCTTTATTCTCACTTGCAAGCCTTTTTAATTCGTCTAATCCGACTTCCTGTTCGAGCTGCCTTACGGTTTCTTTCCACCTTCTGTCAAGTTCTTCTGATACAAACACAGGACAAGACTAATCAAACTACTCTTCCAACGGCAACTCCTTCTTTCAAAGAGGAGAGGAGAGCTTGTGACTCCCCTCTCCGTAATAGGTTTAGTTAATACGGACACCGCCGACGCTCATGCCCCGACCGATCCGTTCGTTAATGTAATCCATAACACGTTCAGCGACTTCTTCATAATCAGAATCACTGGACAGCTGATCCACTTCAATATGGATACCGCCTTCGAAAGTAATATTCGAAGTACTTGCTCCACTGTATTGCGGGTTCAGCGATGGCATACTCACATAAACTCTGTTCAGTGCTTCCATCGTCTTGAGAACCTTATCAAATGTCTCATTCTGTTCAGGAGTAAGAACACGTTCTTTCTTGTGGATGTACGCAATACCTTCCTGATCACCAGTAGAACCACCTGTATCGAATTCAGCTATACGCTTCTTCTTAATCAGGTCTACTACTTTAGCGGCATCAGCCAAGGTTCGACCAGTTGTCTTTTCGATAACTGTATGATCTTTTTCAAGCCCCCACCCATCGATAACACCTGTGTTACTTCCACTATTAGGGTCATTAGCCCCAGTACGTTTCTTTACCCCAGGATTATTATTGTTGTTGCCAGGGCCTCCGCCACCGCCGCCACCACCACTTGAACTGCTACTGCTTGAGGATTCTCCGTTCCAAGTTGCAGCAGTGTTCGTGAAGTTGTGGAGTTCAAGGTTAGGATTAATATTCTCATACGCCCTATGCAGATACATTAACTGATCACGCCAGTCTTCCAACATCCGCTGTCTGTCATACGAACTGGCTTCCATATACTCCTGACTATTCGCTTCGAGGAAAGCAATAATCGCTTCATCTCCGCCAGCAATAATCTGTTCTACTTCAGCCCAGACAGTTTCAGTAATTCCGCTCATCGTATTGAGTGTGTCTTTCCATTCCTCAATCATCTGAGCCTGTTGTTCGGACGTGGCGTTCTTATACTCTTCATCGTTCTCTTTGAGCCATGCGATAATATCTTCCTGAGAACCACCAAGCACACTGTTCGCTTCATCGGCAAAGTTGTGGTTGTCTTCGAGTAACTTATCATAGTACTCGTTCATCCGCTCCTGATAATCTTCGAGGTCTTCAACTTGTTTCTCAATAGACTTCTGCTGATCCTCTACGGATTTCTCAGCCGCATCCCAAGCCATTTCCTTCTGAAGATCAGTAATCTTCTTCTGGATTTCAAGTGCTTCTTTAGCTCTGGTCGGGTCTGCAATAATACGGGCATACTGTGCCTGAAGTTTAGCTAACTCTACAGCCTTATCCTGTTCTTCAGATAACGCCCTTCTCTCGTCAAGAGCTTCAGACAGAGCATTCGTCTCTTCTTCAAGGGCATCGATCTTCAGCTGAGTTGTACGCTCAACCTCATCCCGTTCCTTTTCGTACCGGGCTTTGATCGCATCTATAATTCGATCCTGCATATCCACATAGGCATTAGCAGAATCTTCTTCTCTCTGATTACGATCTTCGATTGCGGTTTTAAGAACGTTCCTCAGTTCGATCTCCTGTTCAAGGATTCTTCTGCGGAGTTCTTTCACGGCTTCCGCATTCTCAAGAACAGTATTCTGGTTTTCAAGTATTGCAGTGTCATATTCTGCATAAGCATCTTGCAGTTCTTTCAGACGGGCGAGTACCTTATCATACTCTTCTGTTCCCTTCTGCTGTGCTGCGAGTTCTTTCTTCGTCGACTCAATACGCTTACCGACTGCATCCTTGTTCTTCTTATAAAGTTCAGTCTGCTCACGGATTCTCTCGTTCTGCTGTTTAATCGTATTGATCTCACCAGTCAGATAGCCTTGCATATCGTAACGCTCACGCAGGATACCCAGTCTGTCGATCAGGTCTTGGAGTTGCTGCTCACGGAATTTAATCTGTTCTAACCAGTTGGATTGTTCAGTGGCTTTCTTGTCGGTCTTGGAGCTACTGGCGTTCTTATCTTTGTTACCGCCACCGCCTCCGCCACCACCTCCACCTTTTTTGTTAGAGGTTGTCTTGCTTCCAGTTGATCCGATGCCATTAACATGAAGAGAAGCTACGGTTTTATCTGCATTAAGCGTTGCGGAAATCGTTGCACCCGCTGCGCTTAACATTGTATTGATCATATTGGCAAGGTCTTTTTCTGCATCCGATGCACTAGCACCTAACGTAATCAATCCGTTGTTCCAGGTAGAAGGATCGAAGCTAGAACCGGCAATTGCGTACATGGCATTAACCAACGATTCGAGGGAAAACTGTGCCGTATCACATTGCGAAGTTAATTCAGACAAAGCCTATGCCATACCGCTTGCAGTAGAAAGCTGTTCTTCGGTCATGCCTGTAGCAGTTGTAAGATCTTTCATTGCATCGGTATATTCGGTCGTTCCCTTCTTTGCACCGTTTGATAACGTCTTGTATGCGGTCATGCCCTTGTTGAGTTTTTCCAGTGTTGCGACATTCGATTTGTATGCCTTACTCGCATCATCCATATTCCCATTCAGGACATCGTAAACCTTAGACATGCCATCCAGAATCTTACCGCTCTTTTCGAGATTCTTCAGGTTCTTCATCTGATAGGCTTTCTCAGTTTCTTTGCCCCATTTCTGTGCATCTTTCGTTCCCTTTTTAAGAGCATCATAATACTCGTCACTGAAGCCAAGCATCTTCTTGACACTCTTCTGTTGGGTATCGCTCTATCTATTCCAACTTTCGCCTAACTGCTGTAATCCCTTTTCGGATTTAGAAAGCTCTACGATCTTCTTCTCGTACTTATCGATATCAGGAGATTCACTGTCAAGAGTCGTAAGAGAACCGAACATTCCGTCAGCTTTATACTCTTCACCAAATCCGTATTCCTTGTAAACACCAAGAGCCTTCATCAGATCATCAACACTATTAATATTAGAGGTATCGACCTGACCAATTTGAGCCATAGTGATCAGCTACTGAGCAAGAGCCTGGTTAGCATCTTGAGCGTCACCCGCTATTCTTTCGAGTCCATCCCACCAACCTTCTCCGTACTCACCGAATGCAGATTGAGGATCAAACGTTGCATCAGCAGCCATCGTTTCGTAAGCATCAGACAGAGAATGAATAGCCATTTCTGCGGCTTCGGCTTGTTTAACAATCTCTTCAGTTCCGCCCTCGTAAGCGTTCATTACAATGGTCTTACCATTCTCGCCGTTATCCGCATTAAAGATATCGTCGATACTGCCTAATCCCTGTAAGTTATCATCTATGTATTGCTTGACTTCGTCTTCAGATAATACTTTGCCATTCGGAAGGATCGGAGTTACTGTTAATGTTACTACTTTTCCGTCAGCTAATTCTACGCCTGTAGAATAAGAGTCAAATGTGGAATAGCTTCCTTCTTCAACATCCCATCCCTTAGCGTTCATGGCTTGCCAAGGAACTTTCTTACGATTAAAAGTAACACCGC